GAGACTGCAGGGTATAGTTGACAAAATGTCAAAATAAATAAAAGATGTCAACTGAAATACAATTAAAACGGTCCTCCACGCCTGGTCAAATCCCGGCTACGGCTAATGTTTTGGTTGGAGAACCACTGGTTAATCTTGCAGATAAGATATTATATACTAAGGATAGTAGCAATAATATTATTGTTGTTGGCTCTGGTACAACCAGTAATATTTCAGAAGGCACAAACTTATATTTTACACAAGGACGCGCCCGAGCAGCTTTTCAAGCGGGTACAAACATCACAATTGCTGATGGTGTTATATCTTCTACCGCAACTGGAAATAATAATAATTTTGAATTTGATTACGGCTTTATTTACGATGCTACACTTTCATATGTTATTTCCCCAATCGATTACGGGTCAGTTTAATGGCAATCCAAACCCAGTTTAGAAGAGGTAATACATACTCACATAGTTTATTTACCGGTGCATCCGGTGAAATAACTGTAGACTTGGATAAAAAGGTTGCTGTCATTCATGACGGTGCACAGGTCGGTGGCTTTCCGCTGGCCTTAGCCTCCTACACAGGCTCAGCATTTGCTCAAGCTAATACAGCATTAACAATCGCTGGGTTAGCATTTACAGCTGCAAACGTTGCGGGTGCCTATACTGTGACAGGCGTACAGGGTAATGTCACAAATGCTCAAATATCAGCAGGGGTAACATCATCAGGGTTACTTACAACTGCTAATGTAGCTGAGATAACGAATCTCTACTTTACAAATACAAGATCCAGATCTGCTATTTCTATGGCAATCGGTAATGTATATGGTAAGGGGGAGTATGATAATACTACAGGGGTAATTTCAATACTAGCCGCAAATGTAACTGTAGCAAATATAGCACCTTTAAATCCATATATCGGAGATAAGTGGATTGAAGCAGGAAATGCTGTTGCATATCTTTACTTTAATGACGGTAGTAGTTTTCAGTGGGTCGAGATCTAGCTAGACACATTATCTTATAAATAATAGCAAGCAGCACCTAAAATAATTAATTAAGGAATAATAATGCCATCGATCAATTTTCCATCCAGTCCCGCACTAAACGATGTATATGCGTTTGGCGGTAAGACTTGGGTATATAATGGAGCTGCTTGGGCTCTACAGGTAGTACCTCTTACAACTGCCAATGTAACTGAACTAACTAACCTATACTTTACCGACGCAAGAGCAAGAACAGCTATTTCGGTAACGGGTTCTGGTTCTTATGATAATACAACTGGTGTCATTACTGTTACAGGTGGTGTTACCTCTGTCGGTGGTGCTTCTGGTACCATATCCAATGTACAGCTTGCATCCGCTGTATCCTCTACCGGTATTTTAACAACTTCAAACGTTGTTGAAGGTACCAATCTCTATCATACCACTACTCGGGCACGTGGTGCTCTTTTAGGTATTAATGGTATTACATACGGTACATCTACTGGTAATATCGAGCTGTCTGCATCAGGTGTCTCTGCTACTACATACGGTGGTACTACTCAGATTCCAGTTCTGACTGTTGATACTTTTGGTAGAATTACTTCTGCATCTAACATCACATTAACAAGCGGTGTTTCCTCAGTCAACGGTAGAACTGCTGCGGTTGTAGGGCTTGCAGAGACCGCAAACGCTCTGTCCCAGTTTGCTGCTACAACATCTGCAGAGCTAGCTGGTGTTATTTCTGATGAAACCGGTTCCGGTGCATTAGTATTTGGTACAAGCCCTGCAATTACTACCGCCTTAACTACTCCTAGCACAACTTTTGCTCTTGTCAATACTACAGCTACAACGGTTGATTTTGCTGGTGCAGGTACAACAGTTAATATTGGTGCGGTAACAGGTAATACCAATATTAGAAATAGCTTGGTTGTTGCTGGTAACCTTGTTGTTCAAGGTACAACCACTACAGTTTCATCAACAACATTGGATGTCTCTGATAAGAACCTTACATTGGCAAAGGGTGCTGCTGATAGTGCAACCGCTGATGGTGCAGGTCTTACGATCGATGGAGCTGGTGCAACACTAAACTACGTACACGCTACAACCGCATTTACATCCAGCCAAGACCTTGATCTTGCTTCTGGTAAAGCACTAAAAATTAATAATACCAGTGTACTTAATGGTACAACTCTTGGGTCAGGTGTTGTTAATTCCAGTCTAACATCTGTGGGCACAATTGGTACAGGTACATGGCAAGGTACATCAATTGGAACTGCATATACAGATGCTAAAGTTACAGCGGTCGGTGGCGCAGTCGGTGCTGTTTCTAATGTAGAACTAGCGGCCGGTATTACATCTTCAGGGGTATTAACAACTGCCAACGTCGCAGAGGTTACAAACCTGTATTATACACAAGCAAGATTTGATACCGCCCTAGGTAACAAGACAACAGCAAACGTTGCCGAAGGTTCAAATCTTTACTTTACAAATGCAAGATCACAAGCCGCACTTACCGTTACTGCAGGTAAAGCCTCATACGTAGGTGGTACACTAACGGTTACAGCTGCAAATGTTAATGTATCCACCACTGCTCCATCCTCGCCAAACATTGGTGATGTATGGATTGATGATGATGCTAAATCATTCCTATATTTCAACGACGGTTCAAGTAATCAATGGGTTGAGCAAGCAACTGGTACATTTGTGGGATCAGGTGGCGGTGGTGTTACAGTATCTGATGATGTGGCTACTAATTCTACCTATTATCCTACATTAGCAACCATTACCTCTGGTACGCTATCAGCAGCCAAAGTATCAACAACCAAGCTAACGTTTAATCCATCGTCCGGGTTGTTAACCTCTACTGATTATAACTCATCATCAGATAAGAGATTAAAAAAGGGTATAAAGACTGTTGATTCTGCCTTAACAAAGGTTGAAGCACTGCGCGGTGTATCCTTTACATGGAAAGACAGTAACACAAAAGCAATTGGTATGATTGCCCAGGAAGTACAAGATGTATTGCCTGATGTGGTAACTACAGATGATGATGGTTACCTGGGTATTAAGTATACCAACGTGATTGGTGTTTTGGTTGAAGCTATTAAAGAGTTGAAAGCAGATTTCGAAGCCTATAAAAAAACACATCCTTAATACGTTATAAATATATCAGGGAGTGAGTAAGAACCTCCCTGATTTTTTTTGAAAGAATATGGCTTTAAATTTTCCTTCCACCCCAAGTGCAAACGCCGTATATACGTACAATGGTAGATCCTGGACGTATAACGGCAATGCCTGGGCGCTGACGACAGCTGTCCTTGATACATCGGTAATTCCTGAGAGTGGAAACTTATATTTTACAAACGCTAGAGTTGTATCAGCTCTAACCGCCGGCCAAAACATCACCCTAGATGGTAATGGTAGAATTAATGCCTCTGTATCTGGTGGAGGGGGTGGGGGCAATGTTGACTCTGTTGCAGGTGCAACAGGTGCTGTATCTAACGTTCAAATTGCAGCTGCCGTATCTTCTTCAGGTATCTTAACAACTGCTAATATTGTTGAATTAACTAATTTATATTATACCCAAGCAAGATTTGATACTGCCTTAGGTAACAAGACAACGAGTAATGTTACCGAAGGAGCAAATTTATATTTTACAGATGCAAGAGTTTATTCTAATGTAACGTCACTTGGTTATATCACCTCAAGTGCATTATCTGGATACGCAACCAATACCCAGCTTGCCTCCTTTGCAACTACAACCAATGTATTATTAAAGTCTAATATTACGGATTTAACAACAGCAAATGTTGTTGAACTGACCAATTTATACTTTACTAATGCACGTGTTTATTCCGCCGTTACCGGCAACTTAGCATTAAAGTCAAATGTAGCAGACCTGACGACCGCTAACGTATCTGAATTAACTAATCTGTATTACACTAATGCAAGAGTTTATTCTGCTGTTACTGGCAACCTGGCTCTTAAATCCAATGTTGTGGATCTAACGACATCTAATGTATCTGAATTAACTAACCTGTATTACACTGATGCAAGAGTCTATTCTAATGTCACTCAAAGATTGGCTAGCCTCGATACTAATGTCATACCAAGTGTATCAGAGGTATATAGCTTAGGTTCACCATCCTTTAAGTTTAAGGATCTTTATCTATCAGGTAATACCATTTTATTGGGTGCTACTACACTGTCAAGTACAGATGACGGTCTGACTGTAAGTTCTATTAGGTCTAATGTCTGGAATGGTTTATATACCTCCAACGTTGTTGAAACAGCAGGTAACCTTTACTATACTAATGCTAGAGTTTATGCCGCGGTTACAGGAAATCTGGCTCTTAAATCTAATGTTGTAGATCTTACGACTGCTAATGTAACAGAACTAACCAATCTTTACTATACCAACGCGCGCGTATATTCTGCGGTTACAGGCAACTTAGCTTTAAAATCAAATGTAGTAGATTTAACGACAGCAAATGTAGCTGAACTAACTAATCTGTATTATACTGATGCAAGAGTCTATTCCGCGGTTACTGGTAATTTAGCACTTAAGTCAAATATAGCAGACCTAACTACAGCCAATGTAACTGAGTTAAATAATTTATACTTTACAAATGCAAGAGTTTATTCTAATGTAACATCACTTGGTTATATTACATCAAGTGCGCTAACTGGTTATGCGACCAATACCCAATTAACTTCTTTTGCTACTGTTTCGAACGTATTACTAAAAGCTAATATCACTGATCTCACAACAGCTAATGTATCTGAGTTAACCAACCTATACTTTACTGATGCAAGAGTTTATTCCGCGGTTACTGGTAACCTGGCCCTTAAATCGAATGTATCCGATCTTACAACAGCTAATGTATCTGAATTAACTAACCTCTACTTTACCAATGCAAGAGTTGTATCAGCCCTAACTGCAGGTCAAAACATCACCCTGGATGCTAATGGCAGAATTAATTCTACCGCTACTGGTGGTGCAGGGGGTAGTGTTGACTCTGTTGCTGGTGCAACAGGTAATATATCAAACGTACAACTAGCAGCCGGTATTACATCCTCAGGTATCCTAACTACTGCCAATGTAGCTGAACTAACTAATCTATATTATACTAATGCCCGTGTATATTCTGCAGTTACAGGTAATTTAGCTTTAAAATCAAATATAGCAGACCTAACTACAGCCAATGTAGCTGAACTAACTAACCTATATTACACAGATGCAAGAGTATATTCTAATGTATCAGCGCTTGGTTACATTACTACTGCTTCACTATCAGGGTATGCTACAACCTCATATGTAGGGAATGCACTTGCAAACTTAGTTGCTTCTGCTCCTGCCTCACTTGATACACTTAATGAATTAGCAACAGCATTAGGTAATGATAATAATTTCTCAACAACAGTACTTACCTATATTGGTACAAAAGCAAATACTGTCAGCTTGACAACAGCCAACGTATCTGAACTAACCAATTTATACTTTACAAATGCAAGATCTATTGCAGCACTAACTGCAGGTCAGAGCATTACTATAGATGCTAATGGTAGAATTAATTCCTCAGCTGTTGGTGGCTCATCCTATGGTGATTCAAACGTCGCACTACTAGGTTATGCTACTAATGCCAACGTTGCATTAAAGGCTAATACCGCCGACCTTACCACAGCCAATGTTGTAGAGTTAACCAATCTGTACTATACTAACGCACGAGTATATTCGAATGTAGTGTCTATCGGCTATATTACTTCAAGTGCATTATCTGGATATGCGACTAATAGTCAACTTGCATCTTACGCAACTAATGCGCAACTAACCTCTTACCAAACACTTGCTAATGCAACTTTAAAAGCTAACGTTACCGATCTTACAACTGCTAATGTTGTTGAGTTAACCAATTTATACTTTACAAACGCAAGAGTTTATTCTGCAGTTACAGGTAACTTGGTATTAAAAGCCAATATTGCTGACCTTACAACAGCAAATGTTACTGAAGTTACCAACTTATACTTTACAAATGCAAGAGTCTATTCTAATGTAACGTCCCTTGGTTATATTACCTCAAGTGCACTAACTGGTTATGCAACTAATACTCAATTAACTTCTTATGTAACCTCAGCTAGTCTAACAACAGCCAATGTATCTGAACTAACTAATTTATACTTTACAAACGCAAGAGTTTATTCTGCAGTTACAGGTAACTTGGCATTAAAAGCCAATATTGCTGACCTTACAACAGCAAATGTTACTGAGCTAACTAATTTATACTTTACCAACGCAAGATCAATTGCGGCCTTGACAGCAGGTCAAAGTATTACTATAGATGCTAATGGTAGGATTAATTCCTCAGCTGTTGGCGGTGGCGGTGGTTCGACCTATGGTGATTCAAACGTAGCAGCGCTAGGGTATGCAACAAATGCTAACGTTGCATTAAAAGCCAATATTACAGATCTCACCACGGCAAATGTTACCGAGGTTACAAACTTATATTACACACAAGCAAGATTTGATACCGCTCTAGGTAACAAGACAACGAGTAATGTTACCGAAGGAACAAATTTATACTTTACAAACGCAAGAGTTTATTCTGCAGTTACAGGTAACTTAGCATTAAAGTCTAATGTAACAGACTTAACGACAGCAAACGTATCCGAGTTAACAAATCTGTATTATACTAATGCCAGAGTCTATTCTAATGTAACGTCGCTTGGTTATATTACAGCAAGCTCATTATCAGGCTATGCAACTAATACACAATTAGCTTCTTTTATAACTTCAGCTAGCCTGACAACAGCGAATGTATCTGAACTAACTAATCTGTATTTTACAAACGCAAGAGTTTATTCATCCTTAACTGCAGGTGCAGGTATATCAATATCCAGTGGTACAATAAGTGCTGCACCTAGAATTGTTGCAATTACTGATGCAGCCTCGGTAACCATTGACGGTGATACAACAGATATTGCCACTCAAGTTAATACCCAGGCTGTAGGTACACTCACTATTAATGCTGTAACCGGTACATTAAGTAATGGCCAAAAGATTATTTTTAGACTACAATCTACGAACGTCCAAACGTTTAGCTGGAATGCTGTCTTTGTAGGATCAACTGATCTGGCTCTACCAACGGTATCATCGGGTGCCAGTAAGTATGATTATGTAGGGTTCATGTACAATACGACTGCATCAAAATGGCAGTTGTTGGCTAAGAATTTTGGGTTTTAAATTATTAAGGAGTAAATTATGGCAGATATTATCAATAACGTCAACGGGATGGTACAGATTATTTTTGAGAGAACTACAAGTGATGGATTAAAATATAGAGATTCATTATTGTTTGCTCAATCCGCATATGATAGTATGACCCCAGAATCAATTTCTGCATTACAACAGGCAAAATTTGAACGGTGGGTTGCCATGGTAACCGGTACAGCCGTTGATGAGCCAGAACCCGTTGATGAATCAGCTCCTGTTGAAGAAGCAGCACCAATTGATGACCCAACTGTAGAGACATAACAATGGCAGCAAAATATTGGCTATTAGCTGGTACAGGTACCTGGTCAACAATAACTACACCGTGGCGCACTGCTGATGCCGGTTCAACCCTGGTCGCTGCCCCAACATCTGTCGACGATGTATATTTTAATACTGTTAACCCCGGAACTGTTACCCTATCTGGTACCCTGAGCTGTAAGAGTTTAAACATTAACACCGGTAGTGCAATGACCTTTACTGGCACCGGTACCGTGCAAATATCAGGTAATATAACAGTTCCAAGTAATATTACCTGGAATGGTACGGGTAATATGAACATAGTTGGTACTAACATTACTCACGAAATTTACTTCGTTCCTGCTACAGGGGGACCACCCCTTGCGTTATCCGGAGCGGGGGGTGTGCATAATTGGAATTCTGGGTATACAACCAGACTATTAACATCAGCCTTCAGTTTCGCTGGTGCCCAAACCGGTGCTGTACTTAATATGAATGACAATACATTCACAGTTGGCACCTTTACTTCCTCCGGTACTTCTTCCAGAACAATTAATTTTGGAGGCTATAGCGGTGCCATATACACTGTTACAACCACAGCCGCTACTGTTAATGTAAATTGCGCTGATGCTACTTTACTGACTGTTACGGGTACGGCAAATTTATATGCCACAATGAATGTAAGCCGTGTTTTTTCCCTTGGTACCACATCATCCACAGCATTTCAAACCACTGGGTTTAATTTAACCATAATTAGCGGGGCTAGTACAGTTCTTATAACTACAGCAGGTTGGGTAAGAAACCTCAATCTTTCAGGCTATACCGGCCTCATTACAGCTGTAACTACCCTTAACATAACTACAGCTTTCTCGGCACCGGACACGGGTGGCGCACTTACAGGGCTTAATATTACAACAAGAGGAAGCGTTGGCGAGGTTTATTTTTACGGAAAAGGTAGGACTCTAGGTGCAATTGTCTTTAATATGGGTGCACTTACAGCGGTGTATTGTGATAGTTTCAATTGTTTAACAATTACCCAGACCTCTGGGTACATAGATTGGTATTATGCTACAATAATCTGTTCATCAACTATTTCATGGACTGGTACAGCGGCTAACTCATTATGGACAAATGGCGTAACAATTTCCTGTACACAATTCAATTTATCAGGTGCTACAGCTTACATTGAAATTGAATTCATGACTATAAATTGTTCGTCTGGTGTAAGCCATACCAGCGGAACTCTTAGACTAAAAGATGGTGCACTTAATTTAGGTAACGGTACCTCTACTGGTAGCTATGTTTTTGGCGGCGGTACTCTCGACCTAAATGATCGGGTACTGACGGCAATAAATACATTTTCTTCATCTGCCTCAAGTACCCGAACAATCAGTACCGGTACGTATAACACCGGCTACATAGTGTGCAGGGCAGTCCAGATGAGTACCCTTACAGGTTTTACTTGGACGAATGGGAACGTGGGGTTTTTTGAAATTAGTGCAACTGCAACCGCAGCAACGTCCGTTATTCTCAACGTTGGAGTATCCGCCGCCGGTCTTACGGCCACTAATAGACCTAGTGTTAGATTTACTACCCTCAACGTTGGAATATCTGGTCCTAATATTAATGGCTATTTTGACACTTTAGATTTTGGAACAATAGACACTTCTGTTGGTGCGCCAACATTTTGTAATGCTAGAAACTTAGTCATATCAGCAACTGGTAATTTTACTGCATTTAATGCAACCATTGGTACTAGTACCACAGGGGCAGGCTTTTGGGGTAATAACAATCTTATAGGTTCCTTGACGGTAACTGGTACTTTTGGTACGAATGTGGGTATGTATGGCACGTGCCGTGTGACAAACTGGACTACCCAGTCTGGTGATCTATTTTCTTCGGCTTACCCGTACGGTTATGACAGTATAATTGTGACGGGTTCCTGGTCATGGAATAGCACTAATTTTAGAATACATCAAACCCCGTACGAGTCTGCGCCAGACATTACATGTGTAACATGCAGTTTATCAAACACAACTTGGAACCCACAATGGCCTACAAATTTTACTTGTACAGGTACCATTAATGTTAGTCTCGCTGCTCAATTTTATCAAGGAGCTTCTGCGAATGGTTTTAATACCTGTACAAGTATAAATCAATCTGGGACAGGAAGTTTGGTAAATTTGACGGGATTTATTTTAACTGGGGGTTATACCCATACTGCAGGAACACTAAATTTAAACGGGTATAATTTAGATATTGCTACAACTTACAGCGCCACTGGTAGTCTAACTAGAGTTTTAAATTTCGGTGGTGGGTTTATAGTTCTCAACTCCACAGGCAGTAGTGCTTTAAGTGCCACATCTATTACAAATATGACAACCGACCAAACAGGTGGGTTTACTACAACAGGTGGTGCCAGCCGAAAAAATATTGATTGGGGATCAACTGGTGGTTCAATTGCCAATGCAGTATCTTTTTATATGACAGGAGGTGGTGGTTTATATCCAAATATTACTACTGGTAGTTGGTTCAAGGTACTTGACCTATCAGGATTAGATAACTCCTCCACAACTGCAACCGCTAGATCTATTAATATTACCGAGGGGTTAATTCTTCCTCCAACTGGTGGAGGTGTTAGTTATAATTTTAGTAATTGGACTGTTGTGTTTCAAGGACCTACACTTGCATCAGGTATAACGGGTTATTTAAATTTAAATGATAATATAAATCAATCAACAGGTACGTTAGCGTCATTAGCGTTTAATATGACAGGTACAGTACGTTTAGACACTGAAGTATCCGTTGGCCCTTCTGGGTCAAGTGTTACGGGGATAACAACACTTACCCAGGGCACTCTTGACATGAATGGGCAAAATTTATACACTAATACTTTTTCCTCTAGCAATACAAATACAAGAGCAATCCTGTTTAGCGGTAACATATACATAACCTCCACCAACAGCGCTGGTCCTATAACCATGACCAATGCTACTAACTGTACCATTGCACCAGGTTCAGCTGGTGGTTTTTTTGTAGCCATGAATATAAATAAATTAATGGATTTTGGTTCTTCCGGGGGCAATCTGCAGCCATTTGCCCCTAATCTTACTTTTACAGTCCAAAGTAGCGCAGCAGTCATCCCCGTACCTACCTTTGTTTCAGGCAGCTATTTTGGTGCCTTAGATATATCAGTTTCCTCGGCTACCATACCTTTTGCCAATTTAAATGCTACGTCTATAAATTTAGGGACTGGTAATTACTCTAGTATCCTCCTCACGATGTATGGAACAGGTTCTATTTCAGCTCCTGTGGACCAACAACTTGGAGGGTTAACAATAGGTAATGGAAGCGCGATAACAACAACTTTAAATGTAAGTTTAAGGGCAACCCAACTTGTTGTTGCTAATGGTAGTACACTAAACACACAAGGGTACTCTTTAACCTCTGTTACTAATCAATTAATAGGTGATATACAATTAGGCGGGGGTACGTTTGCGGCAGGTACTAGTGTCACCCATGTCTTAGGTACAGTGTCATTACAAGGTGGTATACTTAGTACCGTGGGTTATACGCTTACAACGGGTACAATAGATTTAGGTACAGGTGGAACTTTAAGTACACAAACGTTTACTTCATCAAGTTCATCTTCAAGAGCCATTAACGGGACAGGTACGGTTAATTGTGCAGGTAATTGGTCGGTGACAAATGGTGCTACCTTTACCAAAGATTCCAATTACACATTAAACATGAGTAGCACAAGTGCGAAGACATTTGCAGGTGGTGGGGGAACGTACGGAAACCTTGTACAAACCGGCGCTGGTACCTTAACTATTACAGGATCTAATACATTCAATGATGTACAGCAGAATTTAGTAGCACCCGCTGCTGCCAGCCAGGCGTTATATGATACACCTGGGTGGTATTTCTGGACTGTCCCGGCTGGGGTTTACAGTATCAGTGCAGTAGCAATTGGAGGGGGAGGGGGAGCTTTCTGGGGTCCTGGACATCTTTCCAGCTCACCTGGAGGAGGCGGTGGGGGGCTATCTTACGGTAACTCCATGTCAGTATTCCCTGGCCAAGTTCTTACAGTGATTGTTGGAGCTGGAGGTGATGGGAGAGCAAATGGACCTTCTTTAACTTACCCTAATCTTGGAAATTCTGGAGGAACAAGTATCCTGAGTAGCAGTAATACCCCGTGGATATCCGGTGGAGGGGGTGTAGCGGGTACTTACCAAACCACCACTTCTAACCCTGGAGGTGCAGGAGGTGCCAGTGGTGGTACTTTACGCACAGGGGGATTTGCCGGGGGCTCAGGAGGCTCAGTTAGTGCTGACAATATGCCAGGAGCCGGTGGTGGTGGTGCCGGGGGATATTCTGGTGTGGGTGGTAGTGCTACTGCTGTAACAGTTGTAACTGGTCATGCAGGTAATGCAGCAGCAGCCGGCGGAGGGGGAGGGGGCTCGGGTGGCTCTGGTAGTACAGTTCAATTTGGTGGTGCTGCAGGTGGTGGAGTAGGTGCACAGGGCATAGGATCCACTGGCGCAGGTGGTCCAATAAGTAATCTCTTGAATTGGTACGATGGTGGTGGAGGTGGAGGATCAGGAGGCGCCGTAGGAGGAGGTCCAGCTGATGATGGATCCATTGGTCAAGAGGGCGCCGGTAGAGGTGGAGGATACGGGGGTGGAGGTGGAGGCGGTGCAGATGATGGTACTGCAGCAGAGGGTAATAATTGGCACGTAGGAGGATCACCATTTGGCGGTCACGGTGCTGTTCGTATTATATGGGGTACCGGACGTTCTTTCCCAAGTGCAGCAGCAGATGTATAATAGAGTATAGTCATGGCAACAATTACTTTTACAGCAGGTACAACTACAACGGTAACGGATTTTACCCTATCCGGTACGGCTGGAAATTTAGTAACGATAAACAGCTCGTCCCAAGGCACCCAGTTTACGCTATCTAAAGCCTCTGGTGCTGTATCTGTTGATTATATAAGCATTGAAGATAGTAATGCTACAGGGGGCGCAACCTGGGCGGCTGGAGGAAATTCATCCAATGTAAATAATAACTCTGGATGGACATTTGGAGCTGCTCCTCCCCCCTCGTACGCGATAACAGGCCAGTTCATGGCATTCTTTTAATTACCAGTCTTATTATCTATAAATATAGCGTGTAATTTAGGAAACCAATAAATGTCATCACCATCATCCAGGCAAAATCTCATAGATTACTGCTTTAGAAAACTAGGTCACCCAGTTATTGAAATTAACGTTGATGATGACCAGGTTGAAGACCGAATTGATGAAGCATTTCAATATTACCGAGACTTCCACTACGATGCGGTTGAGAAGGTTTATCTGAAAGAACTAATTACCGCCTCGCTACTTCAAATTGTAGGGGTTAATGCTGCATCTTTTACTAATGGGGAGCTTATTACCGGTGCTACCTCGGGGGCTACTGGATATATACATTCTAATATAGCGTCAAACAGAATGTATATCTTTAAGATAACAGGTACATTTACCGTAGGTGAAACATTTACAGGTGCCCAATCCGGTATATCCGCTGTCGTACAAACTATTACTCTTGGTAATTATGACAATCAGTATATAACTCTTCCTGACTCTGTTATAGGGGTTGAAAGAATATTACAGTTGTCTAACAATATTAACGGTACAGGTATGTTTAACGTCCAGTATCAACTGATGTTGAATAATATTCAATCCCTGACAAATACAGACATAATATATTATTCACAACTTAAAACTCACTTAAACTTAATTAATGACCTGCTGACAGGTCAGAAGCCTATTAGGTTTAACCGTCATATGAATCGTATGTTCATAGACTTTAACTGGCAAATGGATGTTGAGGTTGGAGATTACATAATCATTGAAGCGTGGAGAACACTTAACCCTGATGACTACACCGATGTATATAATGATGGGTTCTTAAAGAGGTACTGTACTGCGTTGATTAAACAGCAATGGGGTATTAATATGAAGAAGTTTGAAGGAGTACTACTTCCTGGCGGTGTTACCTTAAACGGTCAGAAGATATACGATGAGGCTGTTGAAGAGCTTGAGATTCTTAAGAAGGAAGTACAGGATACATACATGCTTCCTGTAGACTTTTTTACGGGTTGAAGGATTTAGATCCTTATCTCACCAACCTACCAATGCATTATACATGCAAGGCAATAGAAAATCAACGTAGATATTCCAAATAATGAGTACAAATTTTTATTTTCAATCTGGTATACCTGGAGGCAGGTCATCCGAACAAAATCTTATAGAAGATTTAATGATCGAGTGCCTGAAAATATACGGGTTTGATACTTTTTATATTCCAAGGGCAGCAGTAGCAGAGGATGATATTCTGGGAGAAGATGCTCTCAATAAGTACGACAGTGCATATGCATTAGAAATGTACATGCAAAACGTAACTGGGTTTGAGGGTGATGGGGATCTGATGTCCAAGTTTGGGGTTGAAATTCGTGATACAGCTACCTTTTTAGTTTCAAGAAGAAGATGGGATGAGGTTATAGCAAGGTCCGGGGATGCTGTTCTAACAACAAGACCGGCAGAGGGTGATATAATTTACTTCCCTCTAACAAAAGCATACTTTGAAATCAAATTTGTTGAGTCAACAGACCCCTTCTTCCAAGTTGGTAAACTTTACGTTTATAAACTCCAATGTGAGTTAATGCAGTTCTCTTCAGAGAGATTTAATACCGGTGTATCTGAGATCGATGATATAGCAGCCGGTAAATCTATGGATATGAATGAGTATAATGTATTATTTGAGTCAGGCGATAGGTTCTTACTTGAATACTACTCTCCGTCAAGTTTAATTCTACAAAATTATACCATGGAAGATATTATTCCTAATTCTCAAAACGAGTCATTTACCGGTGAGATTTCGGTTCTAGATTTCTCTGAAACTAACCCGTTTGGTGAAATAAATGCTTAATCAGAAGTTTTACTGGGGTACAGTTCGGAAGTCTATCGTTGCATTTGGTAACCTATTTAACAACATTCACATAGACAGAAGAGATGATGCAGGGACTGTTATTCAAAGTCTTAAGGTACCTCTATCGTATGCGCCTAAGAACAAGTTTCTGGCTCGTATAGCGGCTCAGCCAGAATCGTTCACACAGAGTTTTCAAACCTATCTTCCTCGAATAGCTTTTGAGATGACAGGGTTAGCGTATGATCCAGGTAGAAGAATAAGTCTTGTACAACAGAATAGGGCTGCCAACAGTACCTCCACAACACTTAATGCCCAGTACGCGCCTACCCCGTATAATATAAATATGCTTCTATACGTCTATACTAAGAATCAAGATGACGGGTTGCAAATTATAGAACAAATCTTACCATACTTTAATCCTGACTTTAATCTATCACTCAACGCCATGCCAGCGCTTGGCATTAAAAATGATTTACCTGTAATCTTAGATAGCATTAGTTATGAGGATGAGTATGAAGGGGATTTTACAGCTAGAAGAGCAATTATATGGACATTATCCTTTACTCTGAAGCTTAACTTCTACGGGCCTATTAATAAACAGAGTCTTATTAAGACTACAACAGTTAACTCTTTTACGGATTCTGCTCTTTCAAATAAACAACAAACATTTACCTCTTCGGTAGATCCAACTGATGCTGTACCTGGTGATGATATTAGTACAATTGATTCTTTTGTGGACTTTTAATGAAATCTTATAATATTCCTATTCCTGAATCAGCCCCGCTTAACGGCCCGGCTTGTACAATTACCTGTGTGTCTAATATTTTTATTAAGCAGCTTTTTTATAAAAATACAGGAGACCGGAATGACCCGCACAAGCATCTGCATGATCATGTAACCCTATTAGGTGCAGGTGCTGTTGATGTAAGAATTGATGGGGAAGTAACTCATTTTAAAGCCCCTGCAATTATATTTGTATCGGCGGACCAGCTACATTACTTTACAGCTACAGAGGATAACACCGTATGTTATTGCATTCATGGAATACGAAGTACCGATGGGTCAGGTGATATATTAGATCCATCTATGATCCCTGCAGGCACACGAACCATGACGGGAACCGGAATCGGACCAAATGGTCGTGTCATTGCTGAATCCATAATTGGTTCAAGATGAATTCTTTAAATAAAATAAATGATGTTTTTAATATCAACACCGACGTTGATATGCCTAATACTACCGCACCGTTGGTTAACTACCAGCCAAAAGAAATTGATCAAGAGGATGACTTCCAGTTAGCCCGAAATACACTTCGGGGTCTTATAAACAAGAATGAAGACGTATTGACAGAGTTAATTCACATATCCAAGAACTCTGAACATCCTAGGGCCTTTGAGGTTGCCGGGCAACTTATAAAGACTCAAACCGAAATAGCTAAAGAGTTAGTAGGACTCCATAAGACTAAAAAAGACATTACCAAAGAGACCCCACAAAGTGTCAAGCAGCAAAATAATATTGTGTTTGCTGGTTCAACCTCTGACCTAATGAAGATGATAAACGGCGAGAAGACAAGAATATCCAATGGATAATAATAGCTATAATGGTAATGCGCTGCTTAAGCCAATTGGCTATAACATGCAGTTTACTACCGATCAGGTTAAAGAGATATTTAAGTGTAAAGACGACCCAATATATTTTATAGAAAACTATTGCTACATTATATCGTTAGATAGAGGCTTAATTCCCTTCATACTTTATGAGTGCCAAAAAGAAAAAGTAGGTGTTATTATGAATAACCGTAAAGTTATTCTAATGGAAGGAAGACAACAGGGTAAGACAATTACTTCGGCTGCCTGTATCTTACACTATACTCTATTTCAGTCTAATAAGACAGTGGCTATTCTTGCTAATAAATCGGCAGCTTCTAGAGAAGTATTATCTCGCTACCAAATTATGTACGAGAACTTACCTCTGTGGATGCAGCAAGGGGTGAAGACATGGAACAAGGGTGATGTGGAGTTAGAGAACGGTTCAAAGATCTTTACCTCAGCTACCTCAACCTCTGGTATTCGAGGTAAATCAGTTAACTGGTTGTATATTGATGAGGCAGCTATTGTTCCTAATAATGTTGCAGAAGAATTCTTTACCTCTACATACCCAACTATTATGGCTGGAGAAACAACAAAGGTGTTGCTTACCTCCACTCCTTTAGGTTATAATCATTTTTGGAAGTTCTGGAATGATGCGGTTGAGGGTAGAAATGGATTTACCCCTATGCAGATTACCTATGATAAAATTCCAGGTAGAGATGCAAAGTGGGCGGCAGAACAAAAAGCTTTATTGGGTGAACTTAAATTTAACCAAGAAGTGCTTTGTGTATTCCTAGGTTCATCTAATACTTTGATTGCAGCGGATACAATAGGTAAGATGTCCTCCAAGAGTTTTGTACACTCTAAGGATGGTTTAGATGTATTGGTAGAGCCTTCACCAGGGCGTATGTACTTTACAACAGTAGATACGTCAAGGGGTGTTGGAGGGGACTATTCAGCTTTCTGTGTGGTTGACTGTACAGAATATCCATTTACCGTTGTAGCTAAATATAGAGACAATAAAATTAGCCCGCTGTTGTATCCAACTATTATACACAAGGTTAGTAAAGATTACAACAATGCTTATATTTTAGTTGAAATTAATGATATTGGTCAACAAGTGGCTGATATTATTCATAACGACTTAGAGTATGAAAATATGATCTGGGTGGGAAGTGATCCAAGGTATGGCCAGGTAATGTCAAGCTCTGGAAGACACTCAAATTTAGGTGTTAGAACAACCAAACAAATTAAAAGAATAGGCTGTGCTACTCTTAAATCCCTTGTAGAAGGAAATAAGTTACTTGTATTTGATAAGGATATTATATCCGAATTTTCAACCTTTATTGAGCACAATGGGACGTTTGAAGCTGATGAGGGTTATCATGATGATTTAACCATGACATTGGTTCTGTTTGCGTGGGCAACCAACGATGTTATGTTTAAAGATCTAATGAATACAAGTAATAGACAGGCACTTTACAGCTCACAGATTAAGTCCATAGAGGAAGAATTGACCCCGTTTGGTTTTATTGATAATGGACTTCCAGAGGAATTACAGCCAGAGGTAATAGATGGGGACTTATGGCTATCGGATAAATATCAAAACGATTTTAAAGAATTTTTAAAAGAAAAGAGCTGGTAATTGTACAAAGTTTGATATTTATAAATATACATGTATAAAAATTTGTTATGACAGAATAACATTATAAGGAGAAAAAGATGGCATTTCAGCTTTCACCAGGAGTTCTGGTAACCGAGAAGGACCTCACATCGGTCGTTCCCGCAGTTGCTACGACAGCCGGCGGCTTTGCTGGCGCCTTCCAATGGGGACCTGTAGCGCAGGTTACCACAGTAGATTCGGAAAATAATCTCGTATCGAGATTTGGTAAACCAAACGATACGACTTTTCAGTCGTTTTTTACGGCAGCCAACTTCCTATCTTATGGTAACAACCTACAAGTAATCCGCGTTGTGAATGAGTCAGCAGCAAGAAACGCAAAGGCTACCGCCGGCGCAACCGCTGTTATAGTAAAAAACGAAGATCACTACAACGCTACGTATTCAGCAGGCGAAGCGGCGGTGGGTGAGTGGTCAGCAAAATACCCAGGCACACTAGGAAACTCAATTAGAGTCTCTATGGCTGACGGTAATACCTTTTCAACATGGGCCTATGCAAGTAACTTTGATGCTGCTCCTAGCACCTCAGCTTACGTCTCTGGTGTAGGTGGTTCACACGATGAAGTTCATATTATTGTCGTCGATATAAACGGTCTCTGGACCGGTACTGCAGGCACTGTTCTTGAAAGATTCCCATTCGCTTCTAAAGCAGTTGATGCTAAACAATCTGATGGTACATCATCCTTTTACAAACAAGTTGTAAATGATCAATCTGAATATGTTTGGTGGATGGATCATACAGCAACTGTTGGAGGAGGCACATCATGGGGCTCATCTGCAAATGCTACAGCCTTTGCTAACCTAACGTCTAATGTAACAATGACCCTAACTGGTGGTGTATCTTCAGATGCTCCTACAGACGGTAACATTACATCTGCTCTTTCAGTATTCGCTAACGATGAATTGTATGATATTTCGTTGATCCCTCTAGGTGCTGCATCTTCTACTGTAGCTAATTATGCTATCAGCAGTGTTGCTGAAGTAAGAAGAGACGTAATTGTATTTGCATCACCTGAACTGGCCGATGTAGTAAATAACGCAGGCGCAGAAGCTACTGATATCGTTACATTCCGCGATTCACTTACATCTAGTTCTTATGCTGTACTTGATTCTGGTTGGAAATATCAATACGATAGATACAACGACAAATATCGTTGGATTCCGTTGAATGGTGATACCGCTGGTACTGCTGTTCGTACAGACTTCCAAGCCGATCCTTGGTTCTCACCCGCTGGTTTCAATCGCGGTCAAATCAAGAACGTTGTTAAGCTTGCCTATTCACCTAGCAAAACCGATCGTGATACACTTTATAAAAAGGGTGTAAATCCAATCGTTTCGTTCCCAGGTAATGGTGTAGTACTATTCGGTGATAAGACGTTGTTGGCTAAACCTTCAGCATTCGATCGTATTAACGTTCGTAGATTGTTTATTGTGCTTGAAAAAGCAATTGCAACAGCCGCTAAGTTCCAACTCTTTGAATTCAACGATGGATTTACTAGAGCTCAATTTAGAAATCTTGTCGAGCCGTTCTTAAGAGATGTACAAGGTCGCCGTGGTATTACCGACTTTAAAGTAGTTTGTGATGAGTCTAATAACACCGGTCAGGTAATTGATCGCAACGAATTCGTTGCTGACATCTTCATCAAGCCTGCTCGTGCGATTAACTTCATACAGCTCAACTTTATTGCAACCCGTACCGGTATTTCTTTCGAAGAAGTCGGCGCTTAATAAAGGAGAGTAGAAATGACAACTTTTAACGTAGAACGCTTCAAATCAGCGCTAACCAACGGTGGTGTACGCCCTAACCAATTTGCCGTCCAACTTTCATACCCTACGTATGTTACTGGCCAGTCAATTGCTGTTGCTCGGTCCCCATTCTTGGTATCTGTAGCTGAGTTACCTGGTCAAACAGTTAACCCTGCTATCATTCAATACAGAGGTCGTGAAGTAAAATTCGTCGGCGATCGTGTATTTGCACCATGGACAATTACTGTATTAAATGATTCAGAGATGTCTATTAGAAACGCTGTTGAACAGTGGATGGGTGGTATGGAAGATAACGTCTCTAAATTCGGCAGACTACAACCTGCCCAATATCAGCGCGATCTTGACATATTTCAATTGGATAGAAATGGTAACATTCTAAAGTCTTATAAACTTATGGGTGCATTCCCTGTCGATCTATCACCTGTTGGACTAGACTTTGGGGCTAATGACCAAATCTCTACATTCACCTGTACATTCCAATATCAAACCTTTACATCAGCAAGCAACGCGCTGGGTAGTATTGTTAATGTTGGTGGAATTTTTAACAAGTAATCTGGTAAGTACCTTAACTACATAAACATACATAATGGCAATTAATCTTTTTGGATTTAAAATTGGGCGTGAAGATAAGCAACAAGAGTTAAAGAGCCAATCCTTTATAACTCCTGTTGCTGATGATGGTACCTCTACGGTATCTGCTGGTGGATACTTTGGAACATATGTCGATATTGACGCGTCAGCTCGGTCTGAATCCGAGCTGATTTCGCGTTATCGAGATATTGCTAGCTATCCTGATGTTGATAATGCAATTGAAGAAGTTATTACAGAGGCGATTGCCGCTATTGATAGTGAGGAGCCGGTTAAGTTAGATCTTGAAAGCTTAAATTTATCAAAAAATATTAAGAATTCTATTAACGCAGAATTTGAAGAAATTTTAAATTTATTAGATTTTAAAGATAAAGCACACGACATATTCAGACGTTGGTATGTAGATGGTAGACTATACTATCAAAAAGTCATTAATCCTGCACAGACCAAAAAAGGTATTCAGGAACTAAGATATATTGACCCCCGTAAGATTAGAAAAGTACGCGAGGTTAAGAAAGATAAGCTACCTTCTGGGGTAGAGGTTATTAAGTCAATAGATGAGTTTTTCATCTATAATGAGCGGGGGCTTGCAATCAACCCCGGCTCAGCTCCTAACCCCAGTAATGGGATTAAGATTACGCCAGATACAATTACATTTTGTCCATCTGGTCTCTTAGACTTAGACCGTAATGTTGTGATTGGTTATTTAAATAAGGCCATAAAGCCCGTTAACCAATTAAAGATGATGGCAGACTCCTTGGTCATATACAGACTGAGTAGAGCACCTGAGAGAAGAATATTCTATATTGATGTAGGTAATCTTCCTAAGTTAAAAGCCGAGCAATACATGAAAGACATCATGGCGCGGTATCGCAATAAGATCATTTATGATTCTACCACAGGTGAGATTAAAGATGATCGTAAATTTATGACCATGCTTGAGGACTTTTGGCTCCCAAGACGTGAAGGCGGTAGGGGTACAGAGATTACTACACTACCAGGTGGAGAGAATTTAGGGCAGATTGCTGATATAGAATACTTTCAAAACAAAGTATATCAGGCACTCAATGTACCTACATCTAGATTTCAACAGCAGTCAGGTTTTAACTTTGGACGTGCTGCAGAGATTTCTAGAGATGAGTTAAAGTTTGCTAAGTTCATTAGCCGCATACGTAGAAAATTTAATTCGTTATTTGATGATCTCTTGCAGACCCAATTAATTCTTAAGGGTATTATTACTGCAGAAGACTGGGATGATATTAAGCCAAAGCTTAACTACAAGTATGCTCAGGATCAGTATTACCAGGAGATGAAAGAGGCAGAAAATCTTAGAAATAGATTAGATGTGCTTAATCAAATGACACCTTATGTTGGCGTATACTTCAGTAAGAGTTATGTTCGTAAGAATATCTTAAAATTATCCGATAATGATATTGATCAAATAGAGCAGGAGAATAAAGAAGACCCTCCTGAACTACAGCCTGGAATGCCAGGTGCTGATCAAGCAATAGCACAACAACAACAAGATGCAGCACAACAACAAGATGCTGCACCACAGGAACAAGACGAGCCAACTGAACAAGAAGCTGCCCTGCGCAGATGAGTAAGGTAGCCCTTATAAATAATAAACGGAGAAAATAATGGATAACACAGAAGCAATTAGCAATATGATAGACGATATCTTAGCGGGTAATAATACCGAGGCTAAAGAGGTGTTTGATAATATTGTTTCAAATAAGATGACTGATGCTCTGGATGTTAGAAAAACAGAATTAGCGCAAGCAATTTATTCTAATGAAAAAGTAGAAGACGAAGACGAAGTAGAAGACGAAGAAACTTCCAACTAAGAGAAAAAAATGGCTATTTCAAAATATATCTTAAAGAAATCCAGGCGCCAGGCGGCTGTTAAGATTGTATCTACGGATGCAAATACAATTAATATTACATACGCTGATGTAAAGTATGCTGATCAAACTATTCCAAACGCAACAGCTGGTAATTTATTCTGGCCAATAACTGATATTCTATATGATGTACCAGCTCCTGCCTCGATTGTGCGCGGAGGTAATTTAGTTTTTTCAATGAGTGCCGGACAGGAATCTCTCAGCTTTACCCGAGACCTCGGTGTTGCTCTTGATGAACAGGCTCATGCTAACGTAACTATAAACACCGGTGCTGGTAACAGCTCTATTATTGTAGTGTTCACTAAGGGTGAAGGCTTTAACGATCCTAATCGTCAAATTCTAGAAGATAGGGACAGATAATGAAATTATTTACAGAACAACTTTCAGACGTACAATATCTTGTAGAGAAAAAAGAAGACGGAACAAAAAGCGTCTTCATCGAAGGTATCTTTATGCAGGCTGAAAAGCCTAATAAAAATGGTCGTATGTACCCTATGGGTATTATGGAAAAAGAGATCGAACGGTATCAGGATCTCATTAGAGACAAAAGATCTTTAGGTGAACTGGGTCATCCTCCTAACCCCCAGATTAACCTTAATCAGGTATCTCACCTCATTACAGGTCTTAAGTTTGAGGGTACCGATATATACGGCAGAGCTAAAATCTTAGAAACCCCAATGGGTAAGATTGTTAGAAACTTTATTGAAGAAGGTGTTGGGCTCGGGGTATCCTCACGAGGTCTTGGATCCCTAAAAGAGCGAAACGGTATTAATGAGGTGCAGGATGACTTTCATTTGGCTACCGTAGACATAGTTGCCGACCCAAGTGCACCTGATGCATTTGTGCAGGGCATTATGGAGTCAGCAGAATGGATACTTGAGAACGGCGCATGGAAATCTATTCAAATAGAACAAGCACAGCAAGTAATTAGATCTACTTCTAAAGCAGATCTAAATAAAGTTAAATTACAAGTATTTGAGTCATTTTTAAGAACTATCAAGTAACTAATTCTTATAAATAATAACGTTAACAAACTCTTAGGAGAAAACAGGATGTCAGTCGAAGCAAAAATACAAGAATTGTTAATTCGTGCAAACGAATCTAAACAATTAACTGAAGATACGTCATTAGACGAAGCTTCAGAAACAGCTGTTGCAGCAGATGGAAAGCTAACCGCTAATACATCAAAAGATACTTCAAAGTCAGGTCAAGGTTCTGGCCAAGGTGATGCAACCCAGCCCATGCAAGGATCTTCAAAGAAAGCTGACTTCGATGAAGTTTCAGATGCTACTGGTAAAAACAGTGTCGCTGCTAAAGCCTCTAAAGAAGCAAATCCCTTGCCTATGAAGGGTGATGCTAAGTCTGTTAAGACACAAGCATCCGAAGAGGTAGAAGTAGAAGAAGAAGATGTTATTGCTGAGGAAGATATTTCAACTCAACTTAATCTTATCTTCGGTGAAGATCTATCAGAAGAATTTAAAGCAAGAGCATCATCCATATTCGAAGCTGCTGTTATTGCTCGAGTGAACAGCGAGATGGACGATGTAACTACAAGACTTGAAGAGCAAACTGCTGTTCAATTGCTTGAGTTTAAAGAGACATTAGTAGAAAAAGTTAATGGCTATCTCAACTACGTTGTTGAGCAGTGGATGGAAGAGAATCAACTTGCTGTTGAATCTGGTCTCCGTACTGAAGTTGCTGAAGACTTTATTGAAGGTCTCAAGACCCTATTCCAAGAACATTACATTGACGTACCTGCAGAAAAGTACGATGTAATGGCAGAAATGGAAGCCACATCTAGCGACCTATCGGACAAGCTAGACGAAGCTATTACATTAAATATTGAACTCGCTAAAGAACTAAGTGAACTAAAACGCACCCAAGTTTTTGAAGAGGGTACAAAAGATCTAGCCGCTACAGAAGTTGAAAAACTTAAGAAACTTGTAGAGGGGGTAGAATTTGACTCCGAGGAGCTGTACAAGGAAAAAGTTGCTGTTATTAAGGAAAACTTCTTCCCCAAGACATCATCTAAATCCCCTGAACAAGTTCTTGTAGAAGAAAGCGGCACCTCATCTGCTTTTGAAGATAGTAGCACGATTAACAGATATGCTCAGGCAATATCTAGATCAGTCAAGTCCCGTTAAACCATAAATAATATAACATTCCAATTTTTAAGGAGAAGGTAATGTACCTATCAGAGACAATCCAACAGAAGTGGGGCGCAATTCTTAACCACGCCGATCTTCCAGAAATCAAAGACTCATACAAGAGAACGGTTACAGCCATTCTTTTAGAGAACCAAGAAAAAGCGCTTCGCGAAGACCGCACAATGCTGAGCGAACTAGCACCATCCAATAACATTGGTGACGGTACTGCTGGTGTTGCTAAGTACGACCCTATCATGATCGGTCTCGTACGCCGTGCAATGCCTAACCTAATGGCATATGACATCTGTGGCGTTCAGCCAATGACAGGCCCAACAGGCTTGATCTTCGCTATGCGTTCCACATACGGTAATGCCCGCTCTATGGCTGGTATGACTGAAGCGTTGTACAACGAAGCCGATACCGACTTCTCGTCTTCTTCCTTCAACACAGCTGCTGCTGGTGATGGTACTCCAAAGAACGGCACACACGCTGGTTCTGATCCTGTTGCAGCCTCTGGCTACACAACTGGTGGCGGTATGACTACTGCTGAAGGTGAAGCATTGGGTGATGCATCTGCTAACTCTTTCGGACAAATGGGCTTCTCAATTGACAAGACCACAGTTACAGCTCGCACACGTGCTCTGAAAGCTGAATACACTCTTGAACTTGCTCAAGACTTGAAAGCTGTTCACGGTCTTGATGCTGAGAGCGAATTGTCCAACATTCTTTCACAAGAAATTATGTTTGAGATTAACCGCGAAGTTGTTCGTACAATCTATGGCGTTGCTAAAACAGGTTCACCTGCTACTGCTACTGCCGGTACATTCAACCTAGACGTTGACTCTAACGGTCGTTGGTCAGTTGAGCGTTTCAAAGGTCTGTTGTTTAACATCGAACGTGATGCTAACCACATTGGTCAAGATACTCGTCGTGGTAAGGGTAACTTCATCGTCTGTTCTTCAGACGTTGCATCCGCCCTCGCAATGGCCGGTGTACTAGACTACACTCCTGCTCTATCTACAAACTTGAACGTTGATGATACAGGCAATACATTTGCCGGTGTTCTAAACGGTCGCTTCAAGGTGTACATTGATCCGTATTCTGCTAACCTAGGTTCTGCCAGCCAGTTCTACATGGTTGGTTACAAAGGCACTTCGCCTTATGATGCCGGTCTATTCTATTGCCCTTACGTTCCATTGCAAATGGTTCGCGCAGTTGATCCTAACAGCTTCCAGCCAAAAATTGGCTTCAAGACTCGTTACGGAATGGTTGCTAACCCCTACGTTACTACATCTAACGGTGGTGAATCCGATGCATCCATCTTCACCGCTGGTCGTAACCAATACTATCGTAAGACTAAGGTTACTAACTTGATGTAATCTAAAGCCGTCGATAAGAACGGATCCTAGCTCGCGGGCTGGGTTAAAGGGGAGCAGAAATGCTCCCTTTTTTTCGTTATAAATATTGAAAAGGAAACATAAGATGTTTACAGCAAATCTCAGTACCGTACTAAATGACATAACCAGTGTTACAACAGCCCCGGTTACAAATTACCTTAGACCGAATGCATTTCGGTTTACTATCAAAGACATTCCCGGGGTAGCATACTCATGCCAGTCAGCAAACCTACCTTCCCTGGCACTTGGATATACAACACAACCAACACCCTTTCTTGATATCCCACACGTTGGTGATAAAAATGCTTTTGGAGACTTTACCATTCGGTTTTTAATATCAGAAACTATGTCAAATTATATAGAATTATATGATTGGTTAGTGGCACTTGGCTTCCCTAACGACTATAATCAATATAGAAATTTTACTGGTGATCGGTTAAATAGATTTCCGTTCGTAAAGAATGCTAGGGGTGCCCCGGAGGCTGTAGCCTATTCTGATGGTACCCTAACTATTCTTGACAGTAATAATATTCCTAAAACTAATATAAATTTTAAGGATATGTTCCCAACATCTATTGAGGCGTTAGATTTTGATATCACCTCGTCTTCGGTGGAGTATTTCGTAGGTATAGCTTCATTTAAATATAAGTTATTTGAGATTGAAGGTTTGTAATTTTACATTTTTGGAGATTTTATGGCACAAAAGAAAATTGAATTGAGTTTGGATGAAGTTCGCAAGAACAAGTTTTTTATTGCTACACCATGTTATGGTGGTCAGCTTAATGAGCCCTACTTTAGGTCTGTAATTAAGATGATGACATTCTTTAACCAGCATCAGATCCCTCTTGCCTTTGGTACGATTGCTAATGAGTCTTTAGTTACTCGAGCAAGAAATGTGCTGCTAGCTTATTTCCTTGCATCTGATTATTCCCACTTACTCTTTATCGACGCCGATATTGAGTTTCAAACAGAAGATGTACTTAAACTATATGCACATGACAAAGATGTTGTTGTAGGTGCATATCCAAAGAAAGGTGTAGCCTGGGATAAGATTAGATCTAATCTAACTGATCCAGCTAATAAAGATAGAGAAATGTCTGACCGCGATATGGCATCGTTTGGTTCTGACTACGCTATTAACTTCCAGTTCCTTGATAAAGAGACAAAGACTATTGGAGTAGAGAACGGACTCGTTAAATTACACGATGCTGGTACAGGCTTTATGATGATTAAGAGAGAGGCTATTCTTAAGATGATTAAGGCTTATCCTGAGTTTAAGTATAATAATGACGTCAACATTAACAATGACAGTCTCAAAGATAAATTCTATGCCATGTTTGATACGATGATTGATCCGATCGATCGTAGATATCTTTCGGAAGATTATACCTTCTGTCGCCGCTGGCAAGCCATTGGTGGTGATATCTGGCTTGATCCTTCTATCTCTTTAAACCACTACGGTCATTTCTGCTTCCAGGGTAACCCCGAGGCTATTATTAACTTTAACTCCACCGCCCAACCTGACGTTCCAAAGGTAGATACTATCACACTTGATCTTCCTGATTAAGTAGTATATAATACATTATGAAATTAAGTGAACTGCAGGAAGAATGGGTAAAGGATGCCCCTATTGATCAAACAAACCTTGGTCAAGAGGCGGCAAGGGTGCCCACCCTTCATGCAAAGTATCTTTCAATTCTTTCTAAGACAAAACTTCAATTACGCAAAGCGGAGTCTGATTATCTCAACACCAGAAGAATGAAGTATAAATTTTATCGCGGTGAGTTAACCCGGGTAGAGCTAGAGGATCTTGGATGGGATCAATTTCAAGGTAATAAGCCTCTAAAGAATGAGATGGACGAGTTCTTGCAATGCGATCAACAGTTACTTGAATTGCAAGATAAACATGAGTATTATAAGACTGTCATCTATACGTTAGAACAAATCATTCGCTCAATCAACTCTAGAACTTGGGATGTAAAGACAACCTTAGAGTGGACTAAGTTTACGAACGGCATGATGTAATGGCGGATATTTCGATAAAGAAAAAAAACGAAGTATATCTAACTGTCCAATCCGATCCTTCTATTGCGCAGGAACTAGTAGATCACTTCTCCTTTGATGCCCCTGGCGCAAAGTTTCACCCCCTCTACAGAAACAAACTCTGGGATGGGAAGATTAGACTCTTTTCAATGTTTACAAAAGAGTTATATTGTGGTCTATTAACATACCTCGAACACTTTGCCGAAGTAAATAACTACACCATTGATTACGAGCAGTATGTTACCCAGGCAGATGCCATCACGCCTGATATAGTAAAAGAGTTTGTCAAAACGCTTGACATCTCGCTCCCAAATGGAGCAGAGATACGGGACTATCAACTTGATGCTATTCACCATGCTATAAAAGATGCAAGAGCCCTTCTCCTATCTCCCACAGGCTCTGGTAAGTCACTTATCATATACTGTCTGATTAGGTGGAATGAAAAGTTTAAACGCCGACAACTTATTTTAGTTCCTACCACATCATTGGTAGAGCAGATGTATACAGACTTCCAGTCTTATTCGATGAATAATGGTTGGAAGTCATCTGAGAACTGCGGCAGAATATATTCTGGGCATGATAAGCATACCGATATGCCTGTTATCATATCTACATGGCAATCTATCTATTTGATGCCTAAGCAATTTTTCGCTGACTTTCAGGTCATATATGGTGATGAAGCTCACCTGTTCAAGGCAAAATCCTTAACCAGTATTATGCACAAATGTGTTAATACACCTTATCGAATAGGTACAACAGGTACCCTTGATGGAACAAAAACCCACAAGCTAGTATTAGAAGGTATCTTTGGTCCAGTATATAAAGTTACTACTACTAAACAGTTGATGGATAATGATCAATTGGCTGAGTTAAGAATATTTGGTATAGTTCTTCAGTACCCTGATGATGTAAAGAAGGGTAACAAGGATAACAAGTATCCTGATGAAATGGACTTCCTTGTACAGTATGAACCAAGAAACAAATTTATACGAAATCTTGCACTAAAACAAGAGGGAAATACCCTGGTTTTGTTTCAATTTGTAGAGAAACACGGTAAGATCCTCTATGATATGATCAATAATAAGGACTCAGAAAGAAAAGTATTTTTTGTACATGGAGGTACTGATACTGAGCAAAGAGAGAACATTAGACGTATCACAGAGGGAGAGTCAGATGCTATTATTGTTGCAAGCTATGGTACTTTTTCAACAGGCATAAATATCAAGAACCTACATAATATTATATTCGCATCACCTACAAAGTCTCGAATTCGTAACCTGCAATCAATTGGTAGGGGGTTAAGGAGAGGGGAAGAGAAGGTATTTTGTAACTTATATGATATTGGGGATGATCTGACATGGAAGACCAGGAAGAACTTTACCCTACATCACATGATTGAGCGTATAAAGATTTATAACGATGAACTTTTTGATTACAAATTAATTAAGGTCGATCTTAATGTACAGTAAGCTATTAAAGTTAACCAATGGAGATAATTTAATTGTCTCTACCGAAGACAACTGTTTGGATCTGCACGAGAAGAAGTACATTACTATTACAGATCCTGTAGAGATTACTAGTATGCGATTCCCTCATGGCAATATGGTTGTTGAGACTTTTGTTATGTCTAAGTGGATAAAGATGGCAACGGATAGTGCAATGCAAATCCCCGTAGCAAGTATCTTGATTGCAGTAGACGTAATTGAAAAAGCCGATACGCAGTACAAAGAGTTTTTGTTAGAGTATGTTAAAAGAGATAATGAATTAGAGAATGCAGATATAGAAGTACCCGATACGGGGGTTGAATTAGAGAAGTTTTATAAAATGTTAGCGAATTCCGAGGAGGAAGAAGATGATAGTCGGCCAAGTAGTGGAACGCAAACCGTCCACTGAAAAAAAAGCACCAGCACATTACGTTGATAATAAAAAATTCTATGAAGCTTTAGTCGAGCATCGTCGAGGTATAGATGAGGCAAAAGTAAAAGGTGTTGAGCCTCCTCGTGTGAGTGAGTATATTGGAGAGTGCTTTCTTAAGATTGCCACCCACCTATCGTACAAAGCCAACTTCATTAACTATACCTATAAGGATGATATGATATCCGATGGTATTGAGAACTGTCTTACTGCTGTTGCAAAATTTGATCCAGCTCGCGGTACAAATCCTTTCGCATACTACACCCAGATTACATTCTTTGCCTTTGTACGCAGAATACAAAAAGAAAAGAAACAGCAAGCAACCAAATACAAGTTACTTGAAAATGTAGATATTGATATGATACTGTCCCAATCAGAGGGGAACGAAGAGTTTGCAAACAGCCTGGTTGAGATGATACGTAAACAAGTAGACATGATTGATATCGATCGCCGTACAGTACCTAAGGCTAAAAAGAAAAAGGTAAAAGAAGACGAAGGTACTCTTGACATAGAGTAGAAAGTAGTATATAATAGGGCATGCCTACAAAAGTATACTATTATATTAAAGATAAAGAAGGATACGCCTCTGAGGATAAGACCTATCATAGCATCCCAGAAGATGAGGACGGCCTTTTCTTGTGGCAGCACATTAATAAGGCTCGCAAGCAGGCTGGGGTCCCCCGTGAACGTTTCTTTATAATTAATACCTCTTGTTCTCCCCGTAAGAAGTCAACTTGGATTAATCCCGACTGGCCTCCTGCACCCTTTCCTAAACTGAAAAAAACTAGACTGGCCTTCGGTAGATATGTTATCGAGAAACCACCAGAACCAGTTGATCCAGACTTTGACTAGCCTATATAATGTACAGTGCCATCCCACTTAAACTATGTAGCTGTCCTTCCAGCTATCCAATAACTAGGAGTATAAATGTTCAAATTTGATCTACATCCAGATCCCGCTTGGCATGCTCGTATCAGCTTTGTAAAAAGCGGACTTCGGGTAATTGCCGGTCTCTTCCTTATTTCCAGTAGCTTACTTGGCGCTGGTATCTTTTTAATCCTTGCTGAAATCCTTGGCGTTGCAGAGGAGCTTGTCTAATGGCTAAACTTAAAGTAGCAGAGTTGTTTTATTCTATTCAAGGAGAGGGTAGATTTATGGGAGTACCGTCTGTATTCCTACGAGTCTTCGGGTGTAACTTTACGTGCGGTGGGTTTGGTATGCCCAAGGGCGAGGAAAGTAAGGAGCGGGATTATGCAGCAGCTGAAGTTAAAAAGTATCTATCTTATAAAGATCTTCCTCTTGTCAGTACAGGCTGTGATAGCTATGCTTCTTGGGATCCTCGGTTTAAGCATCTTAGCCCTGTACTCGATACTAATAGTATTACCTATTCAATTATGGATATACTACCGCACAAGAGGTGGGAAGACGAACATCTTGTAATTACAGGTGGTGAGCCTTTGCTAGGATGGCAGCGCGCTTACCCCGATCTATTGGATCATGATAGTAATAAGAGATTAAAAGAGTTAACGTTTGAGACAAATGGTACACAGGATCTAACCAGTGAGTTCCGTAAGTACTTAAATGATAACTGGACAAAGACCCGTAAGGATCAACTCACCTTCTCCGTATCACCTAAGCTATCAGTGTCTGGTGAAAAGAAAGAAGAGGCAATTCTTCCTGATATTGTTACTATGTATGAATGGTTTGGATATACGTATCTTAAGTTCGTAGTAGCTACTCAGGAGGATGCGGATGAGGCAGAGGAAGCTGTAAATGCATATCGTAAGAGTGGATTTAATGGGCCAGTATACCTGATGCCGCTTGGTGGGGTAGAGTCTGTCTACTCTCTTAATAATCGACGGGTTGCGGAGCTAGCAATGAAGAAGGGTTGGAGATATTCTGATCGTCTACAGGTACCGCTTTTTAAAAACGAATGGGGAACATAAAAAATGAGTTTAACTAAAACTAAAACTGATGCCGAACTAGGCTATAAGGTTGAGGAATATCTAAAATCTAAAGGTGTTCATACACCTATCGTTATTGATAAGCTTCTTGTAAAAGAAGATGCTAAGATCAAACGTATTGAGAAGCACTTTGGCGCTATCATGGACATCCTCGGGCTTGACCGAGAGGATGATTCATTAATGGATACTCCAAAGAGGGTAGCTAAAATGTATGTAAATGAAATCTTCTGGGGCTTGAAACCAGAGAACTTTCCAAAGTGTACTGTCATCGATAATAAGATGGGGTACGATGAGATGGTAATCGAGAAGGACATTACATTGATGTCTAACTGTGAGCACCACTTTGTTACTATCGACGCTAAAGCCCACATTGCTTATATTCCTAAGGATAAGGTATTAGGTCTATCGAAAATGAATCGTATTGTAGAGTACTTTGCCCGTCGCCCTCAGGTACAGGAACGTATTGCCGAGCAAATCTACCATGCGCTCAGTTTTATTCTCGATACCGAAGATGTGGCAGTTGTAATCGAGGGAGTTCATTACTGCGTAAAATCGAGAGGGGTTGAAGATCATAACTCCTATACCATGACTGCAAAGCTCGGTGGATGTTTTAAAAGTGAGCCCGATTGCCGTGCAGAGTTTATGTCTCTAATTAAGAATTAAATTATGACCTGGTATGCAAACTCTGAAGGCCGGTATGGGGCTAGTGGAGCCAAGGGTGACCTTGGTGAAGCAATCGTACAAGATTATTGCAAGACTAATAACATATTATTTGAAGATAAGAATGATATTAACAGTCAAGTAAATCTTAAAATAGATTGTATCATTGATGGCATTCCTGTAGATGTTAAGTCAAACTACTCCAGGGGTACCCTCTGTATAGAGCTGTATACCAAAAGAAGAGGGGCGGGGTGGTTCTATACTACTTCTGCTGAACAAATTTACGGGGTAGATGTGGATACTAAAGCGATTTACCGCTATAATATAGAGGAAATGCTAGCTTACATAATTGCGAATAAAACCCGCGCAAAGAGAACCGAGAAGGGTGATGTTCTTATGTGGGTACCTGTTACAACCGATATTATTGAGAAACTCCAATGAAAATTAGCCATGAATCCCCGCTTTCTCTTCTTCGTACTTCTCGTACTTACAACGACTATGATTACGCTCTTGTCCACTTGTTCGACACTGAACCCGCGTACTACAAATTCTTTAAAGAGTCTTTAGCAATAGGTAGAAAGGTTTTGCTTGACAATTCTATCTTTGAACTAGGTACAGCATTTGATCCAGAAAAATATGCGCATTATATTAGAACTCTTAAACCGACAGAGTATATTATTCCTGACGTGCTTGAGAATACTATTGGTACAATGGATAGTGCTCTTGACTTTGTAGAAAAGTATCCCGATCTACCAGGAAAGAGGATAGGAGTTGTTCAGGGTAAATCATACTCAGATCTTGTTGAGTGTTATGAATATATGGATAATATTATCGATGTAGATAAGATCGCTATATCATTTGACTACTCTTATTATCTCCAGCGTTGCCCTCATCCTAATAAATGGATGGGCTACACATTGGGGCGAGCACAAACTTTAACTAGGTTATTAAAAGATGGCGTTATTAATAAAGACAAGCCGCATCACCTCCTGGGTTGCGCGCTCCCGATTGAGTTTATGTTCTACCGCGAGGGGTTTGACTGGATTGATTCGATCGATACTTCCAGCCCTGTGGTTCACGGGCTTCTCAATATTGCTTATCAGCCTGGCGGTCTGGTTAATAAACAATCAATCAAACTCGTCGATCTTCTTAACTCCGTACCCGATGCTAACCAGATGAGAATGATTAAGCACAATGTAATGATGTTCAGTACATTTGTAAGGGGAGAGCCTAAGTCACAAAAAAGCCATACAGATAGTAGATACGATGTAGGTCCATGGACTACTGATCAAGAAAAATATCAGCCCGCAGAAGCATGATATGTGGGTTGTATTTTTTAGTCAGACAGGGTCAGAGATAGTAGAGTTGTGTGAAGCACTAGGTCGTAAGCCTGATCTCATTGTTACAAATAATTTTGAGAGTAAAATTAAGTTCAACCCTGGTGTTCGTAATTTAAGAGTACCCATCATGTCTGCCAGTCACGATGGGTTAATGAATTATTTTAAAAATCAATCTATATATAATCCTGCTAAGACTATTATCACCCTACACGGTTACCTACGGATTATATCACCTGACATATGTGACAAGTATGAAATATACAACGGGCACCCTGCTGCCATTAATCTATACCCTGAATTAAGAGGAAAGGACCCTCAAGAAAAGGTGTGGCAAAATATGAGAAATTATCCTATAATAGGCAGTGTTGTGCATAGATGTACAGCTGTACTTGATGCAGGTGAGATCGCTGGGGTAGTTAATGTATTTAATGAATGTACGTCAGTGTATGCACTATATCAAAAATTAAAAGATACATCGCTTGAATCATGGGTAACGTTTATGAGAGGTAAGTCGGTATGAAAATTGGATTGTCAGGTGCTCAATCTGTAGGCAAGACAACGTTGTTGAATGCTTTAAGATCTGAGAGAGGTCTGTTGGGATTTACCGTATGTGATGAGGTAACTAGAAGGGTTAAGGGATACGGTCTTCCTATTAATGAGGAGGGTACCGATATTACGCAGATGCTAATTATGCAGGAGCATATTATAAATGTATTCATGCATGATAATATTATTACCGATAGGACTGCGTTGGATGGATTAGTATATACATCGTACTTGCATCGTAAGAATAAGGTTTCGCTTGAAACGTTAATCAAGTCGCGTGCTATCTTTAATAAAGTATGGCCAATGTATAACCATGTATTTTATATTGAACCGGAGTTTGATTTAGTTGACGACGGGATACGAAGTGTTAATAAGCAGTTTAGAGATGAAATTGCAGATCTATTTGAAATGGTTATTGAGAAAGAGAAGCTATCTGTAACGCGTATTAAGGGTTCGGTAAGAGATAGGGTAACAACGATTATTGAAATATTGGAAGGTAGATAATGAGTAATCAAGATGAACTGAATAAAATTGTAGGCGTTCACTTAGGCAAAGCTGGTGATGGATCAGCAGTTAAACCGTATATTACCCCTGATGCAGTAGATAAGACATTACTGGTAGCTGTTCCGCGCTACCTAAATCGTACCGCTTATGATATTCAAGAGGGCGCTCTTCCCTTCCTAGGTATGGATGCCTGGAACGCATACGAGTTTTCTACTCTTACGAAGAGTGGTTTCCCTGTATCTGGTTGGCTTAAGTTTACCTATAATGCAAGTAGCCCTAATATCGTTGAATCAAAATCTGTAAAGCTCTATCTTAACTCATATAATATGGCAAGGATCATTAGATCACATAATGAGTTGTGGATGATTGAGGATCAAATTAAAGCACATCTAAGCGAGACTGTAGGTGATGATGTTCAGGTCTTTTTGCGTATCGGTGATATTGATACTGTTAGACCTATGAATGGTGACTTCGTATCATTAGAGTCATATTGTAATGTTTCAAAGATGAATTTTGATCGTTATAATGAGAGCGCAGATATTTTAGAAGTTGTACCAAGTATTGGCCGCTATGAGAGATGGAGATCATACTCCCTGCGATCAAATTGCCGGGTGACTAATCAGCCTGACTGGGGCGATGTGTATGTTCATATTAAAGGTGAAACATCTGTTACCCCAGAGTCCTTACTCCAATATATTGTATCAATGAGAAAAGAGAATCACTTCCATGAAGAAATTGCTGAATGCATTTATAAAAGATTGTTTGACCTTCTTAACCCTGAGGAGTTATTGGTTACCTGCTTATATACTCGTAGAGGGGGTATTGATATTAATCCTACTCGTGTTTCCAGTAGCCTTCTTTACAGCCTAGCTCCTGTTATTGATACATTTAATTTCTGTACTAAGACTGCAAGACAATGAAAATAACTGGACCTGATCCTAACGTCAACGAAATTTGTAATGAATTTGAGTCAAGAGCTTGTCATGGGTTTGATAAGTATGGTGTAACGACTGAGCGCACCGATTTAGATTTAATGCAATGGATTCAGCATCTCAAAGAAGAGTTAATGGATGCTGTTGTATACATCCATCGTATTCAAAAAGAATTGAAAGAGAAACAAGATGACTTCAAATGAAGCGCTGGCATTACTGCCCGATGTACCAGGTTGTGTAGTTATTTTATCTGGTGGTATGGATAGTACCATTGCAATGAGATTGGCTGTACAGAAGTATGGTAAAGAAAACGTTTCAGCTCTAACTTTCTATTACGGTCAGAAGCAAAAGCGTGAAATTGACATGGCTAGAATGTCTACCCAGATACTTGGTGTTAAGCATAGAGTTGTTGATGCATCGTTCCTTGGTGACATCAGTAAAGGCTTTTCAGCTAACGTCGATACCGACATGGCTATGCCTACGATTAAAGACGTGCTTGGTGATCCTCGTCCTAAGACATATGTACCTAATCGCAATATGATCTTGATGTCGATTGCAGCAGCGTTTGCAGAGACACAAAACGTTGATACTGTTGTATGTGGACTACAGGTACACGATGAGTACGGCTACCATGATACTACACAGCGTTGGGTTGATAAGGTAAATGACTTGCTATCTGAAAATCGTATTATTAAGATTAAGCTTACTGCCCCCTTCAGTCAACTATCTAAGTACGATGAGCTACAGATCTTGCAAGAACTTGATGGTAACTTAGTGCTTACCTCATTTACTATGACCTGTTACAATCCCGACGCACAACATCGATCTTGCGGTGAATGTCCTAGCTGTTCCGAACGTATTGCTAATTTTGCTAAGATAGGTTATAATGATCCAGTTGAGTATTCTAAAGTAATCCCCTGGCAGGACTTAATCGAAAGAATGAAGGTGTAACATGTGCGCTATTACTGCATCCTTTAATAAGGATAAGCTGTTAGAATTATATCGTCTGAATGCATACCGGGGAGAGTTAAGTTACTCTCTTTCCGCTTTTGAGCATACCCCTGCAGGGGTAAAGCTTAATATTCTAATGCAAGATGAGGGTAAGCTTCCAGAGGTGCTGCTAACGGAAATGAATCATCTTGGTAATGCATTCTATATCGCTCACTCCCAAGCCCCTACAACCGAGTCAAAGAATATTCACCCATCAGTATTTGGTGATTGCTTCTTGTGGCATAACGGTATTATTAAACAGAAGAACATTACAGCGGGCACATGGGATACACAATGGCTACAGGAGCAAATTATAAACTATGGATGGAGTTCATTGTCCAGAGTAGATGGTACTTTTGCATGTATCATGTATAATAGTGGTGAGCTATTTGTTTTTAGAAATGAAATATCACCTATGTTTTATGATGAGAATTTCAACTTCTCATCTACTAAATTTGACGGGGCAGAGTCTCTTGCCCCTAATAAGGTTTTTAAATTAAATTTAGCCTTTAAGCAATTAACCCCTATTGCCTATTTTCAGACAATGGAGAATCCATATTATATACCGGAGAATGCATGACAGTTACATATAAATTATATTCAGAACCCTTTAGTATGAAGCACGTAATGGGTGAAAGTAGTAGGACTAAGCTAACCAATGTTGTTGATGGAGATATTCAACCTAATGCTGTAGATCTACGTTTAGGTAAGGTATTTCAAATTAACAATGAAGTGTTTGAGGTAAGTAATGATCACAAAAAGCATAGAGGCTCTACGGAACTCAATCCAGACGGAGAAGGTTATTTTACGTTATACCCGGGGAGTTATGAGATCGTTATGGAAAACGTCATCCATGTGGGCGAGGGGGAGGCTGGTTGGGTCATTACTCGTAGCACTCTTAACCGCAATGGTTGTTTTATTACTTCAGGTCTTTATGATTCTGGCTATCACGGTGTCATGGCCGGGGTACTTCATGTTACGACTGGTATCGCGCGCATTAAGCAAGGTACGAGGGTAGGGCAGTACTTATCGTTTGATGCAGAAGCACTTAAAATGTACGATGGTAGTTATGGCATTGGTAAAGAGCACGATAAAAAGTATACATAATACAATGCGGTCTTCGGCGTCATCCCGCTCTATAAACTCTGCTGTCTATGCTATTTAACATAGGAGAAACAAGCATGTCTTTACAACCAGTAGTTTACAAGTATACCAGTACCAAAGAGTATCACGATTCATTTCCCTGCGCATACCGTCAATGGAGAGCCGATAGTCATTGTAATTTAATTCATGGCTATTCATTCAGTATGAAGTTTTACTTTGGTACCGATAACTTAGATGTTCGCAATTGGGCGGCTGATTACGGGGGGCTAAAGGATTTAAAGCAAGTGTTAGAAAGTCAATTTGATCATACGCTATTAGTAGCCGAAGATGATCCTGAACTAGAAACATATAAATTGCTACAAGCAAAAAACATGGCTAAACTAACTATCCTTCCGAAACTTGGATGTGAAGGTTTAGCAGATCAATTATATAATTTTGTTAACGGGGTATATATACCTGATTATTGGGGCCCCGGTGAAGCCGGCCGGCTTTGGTGCTATAGAGTTGAGGTGAGAGAGACTCAGTCTAATATGGCATTCAGAGAAGGTCATCGTGAGTGGGATGAAGATTTATTTAACTAGGAAACATTATGACAACAGCATTACATGATCGTTACATCGAGAGACCGTTAATGTCAATCGATAATACTACTCTATATTGGATTATAGGGCTTGCAGCTACTTTAATTATGGCCATGACGATGGCTGACTTTGCTGCAGCAAAGTTTTTAGACTTTGGCTGGGTAGTTACCCCTGCTGGGGCTCTCTTATTTGCTGTGGTGTTTGTGGTTCGGGATATGTTGCATAAGCTTGCCGGAGCTGCTGTGGTACAGCGAACTATTCTAATAGGGGTTGGATTAAATCTTTTTGTTGCAGCATTTATGTATGCTATGACTTTTATTCCTGCTCCAGAATTTAGACCCAGTGTTCATTTTGATGCTGTGTTTAAGATGAGCCTGGGTATTGTAATTGGATCAGAGATTGCCACCCTAGCATCACAATGGGTTAATACTTGGATATATCAAAGGTTATGGGATCGGGACTGGGGTAGTTGGTCTAGAACCTTTGTCAGCAACTTAATGAGTCTTCCAGTAGATGCTATTATATTCGTTCTGTTTGCTTTTGTTTTTATTCCTCCTCTACTAGGCGGAGATCCTATGGATATTAATAAAGCTATTGCAAGAATTGTATCAGGTTCTACGTTATTTAAATTAGCTGTAATCCTAGCTCTTACCCCTCTGGTAAGTCTGGCTCCTTGGAGAGAAGAAGCAAGAGAACTAAAGTAAGCAATTGAATAGTCTAGAGAAAATTTGGGCGCGGGCAACCGGGCACCTGATGGGTAGTACCGATAGTGATAGACCTGATGTGCCTATCCTATCCCTTCGGGAGGCTCGTATTGCTTTATTCTTTAAAACCTTCTGGGTTATTATACATATAGTGACATGTTTTTTTATTATAGCTAACACCATAAGGCATTGGTAATGACAAAATTATGCTTAGTTACAGATACCCACTTCGGTGCCCGCTCGGATAGTATCCCCTTTGATAATTTCTTTAGAAGATTTTATGAGGAAGTCTTCTTCCCTGAGATTGATAAAAGGGGTATACGGCATATTGTGCACCTTGGTGATTGTTTCGATCGCCGTAAGTATATCAATTTTAATACCCTGTCTTCTTGTCGTAGTTACTTTTTTGACGAAATTAAGAAAAGGAATATCGAACTACATATGATTGTAGGTAATCACGATACCTTTTTTAAAAATACTAACGACGTTAACTCTCCCCGTCTATTGCTTAAGGACTATGAGTTCAATGTTATCGATACCCCCTCTGAATTAGAGTTCGATGATGGGTCTAAGATATTCATGATGCCATGGATATGTACAGATAATTATAATCAGAGTATGGAAGCTATTAAGACTACTAATGCCCAGGTATTGTTCGGGCATTTGGAGATTGCTGGCTTTCAGATGTATAAAGGACACGAGAATGGGGATGGGTTTGATCCTAGGATATTTGAGAAGTTTGATCTGGTTTGTTCTGGCCACTTTCACCACCGTAGTAGTAATGGGAACATTAACTATCTTGGAAATCCTTATGAGCTTACCTGGGCGGACTTCGAAGACCCTAGAGGCTTTCATATATTCGACACCAGTAAGAGATCGTTGGAATTTATTCAAAACCCGTTTACGATCTTTTCTAAAATATATTACGACGATACTAAAGAAATAAAATACAGTACTGAAGATTTTGAGAACAAGCATCTTAAACTCATAGTAGTTAACAAGACCGATTACTATGCATTTGATAAGTTTGTTGAGGAGATTTACAAAGCTAATCCTCTTGAGTTAAAAATTATCGAAGATCTATCTGAGTTTGAATCTGATGCGATGGGTGACCAGGAGGTAGATCTAGAAGATACTATTACCTTATTGTCGCAATATGTTGATAGCCTAGACACAGAGGCAGATAAAGACCGTATTAAAACGTTAATGAAGACGTTGTATGTTGAAGCGCAGAACTACGAAGAAGCATGATAAAATTTAAGACTATAAGATGGCAGAACTTCCTATCAACCGGTGCACAACCTACAGAGGTTAGATTTGATAAGTCACCTACTACTTTAATCATAGGTGATAACGGTGCTGGTAAGTCTACTGTTCTAGATGCATTGTGCTTTGCTCTATTCAATAAGCCATTTCGTAATATCAATAAGCCCCAGCTAGTTAACTCCATCAACGGTAAGAATATGTTGGTAGAGGTTGAGTTTACTATTGGTAGTAAGGAATATAAGATATGCCGGGGCGGTAAGCCAACAGTATTTGAGATCTATCTCAATGGGGAATTACTAAATCAAGATGCAGCTGCAAGAGACTATCAGAAGTATCTTGAAGAGCATGTATTGAAGTTAAACTATAAATCGTTTACTCAGATTGTTATTCTGGGCTCTGCCTCCTTTACCCCGTTCATGCAATTACCTGCCGCCCACAGACGAGAGGTAATTGAGGATTTGTTAGATATTAAAATCTTTACAGTCATGAACACTGTACTGAAAGATAAGGCTAATGATATTAAACTTAAGATTACAGATCTAGAAAATAAAATTGACCTGGGTAAGTCTAAAGTAAAGATTCAACAAGACTATATTAAGACGCTTGAAGAGGATAAGCAAAAGAAAGTAGAAGATGTACAAAAACGAATATCTGAATCGAATGCCGAAATTGCACATCTTCAATGTAGTGTCGAGGAAGAAAGCAGCGGGGCGAGTTTACTTCAATCCAGTATTGTGGACAACACGGAGAAGCGTACTAAACGCACGGAACTGGATTCGCTCCTTAGAAAATTATCCGAGCGAATTAAGACACAAGAAAAACATGTATCCTTCTACGACGAACATGACGTATGTCCGACATGTGACCAAGCTCTGGAGACAAAAGTCAAAGAGAATGCAAAGGCGTCTCACCAGCATAAAATTAGTGAAATTGAAACCGCTGTTCAAACCCTTACAGAACAACTTGACACTATTGAGACACGACTTGATGAGATTACTCTTGTCGAAGAGAAAATCACTCAACATAAAAGCACTATCATTAGTCTCAACACCAGAATCATTGCCAGTCAGAACTATATTCAGAAACTCAATCAAGACATCCCGGCAGCAGGGGCAGACGTATCTAAGCTTGTTGAAGAGCAATCCAAGCTCAAGGCTACTGCTAAAGAAGTGGTCGTTCATTCGGAAGCAAAGAGCGCATTGGTTGAAGACAAACACTATCTTGAGATTGCCTCTGTACTCCTTAAGGATACCGGGATCAAGACGAAGATTATTAAACAATACCTCCCAGTCATTAATAAACTTGTCAACAAATACCTCCAGGCAATGGACTTCTTTATCTCATTTGAGATAGATGAGGCGTTTAATGAAAAGATAAAGTCAAGACACCGAGATGAGTTTAGCTATGCCTCGTTCTCGGAAGGTGAGAAGGCTAAGATTGATCTGGCTCTATTGTTTACCTGGCGTACAATTGCTAGGATGAAGAACTCAGCCTCTACCAATCTATTGATGTTAGATGAAGTATTCGATGGTTCGTTAGATATTAACGGTACAGACTTTGTTATGACTATCCTAAATACTATAGGAGAAGATAATAATATCTTTATTATCAGTCATAAATCTGCTTTATTTGACAAATTTAGAAGTGTAATCGAATTCGAAAAGCATCAGAACTTTTCGCGTATAAAAACAAGGAATATAAATGGCAATACCTAAAGAGTATCTAGATAACTCGTGGGACTTTGGCTTTACTGCTGTAGACGAGGAGACGGTGGCAACACCGATGGTGACAGATGTTAGATCTAATGCTGATGATGTAACCAAGGCCAAGCTTCGTTCAGTAGAGCAACTCATTATGCCTCTGTTAGTTAACTTAATGAAGAACCCTGAAAAAGACTATATTCATTGGCCCGGTCGCACAGCTATGATAGAGAAGCAAGTAGATAAAATCCTAGCTATCACCAGGGGGTAGGAAAATATAAATAATAGGAATACACCGAGGATCCTATGAAATCTTTTAAACAAATTAGAGAAGATGTAACCACCAGCAAAGAAGAGGTTGAGCAAGTCTTTGAGGCATCACCATTGGTTAAGTTGGTGCGTAAAATTCAGACTACCAAACGTCACATGGTTGCTAAGTCAAGAGCAAAAAACCTACTTACCGTCTCTAAATCTGCAGGCGACGATAAAACAGCCGAAGCTGCAATGAATAAAAGTAAAAGATACAGTAATATTGCCAGGGGAATGGAAGAAGGTATTGTAAATCCCGCTGCAAATGCAAAAGCTCGTATCTTTAGCTCTATTGATAGAAAAAAGAAAGAATTATATAAGAATGCTGTTAAAGAAGATTCAGATACGTAACTAAAAGTAACGTAACGCTTGCACGTATCTGCCTTTTGGTCTATAATAGGGTATCAAAAGGAGAAAAGAAATGCGTTACTTTTTTAACGATGCTGAAGTTACTGAATCAGAATACCTCGAGTTGATGTCAAGATCAATACCCGATGTTCCTGCGAAATTTGTTATGTCTGTACCTGCTGTAAGAGCTGTTACTAAACCTATGCCTAAGAAAAGTGTTGCAAAACCTATTTTTTCTGGCTCATCTAAAATCGATAAAGCTATTGAGCTGTTCAAGAACAATCAAGGTCTATCCGATACACAATTTATTACACTCTTCCAGTTAAAGCTGGGCGATATCTCTAAAGGAAACGCCTCTATTTACTTGAAGAAGGTGAAAGAGAGAACTAAATGAGAACAATATATCTAGATATGGATGGGGTTGTTGCAGACTTTGATACATATGTTTCCAATGTTCTTAATCGAAAGATTGGATGGGGGTCACAAGATCTAACTGATGAAGAATGGGAGAGGCTGGCCTCTATTGACCGCCTTTACTATCAGTTTCCTTTAATGCCTGATGCTACAAAATTAGTTGCATATGTTAAGAGCCTATCAACAAGATTTCATGTTCAATTCTTGACGGCTGTTCCTCGACGCTCTACCATGCCTTCTGCCAAAGATGATAAGCAGGCATGGGTCAATAAGTATTTTCCTGGTATGAGAATGGATATAGGGCCTTATAGTCATCATAAACAAAAATGGTGTAAGTCTGGTGATATCCTTATTGATGATCGCCCATCCAATATTGAACAATGGACTGCAGTAGGAGGTATTGCCATTTATCACACAGGAGATGTGGATGATTCAATTAACCGACTTAACAAGGTAATTAACTAAATATAGTTACTTTCTAACCCGTAACGTAACAGTTGCGGGTTTTCTGTTTTTCGGTTATAATAGATACATCTAAAGGAGATAACGAAATGCAAGATTATTACAACGCCAAGTTTACATACGACTTCGATGATAAGCGTAATCGTTACGATGTGACTGAGTGGTCTGCTCCTATTAATGGAGTTCGTATCGGTAAGGTTGTATTTTTCTCTGACGTAATGGAAGAATGTATTGCAATGGCTGAAGAATTCAACTATAATTATAAAGCCGGTCAAGAGTGGGAATTGTTCAATAACCAAGAATGTGAGTTTGTATGAAATTATATATCTTTACCCAGGATCAAGAGAACTATGGCGCCCATGATTGGGATGGCGAAGGCGAAGTTCCCCAGTATTGGAAAATGAAGGGTGGAACGGATTATATCGTTGACGTCGAAGGCTTTCGCTGGAACGATTCGTTTGCCGATAAGAACCTTCGTATGATCGTAGATGAACTCCGCTTCATCATCGATGAGTCTAACGATTTTTATCGTAGCAGTATTATCGGCTTCGATAAGGTTGAAGATGACTATCAGACCTGGTTGGAGAAGAGCCAGATGGAGTACGATGGCGAGATTAAATATCCTGCTATTCGCAAGACTTACAATGAGATGATGTTGGTTAACTTGGAGAATGTATAATGTATGAAATGCATACTATAATGAATGTTATGAACGGGATGGTTGAAACTTTTATTGATGATAAATTTCAATTAGTAACCCCTAAAGAAATTGGACTAGATGATAGATCATCTTATCAACTCTTCATTAACGAAGACTACATTGCTGTAGGTAAAGGTAGTCGTCGAACCCTTGACTATTACGGTGGCTTTGAATATGTGGATGAAGAGCATGTAACGGTGCTTGGTAACTATGTATTCTATTCTTCCGATGACGAGCGGGTGCAGGGTCACCTGGATGAATTCTTTATGCAAAAAGAGGAATAAATGATGGATGAAGTAAGAAAAAGAATGGGTGAGTTAGCCGAGCCCATCGAGACTCAAATCTTAATGTGTGACTCCAGGGAAGAACTTCTTATGATGGCATGTGTTATGCTTCAAAGAACTAAGGAGATATTTGATCAAGAGTTAACCGTTGAAGGCCGTAAAAAGATGTTTGAGGATTTTGTATGATGATAACTAAACAAGCTGGTAAATGTCCGGTGTCTAAATGGGGCCGCTGGTCGCTTGTAGTTATATCGTTTTTGTTCCTTATCAAGGGACTAGTATGGTTGGGTATTATTTACACAGGGATAAAAATATTATGATGAACGATAAAATTAAAGCTCTTGCTCTCGAAGCAGGATTCGTCTTCTGGGGAGACGAGGCATGGAGTCCAGAAGATAGTATATCCGGGATAGATTGGTCTTGTGACTATGATAGAGAGTTTATTCTTTTTTGTGAACTCTTAGTTAATAAGACCATTGAAAATCCTACTTGGCTTGATTAACAATAATTTAAAGGCAATAATGTCAGATTTTGAAACTCACCCTATAGGTACTCAGAAAGAAATTGAGTTATCTAGAGAGCTTACAAAAGCAATTACTCAGTTAATTAGTCAATTTGGAGAAGGAATAATTCCCCATCAAATTTCAGTACCTTATAATAAGCTAAGAGATCATCGTGGTAACAATTCATTGACATGACTAGAATTAATGCTGGCATAGATCCTTCGCAGTTACATAGAAGACATTTGGTGGCTGAGTTGAGGGAGATTGCCATGGTGCCGGGATCTCTTCGAAGAAGTCTTCGAACGTTAACACCTGATAATATTATTCTTAGAATTCCAAAGACCTTTACCCTTAATTCCGGGCACGTCTTATTCTTTTACAACAAAATGGAATATCTAAGGAAACGGTTCAAATCGTTATGTGATGAGATGGAGAACCGCGGGTACTATGCCGATAGGTCGAGGGAGGTTGTATTTAACGGATTCGAAGATATATGGAATGGGGATTGGGTGTGTGATAATCCATCTATTGTACGGGAGAGGATTCAGCAAAGGATGGCAGACAAGCCACATCTATATGAGTGATACTTTTGAAACGTGGTTAACCGAGAGAGATCTTGAGAGACTCTGGATGATAATAGAGGAGAAGCTACCTGATCAAGCGGCCTCGGTAGATGAAATTAAAGAATTCCAAAGACTTCTAACCCATTGTATAACTGACGAAACAGCAAGAAGAAAAAGAATGCATTAAGTTTATTCTTTTCGCGCTCTTGCTCTTCTATGCTCCTCTATATAATAGAGACCTACTTCAATAGAATCATAATCTCTTCCCAATTGGAAGCCTGGGGGAAGTCTGTTTCTATCTCTTACCCTCGTCTCCTTATCCGCTCTAGGATTGTATGCCCAATAAGAGTCTTTTGTGTGTTGGTTACCTAACTTCTTTTCAGCCATTATATCCTTGGTATCAGCGTTATGCCTCTTTCCCTGAAAGTTGGATCTTCCTTTTAAGCCAGCTGATATCTTCTGCCTTGTGGCCTCGTCTCTAGGCTTTCCCATCTTTGCTTCTGACATCTTACGCTTTGTCTCATCTGACATGGGTTTACGAACATACTGATACCATTCTATAAACTCATACTTGCCGTAATTACGTAACAGCCTGGTTCTTATAACGTTTACTGCAGAGGTATCTTTAATTGAGTTAAGTAACTCGTAACGATGGCCATACTTAATTCTCACCTTGTCAACAGGCTGATCTGAAATTAGAATTGTCTTTGTTACGTCGTAACAGTAGAAGTGAATCATTAAGTAGTATATAATTGGTATATCAATATTTAGGAGTCAATTATGTTTCCAGCTGGCAAGTACTATGTAGGTGATTTGTGCTATGTAATGCATGATGAGTGGGATGAGGTATGTGGCTTGTTCTTTAAAGGACGCGATGACCATGGATGTAATCAAGGTATGTTTGAGTTAAAAGATGGTCGTAAGTTTGCATCGTTTAATACCAAGTACGGTGATGGTGCCTACTTCGATCAGAATGGTGAAGAGTACGGGGTTGATGCCGGCTTGATTGGCTGTATTGCATTGAATGATATTGACTTAAATGCTGATGGTAACTTTACCCGAGGTGGTCAGATTATTCAATTTGATAGTGACTTTACAGTATCTGGGGGAGATCGGTATGAAGATCGCCGAGATTGGGATGGGGAGATTCGTATTGGTCATATTGTGATTAGGACCGATGATTACGAGGATTAAAAAGGCCTAAATATTAGGAAATAATCCTTGGAGAAACAATGAAAACATTTAAATCTATCAGAGAAAGTTACTCGGGAGAGCCTGGAGTGTCACAAATTGATAATGTACCAGAGGATCCGATGACGTATGTAGAGATTAAGCCTAAGAAAACTAAAGTGGTTAAAGAGGCAATGTCTGACGGCGATAAGTCCTCGGTTGCTCTCCAGGCTATGGTTGCTAAAAAGAATCTTCAGCAAACAGCTGGAAAGAATAAATCCCAGGCATTCGTAGATAAAATGGTTTCAAAGGCTAATGCCGGTGACCGTCTTCCTAAAAGACCTAATGATGAGTACGATCGCAAGGTAACAACCTATCTTAAGAAGAAGTATAACGAAGAAGCTGAGCAGATGGATGAGTTGAATAAAGATACTGTATATTCTTATGCAGCAAAGGCTGAAAAAGATGCAGACAGAAAACATAAAGCCCTTACCTCTCAAATCAAATCCAATAACCCTTTATCTGCCAATAAGACAGCTGATAAGATTATCAAGCGTTATAGAGGTATGGATCGAGCTGAGAATCGGCTTAATAAAGAAGAGACAGAACAAGTTAATGAGGGTGATCGCCAAGCCCTTGCAAAGAAGTTAACTAACAAAATGTATTCAATTGGGAAAGGCTTAGGTAAACTAGCCAAAAGTCAAAATAATACAAATATTGTAACTAATTTAAAAAATACTAAATCTGATATGCATAAAGCAGTTGGTATGGCTAATAATTCTACTGTTAAAAAAATGTTAAACAAAGAAGAGACAGAACAAATGGACGAAAAAGTTACATCTAAAGATATTAAGATGGCCGTTGGTGTAGCCAAGGATAAGCGCTATGCTGGTGGTAACATGTCAGGAGCAGTTAAAACAATGGAAAAGATGAAACCTGGTCTCTCCAAGCACCCAAGAGTACAACAAGTACTTAAGTCAACCAATGAAGACTTTGATAAATTGTCCCCGCAACAAAAAGCACATCAATATAACCTAGATTCTGCACAAAGAGAAATTGATCGTCGCCATGGTGAAGGTGAGGATATGTCTGGTGCAAAAATTAACAAGAAAACTTATGAGATTAATAAACCTAAAAAACTAAGGGTATCGGAAGGTGTTGATTTCTTAAAGGTTTGGGACAGCATCAAACCTGTGTACGAAGATGTTAAAACAACCCATGAAGATCCTTTGGTTGTTACTAAGGACGAAGAAGGTCATATTCATACTCATGCCAACCTATCTGTCGCCAATGCAATTCATGGTACAAATGTAAAGCACCAAGCTATTCATACCTATAAAAAAGTTCAGGATGGTAAATTTACATTCGAATTATCTAAGCACCATGAAGGTGCTTTAAAAGAAGATGCTCCCTTTGACCCAGTTGCTCATAAGAAAGAACACGATAGGTTAATTACCAAGCACATAATGGCTCATAAGGCTTTAATGGCTTCTCCTGGAGAAGAATTAAAAAACAAGCAGATGGAGCGTCTTAATGCTGTTAAGCGAGAGATTCGTAACCATAAAGATAAAGTTCCTGCAGGACCTGCCCCTAAACCCGGTAGTGCTGCTGAATACTATGCCAATAAGAAACCTGGTGAATATACTGGAGATTAATAATTATGAAAACCTTTGAACAGTTGTGTGAGACGGTTCGCGTTGGTAAGGCTCAGCAATTTGCCGCCAAAGCACACGACGTATGGCGTAAGGGCTTTGATCCATCTGGGACTAAAGAACGTATTAAAAAGAATTCTGACGGTACAGAAGGTAACATTAACGTTCCTTTTCATAAACTACACCCCGATTGGAAGAAAGAGAACCTAGCTGCCGGTCATGCCGCCTTAGCCGCTGTTAAGAAACATCCCCGTGATATAGAGAAAGCATCGGAACACGTACACAATGAGTGGATGAAACGTAATCCCAAAGCCGATCACAATGCCGCCCAACACGTTCCCTATCATGAGTTATCAGACTCAGAGAAAGAGAAAGATAGGGTGCATGTAAGGACTATGCAGAGTCTCCGACAGAAGCGATAGCTCCTAACAACCCGTAACGTAACAGTTGCGGGTTCTTTGTTTCTGGACTATAATAGGGTATAGAAAAGGAAAACGAAATGTCAAAGATTAAAGATATAATAATCGATGTAATAGAGAGACTGGAATCAGGTACGAAGCCTGATGAGATTGCCTATTATCTTTCTCATACATATGATATTCCTTATGAGTATGAAGTTATGGAAGTCATCGAGAAGATTCGTTCTACAATGAATCTAACCAATGATATGGTTGAAGATGTTTGTCTGAGGTATTGATATGTGGCGAATTAGAAAAACGGGTGAAGAAGGCGGATACATTGTCCGTAGTAAAGAGTTAGCCGAACAGCTTCTGGATCAATGGGCCCGGCAAGGTGCTATCTGGGAAATGGTAGAGATTACCGAGTACGAGCTCGGTGATCCGATGGAACAATAATATGTGGCGAAAGAGAGAGATTATGGAACTACAAGATAAAACTACTATAAGTACGTTGGTTGATATAGTACCTACCGATGTGTCGGGTAAATGGGTAAAGAAGGAAGATCTGTACCCCTTTGCAGCAGCTGTAGCCGCTTACGTTCTTACTAGAGTTGAGAAGAATATAAATGATTCCAACCTTTAAGTTAACTGTAACAGATGAATTTCATTCTGACTTCGTTTACGAGACAGACGATAAAGAAGAAGTCTTAGATAGGGTTGCCTTATGGTTATCACAACTAGATAATACTCCTATATACAATCTGAACATAGAGGTGAACTAATGTCAACGATCTTTACATGCGGTCACAAGGCCGAGGATGATGAGGACGGGTGGACAATATCCACCAAAGCGTATACGAGAGAGAACAAGAGGGCGGTTGATTACAGGACGGTCTGTAACAGATGTTATCATGTATATGAGACAGAGGGCCTGGTTCTTTATGGAGAAGCGGATGTTAAAGAGTGGTTTGGAGGACCAAATGATTGATGAAAATAAACCTGGTACAGAAGTTGTAGAAGATGCAAAGCCGTTGAGTGCAAAGGAGCAGCGGTTTCAAAACGATGAGATGATTGCCAAGCTTAGAAAGAAAAACCCTAATTTACGGGTTATTCAGAAGAAGGGTTCGTTCACGATATCTAACCCCAAGGCACCCAGTACTTTGTTAACTAATCTTTTAAAAAGAACCAAAGAATAAAGACTTTTTAGCTTACTACAGACTCCTTGCGGAGTCTGAGAATAATTGAAAGTTGTTTATTTTTTACCCATGATATTCTCCTTTGTAAAGTATGTATATTTATAAAAGAACATGAATAATCTTGTTGACGATATTTGCTACGATGAAGTTGCATATCAAAAGTTTCCTCAATACCGACAATGGTTTAATAAACTGTATGTTGCTGATACATTCAGGTACATATGTGGGCCTGGAGGATTTCCAGTTCCCAAAGCAGATACCTATGTTGTAAGACCAACATACAACCTGAGAGGGTTCAGTATCAATGCATCTAAAATGTATATTACCCCTGCAGATGTCCATCTGGTGCCCCCAGGCTATTTTTGGGTTGAGGTGTTTAAGGGAAACCATTATACTTTAGACTATACCAAGATAGACAATAAGTTTCAGCAAATAAACTGTTATGTTGGAGATAATGATCCAGAGGATCTTTATAGATTCTATAGTTGGAAAAAAAGTAATTATCATTTTACTCTTCCCAGGCAATTAGAAGAATTAGATGTCAAATGGTTAAATATTGAAATAATTGGTGATAAGATTGTAGAAGTACATTTAAGGCATGGAATGGATTCCTATATGGAGTACGAAGAGTTAATTCCTGTATGGGAAGGTGACAAAAAGGAAAAAGATGGTTACACTTTTATGGAAAAGGTATATGATGGTGAAGGTTGGTTTAAAATTAAAAGATTAGGATACTTAGTCAAGTAACGAATAATGATAGATACAATTATTTTTATAGCAATCATGGTAACCTGTGTAGGGGTGGTGCTGTGGGATATTAATAGGAACGGATAATGTTGGAACGTAACTGCTTGACGATCGACCCAGAAGAGCATATAATTACGTATGTTAAGGAGAAATGATATGACTATTACAGTAAAAGAAATGATTGAGGCATTAAGCAAGTTGCCTTCAGATGCCGAGCTCGTAGTAACGGAGAGCGGTTATTACAGTTATGGGGAATTTGCCAATATTATGTTGCCTGAGGTCTACACGGTGGGGGAGGACGAGGATATACCAGTAGGTACGCAGGTGTACCGCATTGGCCATTCACATCAGAGTTATTGATATGAGAGACAGTGACGTAAAAAAAGAGATCGAACGAATGATTGATAATCGTCAAGACCTGGTATACCGGCTTAGAAAGAGGGCGGAGATACGTAGACAGATACCGACAAGGAAATCGGTACAGGAGAACCAGTCCGATAGATTATCTGACCTTTTAGATGAGTCTGCAAATGAAATAGAAAGATTGAGTAATATGAAACCTTTTGCCTGGTACGATCCCTCAAATAGGCATATTAGTCTAGATCAACACGATCCTTCCTTCACCCCTCTCGGTCAACTCATCCCCCTCTATAGACAATCTAGCAATATAGATGCCGGAATAGATAGAAATACAGATAACAAAGAATATAGTATGGGCACCGAAGAAGGTTTAAGTGACTTTATCAAGTACAGGAACAGGCTATGATGATAGAAAATTGTACGATAAAGCCGGCTAAAGGTCAAAAGGGTTACCTGTTGTATACCATGAAAAAAGAGTATGTGTTCAGGGTGTACAGGGAAGATCGAAGCTTCACCGACTACGATATACACCATTGTGACCTTGAATTAACAATTAACGATGATGATGCCACATTCTATGAGTTTGATGATGGGAGAAGTATCCTCGATCACAGTTATGAGATAGCTAAAGGTGAAAAGTAATGAATATATCCAGAATCAATCAACGTAATATCGAGATAGATAGGGCGGAAAAAGCAAACGTTCAGTATAAAAGAAACGAAGATTATAGGAAAGTAGTAGAGAAGAAGAACGTAGAAAGAAGCATTGCCGATAGAATAGCAAGGAACATGAGACTGGATAGGGATAGGGGAAGAAATGTGGATGTGGAGGTATAATGACCGATAAAGAAGAACTAAAAGCACTACTAAAGTCGTATAAAGAATCACCTTCAAGGGGGATAAGGGATGAGATAGCAATTTCTAAGATAGAAGATATACTGGATAATAACGATATAGTATTCAGGCCTGAAGAATTACCAGACGACTTTATCTTTGAGAATCCAGATAAACACGCATCTCATTGAACCTCCTCTGACCTATCTTATAGCCGTCTGGGGCATTGTGTCTACGATAAGTCTTATCCGAACGATTCACTATCCATCTTGCACCATCAATACGGTCATCGTGACCCCTCTCATGTCTTATCCTATCCTTAGAATCAGTAGAATGTTTCTTTCCTGCATGGTTAGCCCTACCAGACATAGAAGAAGAAATCTTAGATCTAGTTTCAGCATCGTGATGGGTTCCGCGATGGGCGGAGGCAATGGCGGCCTTGTGGGGGCCGGTCATTCGATATTCTCTTAAAGTCTTGTACATATGGGGTAATGGGGTAATGATCGGATTATTTATGTTTTATTGACTTAAACTAATACATTAGGTATCGTTCTATTGACTTAAACTAATACATTAGGAGGGAGAGAGGGAAGAAGGGGATAGGATGGGGAGTTAGTAAGGTAGACTTACTATTATTTATTTTAAATTGGTATGTATTTATAGTTAGAAAAATAGGATTTTGCCGGCCTAATAAACGTTTTCACCAAAACACCCTCTCGTACACCTCTACATTAACAACCCCCCTACTTCTGTCCACATCTATATTAACCCCCACACCTATTCCTCCAAACTTAATTAGATCCCTATAACTCCATAATAAACAAACAAAAAAAAGGACCTATTAGGTCCTATTATACTATAATCAACCCCATTATCACTTAATCATAATAATCTTCTTCACCATTAATATAAACTCCATCTTCATCATAACAAACTTCAATACTCTCTTTACTACCACTTAATCCCCTATTTCTCTCTATACTAATATTAATATCCAAATCACCATTAATATCTTTCAAAATATCCATTAACTCATTTACTTTCATATTATCTCCTTTATATTATAAACCTAATAACTCTTTTTCATTATCATTTCTTCCTTACTACTTCCTCTATTATAACTCCTTTCCCCTTTTCCCCCTAATTTAAATTAATAACCCTACTTTTTAGTATAGTACTATTCTAATATAAACTAATTACTCCCCACACCCCTTTTAATATAAACTAATTACCCCAAAATAAATTAAAAATATATTTTTTATATAAAGGGGCATATAAAATAATTACTTTTGCCGCGGCGAAAGACCGTCCTGGGAGGAAGGTTACTGCTTGACGACTGGACCGAAATGGACTATAATAACGTATGAACAACGAAAAGGAAACTAAAATGACTGCAGTCGAACTTACGGCCGAGCAAATCGCAATGCTTCTTCAGATTCTCGACGAGAAACTCACTCTCGGCGAAATCGAAGGTTCAGAAAGACCTATAGCTTTCGGAGCTCTCGCTGCTTTAGAAGAAGCCGAAAACCTTCTCTGCGATATCGAAAATAGAACTAATTTAGGAATATAAGTAACCATCCGTAACGTAAGGTTACTAGGTTGACGATAGGACCAAAAGAGACTATAATAAATTATGAACAACGAAAAGGGAACTAAGATGACAGATTACTCAGAAACTAAAATGTACGGCATGACCGTGCAAGCTATCCGTAGCCAGTACGTGCACTCTTTGACCGCAAAAATGTCTGGTCATGAGATGGTAGTGATGGGCATTTTGTCCGACTGCCAGGAAATGCTTTCAATGGGAGCTGGTCCTCGTGCTGTAGAGCATGTTCGCCAGCAGATGAATGTTGCAAAGTACATTCTTTGCGAAATGATGGATAACAAGGAGTCTGTATAATGTCTAAGATGTCGCAATTGCATATGATCATCGTAGATGCCATTGAAGCTGGTATCTCTGAGGAACTCACCATCGAGTTGATGGTTGAAGAAGGCCTGCCACGCGAAGCCTGCCCCGAAATCTTGCGTGTTTTTAAACAAGTGGAGTCTGTATAATGAATTGGAAAACTCTTGATCAGTCTTTCGAGACTATGACCCAGGCCGAAGCCCTGGATATCGTTCAACAAGAAGCCGTGTCGATGGGCATGGGTCTTCTGGAAACTATGACCTGGATGTCTGATAACTACGACGAACTGGATTCAGTTCAGAGGAACGCCTTCAGAACCGCATTCCGCGGATTCCAACGCCTTCTGGCGCCTGCGTAATAACCTTACGTAACGATCCGGTATTACTTGACGGTTTGCCGGATCTAGACTATAATAGATACATCTTAACTAGGAAATGAAAATGACGAAAATTACTAATCTCGAAACTGCCGTAGGCATCGTTCGCAACAATCCAACTAAGTTTGTTGCTTTGGCTGAAATTATGAACATCTTGGGCGTGAGCCGCTCTAATGCTTTTGTGTATCATACGAAGGCTTCTAAGATCTTGTTCTCTGCTAATAACTTAGATGAGATCATGGGCAAGGTTTCGCCTCAGTATAAGAAGGTGACTGCATCTGTTCAGGGTACATCTGCTACGAAGAAGGCTGTGAAAGTGGCTGAGATCGATGCGGTGATTGCGAACTTGAGAAAGTCCGGAGCAACGGTGGCAAGCCCCTTCGCCGCCCTCGGTGCACGATAAGCCAAAAGGATCGAATCCTCAAGGCGCCAGTTGAAAAATTACTGGCAACTATTTTGTAACTAGTTTATATGCATTTCAAACCGCAAATTAACTAGTTACTTTTTTGAATAACCTTTTTTTCGGATGGTTACTGCTTGACGGCTGGACCAAAAGAGACTATAATTAGACATCGTTTAAAGGGATATATTATGAATACAGAGATCAAGTTTATCGACGGCAAGTTCGTCGGTTTGGTAAATGGTAAGGTTGTTGTTAAGTCTTCCTCCAAGTATTACGTTCAGCGCCAGTTGGACGGTCAGAAGTTGGCTTTCCGTGACGCGCCTGCCCCGGTGGTCTCTGAATTCGGTATTAATCAAAGATTTGGTTTTGTGGAACAGATGGTTGACATGATTGTTAACCGCACTTTGCCTTCTGCCGTTATTACCGGTGAAGGCGGTTTGGGCAAGACTTACACGGTTTTAAAGAGTTTAGAAAAGAACGGTTTTACTAATATTACCGACTTGGCTAACTTCGAAATTGGTTCTAAGATTAATAAGTCTAAGTCCTATACCGTGGTTAAGGGTTATTCTACTGCCAAGGGTTTGTATAGAACGTTGTTTGAGAACAATGGTATGGTCATTGTGTTTGATGACTGTGATAGTATTCTTAAAGACGATGTGGCAAAGAACATCCTCAAGGGTGCTCTGGACTCTTATTCTAAGCGTTATATCTCCTGGATGGCTGATATGCGTGATGATGATCTGCCACGCTCCTTTGAGTTCACCGGCTCTATAGTGTTTGTATCTAACATGCCTATGGAACGTGTAGACCAGGCCATCAAGACACGTAGTCTGTGTGTGGATCTATCGATGTCTGAAGAGCAGAAGGTAGAGCGCATGGAGGTGATTGCTAAGAGTGATGAGTTCTTGCCTGAGTCCTCTGATATGGCCAAGAGCCAGGCGCTGGCCTTCTTAAAGGCTAATATCGGTCAGATCCCTAATATGTCTCTCCGTAGTCTGATTGCTGTAACGAAGATTGCTAATACTGGTAATCCTCAGTGGAAAGATCTTGCTAAGTACGTTTTAACTCAAGGAAACTAAGATGAAGTTATTACAAGAGATCGGAGAGGCTACAGTAATAGCATGCCTCTTCGGCGGACCTTTTTTCTATTACTTTCTTTTTATGATGAGGCCTTAATATGTTTATAGAGCAAATTGCCGATATGCTACGCCTGGGATATACAGAACATGAAATTGTTCGTATTCTAGCTATCCCCCCACATCTGGCTGAAAGTATTATCCAGCAAGCCGAACAGTGGAACGATGAAGAGTTCGTACCCTGGACCGACGACATTGTGGATGATATGGCCACCAAGTATGAAGAATAACATAGAGAAAACACAGTGCCCAACTTTATAGAATTAAGTATAGTTACTCTACACAACAGTGTTTCAGGCACAGTTACTTATGTTTAAATGCAAAAATTTCTGCGCGCTTGAATTTAGCTCTAGAACTCCCTCCAGAAAAAATTTTTGCGCTAGAAAAACCGCGCTAGAAACTCCCCCATGAACCGGTACTCTTATTTCTTCTCCGTTATGGCAGTAAAGCTTGCCTTTGTCGCATTTATCTTATATAATGATCTATCGGCCTGGTGGCTTTTATTACTACTGATTATATGAAACAGAAACTACAACAATTAACCTGGACTATTAAAGAGACTGGGGAAACTACCACCCATACCGCCTACGAAGATCATATTGATGTTTTGGTTGGGCGGTTAATGGATACGTATTGGGATCCTGAGGGGGGTTGGGCTATAGATTATACCATAAAGAATGTCAGAGTTAATTCACCTAAGAAGCCAAAACCCCCACTTCAGGATCCGGCTCAAACAGCCCTGGAGCATGCCCAGGCCCTTTCCTACTTTAATAAATTAAATAATGAAACCTAAATTTTTACCTGTATTAGAGATGTGTATTGAGAATGGGTTGACCTACGGTTATCGCCGTGCATTCAAGCATAATGATAATCCCACCGAAGAACAGATAACAGACCAGATCAAGCAATCCATTATGCATGAACTGTACGAGTGGTTTGATATGGAAAATATCAATGAGTGATGAACTTCGTATTAAATGCGATAGGTTAATTACTGCCATGGTTGGCAAGGAATGGGCTCCCATATGGTGGAGTGGACCTAATAAACACTTTGATGGTGAGATACCAGAAGATGTGTTCAAGCGTACCCCCAATGAGGTGTACGACTACCTGTTGACGTGTGCATATGGGGGATGGTAGAGTATGAGTGAATATACGCCCGATTGCTGGGTAGTCATAGAGATTGCCATGGAAGGTACTACCGTACAGAGGATCCTATCTTCCTGGTACGGGGGGTGGGCGGGTTCTGATAGTTGGCGCCTATCCTCCGGCATCACCGAGGTGGAGGAGTTGGGGGGGCTGTACATCATTAAGAATCATTCAGGTTCCGTCTATACCTGTTATAAGAAAAGGTATGGGATGTCTTCTTATACTGCCGGCATCCTGGAAGACTTTAAAAAACAGGCACCTATTACAATGGTGAAGAAATATGAACAAACGAATTAAAGAACTTGCCGAACAGGCTGGATACACAAAAGATATGTTTGGTGTTGGGCACTGGGATATGCCAGAATGTCAAAAGTTCACCGAGTTGATTGTTCGGGAAATGTTAAAGACTTGTGAGGAACATCCTGCATGGTCTGGTCATTTCATTGGTGAACAGATTAAAGAACATTTCGGAGTTGAAGAATGAGCTGGATCCTCTACATCGTCCTGGGTACCAACATGCCCACCCTCCACCAAGTAAATCGCTATGCCAATGAAATTGGCTGCCGGGCGGCTATTACCGAATTGATGGGCCAGGGGGTGAGGGCGGTGTGTTTATTTAAACAGGAATCAAAATGAATAAAAAGATTAAACAACTGGCTGTTGAAGCCGGACTCTATGTGGAGGTGAAGGGGGAGCCCTGGCCCAGGAACATGGCTGGGGAAGATGTTGAGGGTGCATACCAGAGGTTTGCCCACCTGGTTGTCCAGGAATGTATTAAACTCAATAAACAAGAACTCTCCTTCGTTGCATTCGATGTGCTGTTCAACAGGTACGAGGAACACTTTGGAGCCGAACCTGATTGGCAGCGCTATGAGTTCCAGGAGCTGTGATGGCAGTCCGGTATAATACTAACTGGATGGGGCCCATAAACGTGGAGTGGATCAGGCAGAATGGGGAAGGTTGGTCCACCGGCCGTATCGATTGTAGTGGTACCGGGTGTGGGCCCTATGGCGATGAACTTAGTCTGTCTCCCATGAAGTCCGAAGACTGGAGGAGGTTTGGTGATTGGCTCTGGGACTTTGAGACCAAGAAACTCTGGACTCTTGAGCAATTGGTGGAAGAATATGAAAAAACGAATCCTAAAATTACATGGTTAAAAAATGAACTCTATAATTAAGACAAGACGTGCCACCAGGCAAGAAAAAATCGTTACTCCCGGGGTTTACGAGGTACCGGTTGAGTCAACGGAAGTAAAGAAGTTTATCAAAGACGGGTGTGTTGCCGTCCTCTTCTCCCCCGACTTTGGTGCCGGCTGGTACTCGTGGCACGGTGTCAAGGAACTTTTGTTTGATCGCCAATTGGTTGGTATGGTTATGGAAGGTGTTACGTCTGAAACGATTGAACTGTATTGTAGAGAAGTTTACGGGGATCATTACTACGGTGGCGCCACTTTGGGCTTAGAAATTGCCTGGGTCCCTTCCGGTACCGAATTTATGGTTGAAGACTACGATGGTGCAGAAACCGTAACACTTAAAGATGAAGTAAATTGGATAAAAGCTTGACTTTCTCGCTCGATCGGTTATAATAAGATAACGAAAGAGGGATCTATATTATGATTAGTGAAATTAAAAGTTCTGATAAGATGGTTAGTAAGGGTGTCTTTATGTCCCTGTCCGCCATCTATACCCATAGCAAAACCTCCAAGGTCATTGCACAAATGATTACGAGATCTCTTCCTGAGTTTCGTAAGCAATTAGATCTTCCCCGAGACGTTCAGTTTCGTGTAGCCCCGATTAAGGCTAAGAACACCAATGGTTATTATTCGGTAGAAGGTAAGTTGGCTGTAATCGATTGCCGTCTTGGTTGGGCAAAGGCACTAGAGGTGATTGCTCATGAATTGGTGCATGCCGAACAATACCATACCGGTAAACTGAAGAAGAAGTACAATCAACGTAAAGGCTGGTTACATCACTGGAACGGTACTCCCGGAAAGAAGGGGACTACCTATAAAGCCTATCGTGATCAGCCCTGGGAGCAGGAGGCGTGGAATCGTCAAATGTACCTGGCCGAAACTGTTTGCAGAATTTTAGAGGAAAAATATCCATGAACCGTAATGAAGAAATTTTAATTATACTCCAGGAGGAGTGTGCAGAGGTGATTCAAGCTATTTCTAAGGTTCGAAGATTTGGTTTAGCAGAAAATGAACAATCGCTTAAGCAAGAACTTGCCGATCTCCGGTGTATGCTTGATCTGGTTGAGGCTTATAAGGTAGTTACTTACAAGCCAGGTGAGTTAGGTAACATGATTATGGCAAAACAGAAGAAATTGGAAGTATATTCCAAGATTTTCGAACGTAACAGTTGATTTCCTCGCTCGAGCATATATAATTAACATATCAACAACTTAAAGGGACTATATTATGTCACATGAACTTGAAATTGCAAAGAACGGCGAAGCCAACATGGCATTCGTCGGTGAAACCCCCTGGCATGGCCTAGGAAAACGTGTTCCTAACGACGTTTCGCCTGAGCAGATGCTAAAAGCGGCAAATCTTGACTGGTCTGTCAGTAAAAAGCAGTTATTCTTCAATTCTGAAGGTGGTCTTGTACCTACTAAGGCCCAGGCCCTGGTACGCTCTACCGATAACAAGGTATTGACCGTGGTTTCCGATAATTGGAACCCTGTTCAAAACCTGGAAGCGTTCGAATTCTTCAATGACTTCGTTCATGCAGGGGATATGGAGATGCATACCGCTGGATCCCTCAAGGGTGGTAAGATGGTCTGGGCTATGGCACAGATTAAAGATTCATTTACGTTATTTGGAGGTGATAAGGTTGAAGGTTACTTACTATTTTCTAATCCTCACGAGTTTGGCCGCTCTATTGATGTTCGTTTCACGCCTGTACGAGTTGTATGTAACAATACCTTGACTTTGGCGTTGGGAAGTACTGCCAAGCATGCCGTAAAGATCAATCACCGTGCTGTATTTAATGGTGATCTTGTAAAAGAGACGTTGGGTGTTGCTAAAGATCAGTTATCTCATTATAAAGAGCAGGCCCAGTTCCTGGGTCAGAAGAAGTATAATAAGGAAACGATTGTTGAGTATTTTAATCGTGTATTCCCATCGTTGTCTAAGGATGAGCTGAAACGTGCTAATACTGCATTCCCCATCAGCCGTCAGGCCGAGGAGGCAATGGCTGTTGTTCATACCCAGCCCGGTGCTAACTTTGCCGAAGGTAGTTGGTGGCAGGCATTTAACGCTGTAACGTATATGACTGATCATAAGATGGGTCGTTCACGTGATAGCCGTCTGACATCTGCCTGGTACGGTATGAATCGTGTTAAGAAAGAAAAAGCATTGGATCTGGCTGTAGAGTATGCAGCGGTAGCCTGAAACTGTTGACTTAGTAGTAAGTAGCAGATATAATAATAAAATAGTGCACAGGTGGCAGAGCGGTCCAATGCAACGGATTGCAAATCCGTAAAACCGTCGGTTCAAATCCGACCCTGTGTTCCATTAGACTAAGAGGCTCGTTCGTATAGAGGTTATTACTGCGGATTGTCTATCCGCTTACGGGAGTTCGATTCTCCCACGAGTCGCCATATAAATTACCCCCTTGGCGGAATTGGTAGACGCGCCAGATTTAGGTTCTGGTATCGAAAGGTGTAGGAGTTCGAGTCTCCTGGGGGGTACCATTGATTTAACTTGCAAAGTATACTGTGTTACATTTAATTAAAACGTTAACCGATAGTTTTTTCAGTATGCTGGGCGAGGACCCAGTAAGACCTAATATACCTCATGTAGATAGGGTGGGAGATAATAAAGATATATTTGTTCTACGGGACGAAGAGAATAAAGTAAAAGCAATTACCTGTGTTAGTTATCAGAGTAAGATACCTACAATGGAGTGTGAGTTGTTTGAAGTATCTACAGTACCTGATACTGCTGTTTTTTATACGATATGGAGTTATGCTCCGGGTGCAGGACGTAAGCTTATTTTTGATGCTGTAAAGCATATAAATGAAAATAATACAAACATAACCCGGTTTGTAACTTTAAGTCCTAAAACGGAGCTTGCAAAACGGTTTCATTTAAAAAATGGCGCTATCGTTTTTAGAGATAATGAAGAGACAGTTAATTATGAATATGTAATGGAGCGTTCGTCTATCGGTTAGGACATTAGGTTTTCATCCTAATAAGAGGAGTTCGATTCTCCTACGCTCTTCCAATTTAAACTGCGGGGTTCGTATAGTGGCAATACCTGAGCCTTCCAAGCTCATGCGGAGAGTTCGATTCTCTTACCCCGCTCCACATATATATTCATGCACTCTTGTCAGCACTGTGGGAAGCGCAGATAGACAATACTAGAACAAGGTTCGAATCCAAACAAGAGTGCTTCTTTATGGTTTATGCAGTTGTTAGTGTAAGGGTTAACACCACGGATTGTGATTCCGTTAATATGGGTTCGATTCCCATACTTCTGCCCAAGTCAAATCCAAGCAAAAGTGTTAATTTACTGGCGATAGTTCAATGGACAGAACAGTAGCCTTCTAAGCTATCAATCCAGGTTCGATTCCTGGTCGCCGGACCAGTTATTCTACAGGAGGAGGCTCAAATATTAAATTACGTAGCCCGTACTCATAATCTTTAAGTATCTCTAACATAAGTGTACACACTTGCACTCTATGTTGAAAATTTATTAGTTCATTTTTTCTTTGTTGAATTTGATTAGCAATAAACCCTGTTAGTAGATTTTCACTATCAGTTTTTATCCGTAATTTACTTATTACTTTTTCAAGATTAATAATGTATCTTTCAGTAATCCCTATATCTTTATGAGCCAGGTCAAGCATGGTTCTGGTTTCTACTTCTGCAATTTGTATCAGATCGTCTTGCTCAACGTTAAAATTTGGAACGATATGTAAGAGTATTTGAACAATATTTGCTATTGCTTCATCCTTAGCATTGGTAGTGGTAGTCTCACCTGTAATGTCATATTGTTTTCTACGAACCGGGTCACTTAATATTTCATATGCAAGTTTAATGCATTTAAATAATTCCTCATTACCGCCTTTATCTGGGTGATGCATCTGCGCAAGGGTTCTATACCTTTGCCTAATAGTTTCTAACGAAGCATCAACTGGTACATCTAATTCGGTATAAGGGTTCATTTTAATAAAGTAGTTATCAAGTATTTATTGATAAATAACCTGTGGCAGTTTCATTTTGTTTATGATATAATTATGCAATAGGAGTGTGATATGAGGGTTGAGTTTAATTCGTTACATTGGAACAACGTTGATAAAGACATGCTGTCGGCGCATCAACGCGTTATGGATTATTTTGGTATTCCAATAAACTACCATAACCTAGATGGTTATAATCACGGTCATTGGATGCAAGGGGTAATTAATAACTCAACAAGTGATGTAATTGTATTCATGGAGCCCGATTGCATACCTCTTAATAAACGGTACTTAGAGTATATTAAGTATGTAAACAGAAACGAGACGTTTGTTGGTATTGCTCAAGTTTCAAATCATATTTCCCCCAAATCTCATATCTACGCCGCACCCGGCTTCTATGCAATCTCTAAGAAAGCATATGATAAGCTAGATCGCCCATCATTTACTGAAACACGTCGTTCAGATACCGCAGAAGAAATTAGTTACATGGCTGAAGAAAGAGGTATGAAGTATCGTGCATTGATGCCTACGTATTTTGAGAAGCCTTCTTCTGAAGGTATCTGGCCTTTAAGCAATCTTGGTTACTATGGTATAGGTACTGTGTTTGATAATTCAATTTATCACCTGTATCAATCGCGAATGGCGGAGAACATTGAGATGTTTGTTAAGCGTTGCGATCAAGTTACAAGAGACGAATTTACAACTGAGTTCTTTACCCCTGCTACTACATTTACATTATGAAAATATTATTTCACGCCAATACATTAAACTTCCGCGGTACAACGGTTGCGGTAACCGACTATGCAAGATACAATCAAGAGATCCTTGGTAATGAGAGTATTATTGCATACAACGCCGGGTTAGGGAATGATAGAGATATGGGAACAGAATCGGCAGTGCTTGATAGTCTTAAGCAGCGATTTGATGTCATAGGATACAATGAAGGCGATCTACCAGGTATAATTGAAAAAGAAAAAGCTGACTTTGCTTACTTTATTCGTGCCGGTGGTAAGGAGCCTGTCCCAACTAATGTTAAGACAGGTGTACATGCGGTATTTCAAAACTTTGAGCCTCATGGGGATAAGTATGTCTATATTTCTGAGTGGTTATCTAATAAGATGTCTGATGGTTCAGTTCCGTTTGTCCCACATATAGTTAATTTACCGGCCCCTACCAGAGACTACAAAGAATCTTTAGGTATTAGAAGTGATCAAATCGTTTTTGGTCGTCTCGGTGGCTACTATACCTTTGATCTTAAATTTGTTAGAGAATATATTATTAAGCTTGTTAAAGATAATGATAAATTTGTATTCATCTTTATGGGTACACAGCCTTTTATTACACACCCTAATATTAAGTTTATCAATGAGACGCACGATGTACAGAAGAAAGCTAATTTTATTAATACATGTGATGCTATGATACATGCCAGGACCCGGGGGGAGAGTTTTGGCCTTTCTATCGCTGAATTCTTATCCCTCAATAAGCCTGTAATTGCCTGGAATGACGGTGAGGATCAAAATCATATGGACATGCTAAAAGATAGCGGGCTATTATATAATGATGCAAATCATTTGAATTATCTACTTCACAACCTTTCTGAATTTGAAGAAGATTGGACTAAGAGAGTTGAACAGTACAAGCCAACCCCTGTAATGAATAAGTTTAAAGACGTATTTTTATCATGAAAATAGGAATGATTTTTGCTGGTATTTCCTTTGGTTATAAGAGAGATAGAGACTTTAGTCATTGCTTTCCTAATATAAGCCGAAATTTAATTGAGCCCTTGCAATTACAGCACACCGTTAATACATATGTTGTGACATACGATAGTGATCGTATAGATGAGGTAGTTAAACTACTCAATCCCAAGAAGATTGCAACTATTCCGTATGAGGGAAATAGTCAAAACTCGGTTCGGGCAGAAGCGATTAAGCTTGTTGAAGGTGAGGATATTGACTTTTATATTATGTGTAGGTTCGATGTTCACTACAACAAGAGCTTTGAAGATTTTAATATTGATTGGAATAAATTTAATTTTACCTCACCTGAACCGCAAGAGTTTTGGGAGAGTGAGAGATATGTTAGCGATACATTTTACGCGTGGCCAAAGCAGTTACATATAGGGGTAGTTCAGGGGTTCCGGGTACTTGCTAATGTTAATACGTTCGCTCCGTTTAAGGTCGACCCACAGGAGGGTAGAATGAACTATCGGTACTTGCCTGAACACATGCATAATTTCTTTTCTATTCTTACCCCGTTAATTGGATTACCCAGTATTCATTTTATGAGTAAAGAACCTCAAGTAGCCGGGCATTTACTCTTGAGTACCTGTCATCGCGTTAATGTTGACTACTGGCTACCACGTGGTAATTTTATCAATCAAGAAGTAATTGACCGTTTTAAAAATACGGACGAAGATACACATGAATAAGCTTGTAATATTTGATTTAGATGGTGTATTAATTGAGAGCAGAGAACTACACTATCAAAGTCTTAATGATGCGTTGAAAAGTATAAGTCAAAAGTACGTGATAGAAAGAGACGAGCACTTATCTATTTACGACGGGCTTAATACTACAAAAAAATTAAAACTGCTTTCTGAGACCAAAGGTCTTCCTATTGAATATCATGATACTGTGTGGCAAAGAAAACAACTAGCTACTTTTGATCTAATTAGGAAATTTGAAATTGATACTAAATTAGTAGACATATGTATCAAGATTAAATCGGCAGGTTATATGATTGCCGTTGCTAGTAACAGTATTCGAGAGTCCGTAAAACTCAGCTTACTTAAGATTGGTATCATGGAGTATGTTGACTACTATGTTAGTAATCAAGATGTGGTGCACCCCAAGCCATATCCAGAGATGTACTGGCAATGTATGACAGCGTTAAAAGCTTTGCCGAGAGATACCCTAATTATAGAAGATAGCCATATCGGAAGACAGGCTGCTATGGATAGTGGCGCACTTTTACTAGCGGTTGAAAACTCTAACGATGTAACCTGGGATAAAATAAATTCAAGACTACAGCATATGAATTCAAAGTTAACCTCAAATATTATACCTTGGAAAGACAGTAGATTGAATGTACTCGTCCCCATGGCAGGTGCAGGTAGTAGGTTTGCACAACAAGGCTATACATTCCCTAAACCGTTAATTGAAGTTAACGGGAAGCCAATGATACAGGTTGTAGTAGAAAACTTAAATATTGAAGCACATTACATCTTTATCGTTCAACGCGAGCATTATGATAAGTACAACCTTAAATACCTTCTTAACCTAATAGCCCCAGGTTGTGATATTGTAATGGTTGATGGTATAACAGAGGGAGCTGCGAGTAGTACCTTACTTGCAAAAGAGTTTATTAATAACGATGCACCTTTAGTTATGGCAAACAGCGACCAGTTTGTTGAGTGGAATAGTAATGAGTGTATGTACGCATTTACAGCAGATGATATTGATGGAGGTATACTAACTTTTGAAGCAACACATCCAAAGTGGAGTTATGCTAAAGTTGGATCAAATGGCTTTGTGAGTGAAGTTGCAGAGAAGAAAGTAATTAGTAATGAGGCAACTGTTGGGGTTTATTATTGGAAACATGGTAGTGATTACGTTAAGTATGCTGAAGAGATGATTAATAAGAACATCAGGGTTAATAATGAGTTTTATGTTTGCCCGGTCTTTAATCAGGCAATCGAAGATGGTAAAAAGATTAAAGTAAAACGTATTAATAAGATGTGGGGTATTGGTACACCCGAGGATTTAGAAATCTTCCTACAGTCATACAAAGCTTAATAACATGAACGATAGTAGATTAAAACTTATAGCGCATCGCGGTAACACAACAGGTCCAGATCCTAGTAGCGAGAATACCCTTGCCGTCATAGACCACTGTATTGATATGGGGTATGATGTTGAGATAGATCTTTGGTATCATGATGGGGATTTATATCTAGGGCATGATGAGCCTACAATTCCAATTACTATCGATTATCTACTTCCGCATAAAGATAAACTTTGGATTCATTGCAAAAATCTCCAGGCTTGTACAAGATTACATAACCTACGTAATTTTAATTATTTCTTTAATGAAGAGGATAATTATGCTTTGACCTCTGAGCGGTTTGTTTGGACATACCCTAGGCCACAGAACGTATATGCCTGGAATCAGGTAATGTTAGATTTTGGTTCAGATGTTGATTTTAAAAAATACGAACTGTTAGGGGTGTACGGCGTTTGCGCTGATTACTTACCTATAATTAAAAGGAGCTAATTATATGACAGGGCAGGCGCGGGTTAATTATATGACAGGAGCTAATTACATGGCGGTAGAAAAGAAAAAGATTTATATTGCAGGGTCGGGAGGTATGCTTGGTGATGCATTCTATAAAATTTTTAGTTCGGATTATGAATTGAAGTGTACTGATATAGATTTAAATGCAGAGTGGTTATCTTATCTAGATTTCCGATATATAGATGCATATACAGCAGACGTTATGGCATTTAAACCTGACTATCTATTTCATGTAGGTGCGCATACTGATCTTGAGTATTGTGAAGATAATGTTGATGACACTTACATGACAAATACGTTATCGGTAGAAAATGCAGTATATATTTCTAATAAACTTAATATACCTCTTCTGTATATCTCTACAGCAGGAATATTTGACGGTAAGAAAGAAGAATATGATGATTGGGATATACCTAACCCCCTAGGTCACTACGCCAGGAGTAAATATGCTGGTGAGCTGTTTGTAGAGAAGAACTCTAAAAGGTATTTAATTTGTAGAGCAGGGTGGATGATGGGAGCCGGTCCCAGTAAGGATAAAAAGTTTATTAATAAAATAATGGCTAAATTAAAGAGCGGTGAAAAAGAACTCTTTATTGAAAATAAGCTAGGTACGCCAACCTACACATACGACTTTGCGAAATGTGTGAAGGGTCTATTAGAAAAAGAATATTGGGGTCTGTACAATATGGTTTGTAGTGGGGCTACTGGTAGGTATGAGGTAGCACAAGAGCTAGTTAAAATACACGGGCTTGAAAACGACGTAAAGATTACACTTGTTGGTGCAGACTACTGGGCTAAAGAATACTTTGCAGCCAGACCAGATTGCGAGCGATTGGTGGATAAAAAGTTAAAATTAAGAGGCATGAATTTTATGAGACACTGGAAAGTGTGCTTAAAAGAATACATGCAAACACATTATGCAAACTACTTGGAATAATTATGCATTCAGAATATAAAATATCAGTTGTGTGTCCCATCTATACAATAAGGGATCAATTAGGGTCAAGATTTCTTGTCGAATATCTTACTATGTTAACACATCAAACGTTTAAGAATTTTAATGTCATTGTTTCTGATCAAAGTGACGATAATATTTTTGAAGATATATGTAAGTCTTTTTCTGACACCCTTAATATTAAGCATGTAAGAAATGCAGGTGCCAAGGGCATTTGTAATAATATTAATGTTGGTATGAGGCACGCAACAGGTGAGATTATAAAGATCTTGCACGTAGATGATTTCTTTTACAACAATGGTGCACTCGGACAAATTGCGCATGCGTTCGATCACAACCCTGGTAAATGGTTAATTGGTGGATTTTGTACCAGTGATCAAGAAAGAAGTAAAGTATACAATGCGAGATTACCCCGATATGATAATGCTGTTGTTAATGGAGATAATTCTACAGGTAATCAATCTAACTACGCTATACGAAGAGAGTTTGCAATAGAGATGGATGAATCTCTTCTATTCTTATGTGATGGTGAGTTTTTCTATCGTTCATACTACCACTACGGTATGCCTATTATGATCAATGATATTTTAATATGTTTTAGAGAACATTATGCATCGACGTACTTAATGCTTTTAAAACAAGAGCCCGTAACCCAGCTTGAGGTCAAAGAACGGCAGTATTGTGTAGATAAATTTAATAAACCCGTGGAACATAAACTCGTATGCTACCTAAACTAATTCATAAAAACTTTACAAAGAGTAATACTAATTTTTTATTCTTTAATGCTGATGATGGCCTGTCAAATGCTATGATCCGGGATGGGGGAGATTGGGAGGAGCATATTAAAGAAAAAAGTAGAGAGCTTCTTAAGGGGGTAGATCAACCTACAGTTCTTGACATAGGTGCAAATCTTGGTGCCTATTGTATACCCATTGCAAAAGAAATACAGAGTAAGGGCGGTACGGTGCATGTATTTGAACCTCAAAGAATTGTGTATTACCAGTTGTGTGCTAACATAGTCCTTAATAGATTAGATAATGTTTATGCTTTTAATCAAGCAGTGGGTGACTACGATGGTATGATTAACATTCCGGATATTAATTATGAACATAACCCAAATATAGGGGCTTTTTCTTTCGTTAAACAATATCGAGATGCCCATGGTCTTGGACCATCCATGTCTGTAAATAATACCCAGGTACCTATCATTCAGCTTGATAGTTTGACGCTACCGACGCAGGTTGACCTCATTAAAATAGATGTTGAAGGGTTTGAGATAAATGTACTTCGTGGGTCTGCCGACTTCTTAATGCGTAACGGGTACCCCCCTATCCTATTTGAAGTATGGAACTTCGAATGGTTTAAGGAAGGTAAGCAAGAGATCTTTGATTGGTTAGTAAGTGCTGGGTATGAAATTACCTCGTTAAATGGTATTGATCATCTAGCGAAACACCCATAACTGTGGTACTACAGGAAGGATGAGCGTATAATATCTAATTATGAGAGGATTATATGAAATTTGGTAATGAAACTATTGCGCTACTAAAGAACTTTGCGTCTATTAATACGAACATCGTCTTTAAGCCTGGTGATAATGTGAGTACTATATCTAATGCAAAGAATATCTTTGTAAAGGCTACCATTAAGGAAGCTATACCTAATGAGTTTGCGGTGTATGATTTAAACTCTATGCTAGCGATGCTCACGCTAATGGATAACCAAGAGGTTGAGTTTAGTGATAAGTGTCTTGTAGTTACAAGCCCGATGGGTAAATTTGAATACTATTATTCTAATGCAGATATTGTAACAGCGGCTCCTGCAGGGGAAATTGAACATACCGATGTTTATAAGTTTAAACTTACTGCTGAAGATGTTCAAATGATTATGAAAGCGGCTGCTATTACAGGAGCGCCTACTGTAACTGTATCCTGTAAGAATCAAGAAGTTACATTATCGGTTAGTGATCGTAAAAATGATACAGCTGCTAACTTTAAGAAGCAGATTGGAACCTCCTTTGAAAATTTTGATATCTTTATTGCAGTAGAGAACTTAAAAGTTATTCCTGATGCTTATGAGGTAACTGTAGCTAAGACTCCTAATGGTAAGGCAAAGTTCCTTCACTTTAAGCATGAATCAAAACAACTACAATACTGGATAGCCGCCGAACCTGGTTCAGTTGTTTAACCTAGGATTACATTATGAACGAACACTTTCTCTTTGTTGAGAAGTATAGGCCGCGGACTATTAATGAGTGTATCTTACCTGAGGATCAAAAGCAGTTCTTTAATCAGCTAGTTGCAAAGGGTGAGATACAGAATATGCTTCTGTGTGGTACTGCTGGTACTGGTAAGACAACGGTAGCGAGAGCTTTATGTGAAGAGCTTAAGACTGATTATATTATCATCAACGGATCGGAAGAGTCCGGTATCGATGTCCTTCGGACTAAGATTAAATCTTTTGCATCTACGGTATCCTTTACCGGCAACACCAAGGTTGTTATACTAGATGAGGCTGACTACTTAAACCCTAATTCAACTCAACCTGCACTTCGTGGATTCATAGAAGAGTTTGCATCTAATTGCAGATTCATCTTAACGTGCAATTTTAAAAATCGTATCATACCGCCCTTGCATTCAAGGTGCGCTGTAATTGAGTTTAAGATTCCTAATGCTAGTAAGCCAACTATTGCTACAGATTTCTTTAGACGAGTATGCAGTATATTGGATCAAGAACTTATACCTTTTGATCCGAAGGTAATTGCTAAAGTAGTACAAAAGCACTTCCCTGACTTCCGTAGAACTTTAAATGAACTTCAGCGCTATTCTCAATCAGGATCTATTGATGAAGGTATTCTTGTTAGTGTAAGTGAAGCTAATATGAAAGACCTGGTCGATTCTATAAAAGATAAAGACTGGAAGAAGATGAGGGGATGGGTTGTTAATAATTTAGATAATGACCCTGTATCTTTATTTCGTAAAATTTATGATACCTTTATTCCCCTAACTAATCAGGTACCTCAGTTAGTACTTACAATTGCTGACTACCAATATAAATCTGCGTTTGTCTCTGACCAGGAAATTAACTTGGTAGCGTGTCTAACCGAAATTATGGCAAGCGTGGAGATAAAATGAAGGATATATTACTAAATACATATGACTGGATATACGATGACTATTGCACTCATCCTCTTAGGTTCTGCATTGAGTTGCTTGCTTGGGCTATTAGTATTGGCTGTTCGATTACCATGGCTCTCACTGTCCCCAACCCGCCTTTACTTGCTTTGTACCCTGTTTGGATTGTCGGCTGCAGTCTCTATGCTTGGGCTGCTTATAGTAGGAAATCTTTTGGGATGCTGGCTAACTACCTGCTTCTGGTAACCATTGACTCGGTCGGCCTTACGAGGATGTTATGGACATAAATAAAGTTTTTGGTCAGGGAGTAGCGGAGGGTATCACTGAGGTGTATAAAGAGCCATCAATGTCTCCTTTTGATTTTATAAATGCAATTACCTTTAATAAGAACGATTTAATCGTCGATGAATGGTCAGAAAAACAATACATTCCTTACATTATTAATAAGGGTCTATCGTATGGGGTCGATACAGTAATTCCAGCTAATGAGATGAATGCGCGCCCACATATCGGTAAGAAACTCCAATTCCAATTTTTAATAAATAGTATTAGACCTAGAAAACGCTTTAACAAGTGGATAAAGGCTGAAAAGATTGAATCGATAGAAGTAATTAAGACATACTATGGCTATAGCACTGAGAAAGCCCGCCAGGTACTCCCCCTTCTTGATCAGTCAAAAATTGACTACTTAAAACAAAAATTAGAAAAAGGTGGGATTTATAATGTCAAACGAGTATTTCAAGATTGACCTACCAGGCTATACCCCCCTAGAAGTAACTCTTTCCCAACCTGATGACTTTCTTAAAGTGCGTGAGACACTTACCCGTATTGGTGTAGCATCTAGAAAAGATAAGATACTATATCAATCTTGCCACATATTGCATAAACAAGGGAAGTACTATATAGTACACTTCAAAGAATTGTTTGCACTTGATGGTAAGTCAACCGATCTTACAGAGAATGATATAGAACGTAGAAATACTATTACAAAATTATTATCTGATTGGGGTTTAGTAAAGGTGATCGATATAAATAATATGACGGAACAAGCACCTCTCTCGCAGATTAAAGTAATTGCGTTTAAAGATAAAGGTGAATGGGACCTTCAGACAAAATATAATATTGGCAAGAAAAAGACCGAAAGTTCTTATTAAGTTGCCTATATAAAACGTATCCCAGGGATGGGAACGTGAACGACTCCACTACCTTAGGGGCGTCTAAAGCCGGTATCACGTTAGGGTACCCCTGCAGTCGGTAAGCAGGATTTTATCGCTATGCCTTCGGGGTAGCAAATTTTAACTCGCTTAATAGGAGAACTATATGTTTTACGCAAACATGGCTATCGATTCAATTCAAGACGCCAAAATCACCTTCCTCAAACAAACAGTCCAGGAAGACACCCTTCAAAAATCTTTAATTGCTTTCGTTGAGGCACAACGTGTCTTTACAAAACAAATTGCTAAATCTGCTAGCGATGTAATGAGCATTGCTTCAGAAACATTTGCTAACGCAATTACAGGTACTACAAAAAAGGGAGCTTAATATGACAATACTTACAACTTTTGGCCCTGATTTTAAAGACGTGGGTAAATTTTTTGTTGGCTTTGATGACCAGTTTAATCGTCTTGCTAAAATTCACGAGGATATGTCAAAAAATATTCCTAACTATCCCCCTTATAATATTAAAAAGACAGGCGATAATACTTACGTTATTGAAGTAGCTCTTGCTGGGTTTTCTAAACAAGATATTGAAATTGAACTCAATGACGGTAAAGTGTTAATTAAGGGTAACGTCCAGTCAGATGATGCCGAGGATAATTTCTTGTTCAAAGGAATTGCTAACCGTGCCTTTACTCGTTCTTTTGCACTCGATGATCAAATCGAGATACAAAATGCCGAAATGTTCAATGGTATGCTAAAGGTATTTCTTGAGCGTATTATTCCTGAACATAAAAAGCCCAAGAAGATCGAAGTTAAAGATACTTCAGAAGCTAAACCTAAAAAAACTAAACCACAACTACTTACAGAAGATCCACAAGATCGCGACATGTAAGATCTAAGCCCCCTCGGGGGCTTTTTAATTTGTTCACAAGACAAGGAAAAACTATGTTAAGAAAATTAATAAATATCATGCACGAAGTTAGAAACGCATTACGAAAAGGTCGAGATAGATTACCAAAAGGGTCATGATTATACTATCACTAATACCTGTTAGAAGAAAAAATTGGGTTATTAAAGCCAGTGTTTTTGATGATCAGATATTAGTGTTTTTTCACAACCCGCTAACACTTGCATATTTCTTTAAAATATTTTATAATGAAGAGTGTGCTTTTAAATTTATAGAAGAAATTGTTGTAACATAATCTATGCGTAAAGAAGTAACGTAACAGTTGCATTTTTCTCGGCTGAGCATATAATATAAATATGAACAAAGGAGATAATATGAAAAAACTAATCGCAATTTCTATAGCGTTACTGCTCTCAACTAGTGCTATTGCTCAGCATAACCATGGTGGTCATGGTAACTATAATCACGGCGGCCATAATCGTGGCGGTGGTAACTGGGCAGGTCCGTTGATTGGTGGTATAGTTCTGGGTACTATAATTTCTAATTCACAGAGGTCGGTAATTGTTGATCAGCAACCACATGTTGTTATTCAATCACAACCACCAATATACTCTCTACCTATGCAACAATACTATCAGTGTTTGGTTCAAATTAAAGATCCATTTACAGGTGTAATTCGGAATGAAGTCGCTACGTGCGTCAGATAAACATGGGCTGATAGCTTAGTGTCCTAAAGCAGCGGCCTCATAAGCCGTTGATCGTAGGTTAGAATCCTACTCGGTCTACCATTATTATGAAAACTTATACTGCTGAAATTTTAGACGCCGAAGATGGATCCGGAGACGGTGTCCTTCAATTACCAGAAGACTTCTGTAAAGAAGATGACTGGCGCGAGGGAGATCGTATCCATATGGAAGTAATCGGCGAGGCCCTTAAACTAACAAATTTAGATAGGAATAGACGTGAAGGTATATTTGAGCAAATACCGCTACCACTGGATTAGTCCATATACGGTACTGGAAAAAGTTTTTTTCTGGCGTGAAATTGATTACGATGAACCTATCATTGATAAATGGTCGGATCGTCTAACACCTATTTGTCAAGGTATTCAAAAAGTTCTTGACTTTATTCACCCTAAGATTAATTACGTTAAAATTGATGGATGGGATACTTGGAGTATGGACTATACTCTTTCGCATGTTGTGGTACCGATGCTTAAACAGCTTAAGGTAACAAAACACGGCGCACCTTTTGTAGATGATGAAGATGTACCTGAAGAACTAAAGAGTACATCTGCACCTCCAAAGGAAAATGATTATGATACAGATGAAAATCATTTTAAGCGATGGGACTGGGCTCTTAATGAAATGATCTGGGCGTTCGAACAAAACCTAGATACTAACAGTGAGGAGAAGTTCTTTGATCATGCTGAATGGGATGAAAAGGAAAAAGACTTCGCAAAAAACCTTCATAAAATTAAAATTGATCAACCTGGGCTTAAAGCTCATCAAGATCGTAAGGCAAACGGGTTCCGTTTATTTGGTAAATATTATTCAGGGCTTTGGGATTAATTATGAAAAGTGCTGTTGTTATTACTCCTACAACAGGGTCACCTGATGTGGTTGATGCTATTAATTCAGTTAAGTCACAAACATATAAGAATGTTGATCACTTAATTGTTGTAGACGGCAGTCAGTTTTCTCTCCGTACCGATCAAACATTCCGTGATGCAGGTATAATTTCTGCAAGGGATAAGCTGTACCGAACAGATCTTCCGTTTAATACCGGGGGTAGTGGGTATTACGGTCACCGGGTAATGGCCGCCTTCTCTCATCTAGTTAATTACGACTATGTTTTATTTCTCGACCAGGACAACTGGTATGATCCTAACCATGTAGAGTTATTAATTGATGAGTGTGAAAAATATAATTTTGAGTGGTCATATAGTCTAAGAAAGATTTATGATAATAATAAGAATTATATTTGTGATGATAATTGCGAGTCTCTTGGTCGATGGCCAACATGGGTAAATGATAAAGGATTTCTTGTTGATTCAAGCTCATATTGCTTTACACAGAAGTTCATTCGTGTAGTAGGTCATGTATGGGATTATGGTTGGGGTGCTGATCGTAGGTTCTATACAATATTAAAAGATGAGGTTGGTCATAATAATTATGGTTGTACCGGTAGGCATACCCTTAACTATCGTCTTGGTGGTAATGAAGGTTCCGTGAACACAGAATTCTTTACTGAAGGTAATAAGAAAACTACTGAACAGTACCAGGGTTCATTTCCTTGGTCAACAATTATAAAATGATAAGAAGATTTAAAGTTAATACTTTTTTAACTGGTAGTAAACGTAAATTTATTCCAGAAATTTTACCTGGAACTAATACACCAATAACGCGGGGTAGCTCAGTAGTAGAGCGCTGGACTCATAATCCAGATGTCGGAGGTGCGAACCCTTCCCCCGCATCCCTTAATCCTAACATTGTACTCGGCTACAATTAATGCGATTCTTTTTTCTGGTACTCGCACTACTAACGAGCAATGCGTTTGCTTTTAGCATGACCGCTCAAAGTTGGTTAGAGACCGATGATCAGGGCAACCTGATTGAAGGTTCTAATATTACCGAGGTTCGATCAATTGCAAGCATTACCAAGTTAATGACGGTGATTGCTGTCTTGGACCTTAAACAAGACATGCAGGAAAAAATTGGTAAGTTTACCAGAGGTCAATTAGTTCAACTTGCTTTGGTTAAATCTGATAATGATGCTGCAAAAGCATTATGTGATAATTTTCCAGGAGGTCGTTTTGAGTGTATTCGTTTTATGAACGAAAAAGCAAACTATCTTGGAATGTATAGGACAAAGTTTATTGAGCCTACCGGGCTTAGTCCCATGAATATCAGTACTGCTTTAGATCTTTTAAAGTTGGTATTTGAGGCCAGCCATTACCCCGAAATTGTTAGAGCCAGTCAAACCCCAGTCTTAAATATTCAGATTGGAAATAAGGTATTATCATATCGTAATACCAATCCTGTTATAGGTAAACGATATAACTTTATTGTCAGTAAGACAGGTTCCACTAATGCCGCGGGGAGTTGTATTGTTGTGATGTTTGATACGGATGTTGGCCGCCGTATTGTAATCTTACTGGGTGCTAAAGCTGGTAAGAGATTACCTGAAGCAGAGTATATTGTTTATAATTAATTCCAGTACTTCGAAGAATCTAAATTATCCCAATACGCTTTATTGTTGCGGTTAATAAAATTATTGACTAAGTAAGTAGCCATACCAAAGTACCCCATCTTTTTAAACCTACGGGAATCTTGTCCGAAGTAGTGACTTACTATTCTAAACTTTCTAGGGCTGTACATTCGAGATAGAAAGTAGTCTTCAGACGTTACAGTCTTTTCTGGAAACCCTCCAAACTCTTCAAACTTATCTCTACGAGTTAGCATGAAGGCACCAACAGCAAATGGTGAGAAGTATTTTAAAATGTGGTTGATGATATTAAAAAGAGTAAATCCAATGATAGCTCTCTTGTCATTATCATAGCATTTTATATTTAATCCAACAAGGTCTAAATTCTTAGATACTATTTCATTAACAGCGTCTTTAATAACATTACCTTTAAAGAAACGAACATCAGCATCGATGAATAAGATATAGGGGGTTGTGACTAAGCGGGCACCATTATTTTTAGCAAAAGAAACAGGACCGCCTTCTATAACTTCTACATTTAAAGAATAACTATTTTCTTTTATAACTTGTCTAGTATTATCTGTAGAGCAGTCAGCAATTATAATTCTTGTATCGCCTATGTCTTGAGAACGAAAAGAATTTAATAGATGAGAGATATAATCTTCTTCATTCTTGCAAGGTACAACGATAGTAATTTTATCCGATAGGCTCATCTGTTTCCTTCGTCCACGTAACAATCTCCCAGCGCCCATCCCAGTGTTCTACTAATGCAGTACAGGACTCTACCCAGTCACCATCGTTCATATACATTACACCGTCAATATCTTTTATTTCAGCATGATGTATATGGCCACAAATCACCCCGTCATATCCTCGCTTCTTACAATACCCAGCTAAGTTTTTTTCAAAGTGGAAAATAAAGTCTACTGCTCTCTTTACTTTTGTTTTGAGATATTGACTAAGACTAAAATACCCAAAGCCAAAGCGATGACGTATCCAATTGAACTTGTTATTGAGCGATAAAACCACATCATATGCACGATCTCCTAAAAATGCTAACCAAGGGGCAAGTCTAGTAATACCATCAAACATGTCACCGTGTGTGACGAGATAATGTTTACCATCTGCACCAATATGTTCTATTTGATTGTGAATCTCTACTAGACCGAAACTAAAACCGTAAGGTATCATTGGTCGTAAAAATTCATCATGATTACCAGCAATATATATTACTCTGGTACCGCGCTTGGCGTGCCCCAGTACCCGTCTTACGACATTTGTATGAGACTGCTTCCAACGCCATTTGTTTTGTTGTATACGCCAGGCGTCAATTATATCCCCTACCAGGTATAAAGTATCACAGGTATTATTTTTTAAAAAATTATTTAGTTTACCGGCTTTGCAATCATTAGTACCTAGATGAACGTCACTGATAAAGATGCTACGATACTTCTTTGAGTTCATTAATTAATATCATTAAACGCTAAAACTGCTACCACATCCACAGGTATGTTTTGCGTTGGGGTTAGTAATTACAAATTCTTTCTTCATAAATTCATCTTTATAATCAATATTGGCATCTTGTAAATATTGCATACTCGCTGCATCAACTAAGACTCTGAATTCATCCAGAGGAAATTCAAAGTCATCTTCATTCATAACTTCATCCATGGTAAATCCGTAATTAAACCCGGAACAACCGCCGCCCACTACAAAAGTTCTTAAAGAAACTTTAGGGTTATTTTCTTCTCGCAATAAGTCTATGATCTTAGACTTTGCAGCATCTGTTATTGTAATCATGGATAGCCGCCTTTATTGCATCTTCTGCAAGTATTGAACAATGTATTTTAACCGGTGGGAGGGCAAGTTCTTCAGCAATTCGTGAATTAGTAATCTTTCCCGCTTCGTTAAGCGTTTTTCCCTTGACCCATTCTGTAACGAGACTTGAGCTTGCAATTGCGGACCCACAACCGTATGTTTTGAATTTTGCATCTATTATAATACCCTCTTCTACTTTAATTTGAAGCTTCATTACATCTCCGCAAGCAGGTGCACCAACCATACCAGTACCAATATCAGTATCATTCTTTTCGAAGGATCCGACATTCCTGGGATTTTCATAATGGTCAATTACCTGCGAACTGTAAGACATGATTATTTTCCTTGTGCTCTTTGTAATTGCTTAATCTTTTCTTCGTGAATAGCAATCATTTCCCTATTCAGTTGAATACTGTCACGATTCTTTTGAACTGCTTCAGTTAGATCTTGACGTAATCTTTCACGTGCCAACTCAGCACTGGTATTTGATGCTTGCCTGTTATCGCTGGTTACAACTAAACTCATTTTACCTTGAAGTATAGTTACTTCGTGTGCTAGTGTACCTACAGCGCTTAGTAAGTAACCTACACCTGCGATGATTAGCGGTAACAACGCAAATAGTAGTTTTTCAACAAATGCGCTTTTTTCGTTTGACTCTGTTGCCATTTTATTCTTCTCCTAATTTTCCTAATTTTGCAATATAATTATCCATCATGTGATCGTAAGCACCAAGGAACTTTTGCCCTTTTGCATAAGCCCTTGCTCTACTACGAACCATGTCTTTTACCTGTTGCCAGGGTGTAAGGTTTCTAAATGCACCGTAGTAATTCATATATATGTGAGTCCCGTGATGAGCAAAACCCATTAACCTAAAGGGAACCTTTGTAACATCGTCACAGTTATTTTGTACTCTGTAGTGTTTAACTGTCAGGCTGTTAACAAATTCTTTATTACCCACTCTTGGTGAACCAAATGTTATTAGTGATATAACCTTTGACTGCATTCTACCTGAAGCAATAGTTGCCATTGCAGCGCCAAGACTATGGCCTGTGACATAAAGAGTTTCGATATTAGAAACAGCCTTTTCTATTGCAGGCCATAACTTGTTAATTTCACCTTTAAAGCCTACGTGGATTTTACCACCAATAGCTTCAATATTCTTACCAGCTTTTAAGTCAGCTAATATATCTGACGGCTCAGTAACCTCTGTACCTCTAAAACTTAATACGTGTGTACCATCATTGTTTTTAAGAAGATATGCTTGTGCATTATCAATATCAAAAAATTCAACGATGGTGCATCCTATGGCTTTAAACTTAGTCATAGCTGTTTTTGGATTTTCGTAGGTAATTGCAGCTATGTTAGCAAATATCAATAATTGAGGTTTTTCCATTTATATTTCTTTCTTTTTATTTATCACACATACATATCAATAGTATTAATCATTGAAACTTCCATGCGTATAATATTTTCATGAGCTTTCTTTACATAAATCTCGTAAAGGTAATCTTTTTGTTCTACATACTCTTTATGTTTTGCTATGTAAGTATCATAAAGTTCCTCATTTTTTCTAGTATGAGCAACCGCAAGGATACTATCAACCGGGGCATAGTCAGGCCATGAGACGCCCCACATTTAATTTTTCTCTATATTTTTTGCATTAATATATAACTCGTAAGTTAGAACTCGTATCTCCCCGTCGTCAGATGTACCTAATAGATGGGCTAAGTTATTATATATTTTTGCAATGTCATCTTTACTACACACTGTACTGTGAGTTTTTATCCATTTAATTATTTTTATCTTACGCTCATATGGGTCATGAGTAGTTAAAGCAACATACTTAAAATCACCGAGGTTACAAATTGATGATTGTGCAGTTGATTTATTAAGTATAAAAGCCATTACAATGATTATTAGCCATTTCATTGTGACATTTCAGAAGAGGCTAGGTTAATTCTTGTTTTAACCACATTTAAATCTGCAGGCTCCGTTTTAAATCCTACTGCAACATATCCATCGAAGTCACCAATTTCTGGAGGAATACCACCACGACAGATAAATGTAGCACCTTGCTTGGCTTCCCACTCTGAAGACTTGCTAGTGACATCTAGTTTATCGCAAATAACCTCACCGTTAAGCATACCAATAATTGCAGCATTACGACCAGGGTCTTTGTTAAACAAACTAGAAATTAATCCATCTAATGTGTTATCTCTTCCCTTGGGACCGAAAGCCAACATTGTTGTTCTGGTGTTAACAACTAAACTTGCTTTGTGTACTACTACAGATACAGCTTCCAAGTCTTTTTGTAGGCTTGCAGCAACCGGTATAAGGTGATTTACCTCTTTAAGATTGGTTATTTTACTCGAATGGGTAATTGCTTCTAAAATTACAGCCCTGCTATCCCATGCAAAGTAACCAAAGAAAAATACGCTTGCAAGTAAAATTACTTCAAATAATTTAAACGGTGAATCAACCCATTTAATTAAATCGATAGCTTTATCCATCATAGAGGATGCAGACTTTGTGCTACTACTTACATCTATAACTATAGAGGAAGCAACTGCTTTTTTAACCGGTTTTTTGGTTGTTTGCTTAACTGGTGGTTTTTTAACCGGAGCGCTCTTAACAGGCGGTTTTTTAACCGGTGTACTTTTTACTGGCGGGCGCTTGACTGGAGGTTTCTTTGTAGCCATATGTATCCTTAATATTTGCATAATATATTGCATAATTAAGAACTAACACTGTTTTATATTTATAACCGAAATAAGTTGATTAAGTTATAGATCTATCATATAATCAACAGATGCTATTTTATACAAACGTTTATGCCCGGGGTGATTATATTTACTTCCGCGGATTCAAGGATGGTAAGCGGGTTCATCAGAAGGTGCCGTTTAAGCCAAGTTTCTATGTTCGATCTGGTACCGAGTCACAATATAAATCTTTATGGGGTGAAAATCTTGAGAAGAAGCAGTTTGGCTCTATTGCGGCTGCGAAGGAATTTGTAAAGAGGTACAGGGATGTAAGCAACTTCCCTATCTACGGTAACTATAATTACATATATCAATTCACCAGCAAACTCTTTCCCGATAAGATTGACGTCGATATCTCGTTAATGAGGATTGTGACGATTGATATCGAGACCACAACTGAGTATGGTTTCCCTGATGTCCGGAATGCGCAAGAGCAGGTTATTCTTATTTCTATTCAAGACTTTAATACAAAGCAAATTACAACCTTTGGATGTAAGCCGTATACGAGTAAGAAAGAAAATGCTACCTATATTCAATGCGTAGATGAATTTGATCTACTGCGTAAGTTTATTAACTACCTTAAAGATGATTATCCCGATGTAATAACTGGCTGGAACGTACAGCTGTTTGACATTGCATACCTGTCTTCTAGAATTGTTAAGGTATTAGGTGATAAAGCTTTAACGGAATGTTCTCCTTGGGGGTTCGTCTCAACCAATGAGGTACCGTACGCAAGAGGTCGTACCCAACTAGCATATAACTGGAGTGGTATATCCATTCTTGACTTTATGGATCTGTATAAGAAGTTTTCTTATAAGATGGTTGAAAACTATAAGCTGGATACGGTTGCTAAGGAGGAGCTTAACAAGGAGAAGATTAAGTCACCATACAGCACCTTTAAAGAGTTTTATACGAATGATTGGGAACTCTTTGTTGACTATAATATTGTCGACGTAGAGTTGGTTGACCAGTTGGAAGATAAGATGAGAATTATTACTCTTATCCTGACTATGGCGTACGATGCTAAATGCAATTACACGGATATCTTTTCATCGGTACGTACATGGGATTGTATTTTATATAATAAGTTATTGAAGCAGAACATTATTGTTCATAACCCGCCCCCGGTTGATCTTAATTTAGATAGACAGATTATGGGTGCGTATGTCAAGGAGCCTAAGCCTAGTCAATACGATTGGGTTGTTTCTTTTGATGCAACCTCTCTGTACCCCTCTATTATTATGTCATGGAATATGTCTCCTGAGACACTTGTTAACGGGCAGAAGTACCTAGCAGACGATGAGAGAAGTATTCAGCAGTTATTAGACAGAACTGTACATACACAAAATATTCATGATGAGCAGTTGGCTATGACTGCTAACGGGCAATGCTTTAGAAAAGATAAGAAGGGTATCTTCCCTGAATTAATTGAGTTCTACTTTGGTGAGCGACAGGTTGCTAAGAAGCTAATGCTAGAAGCGCAAATCATGTACGAGAAGACAAAAGATAAGAAGTACTTGAACGAAATATCCAGTCTTAACTCAAGGCAGATGTCTGCTAAGATTTTAATGAACTCTCTTTACGGTGCAATGGGTAATGTTCACTTTAGGTATTATGATATCCGAATAGCCGAGGGTATTACAATGACCGGGCAACTTATTATTCGAACGGTAGCTAATAAATTAAAAAGCTTTGTAAATAAGGAATGTGGAACTAAAGATATTGAATACTCTTTTTATTCCGATACCGATTCTACGTACATTACTCTTGGAGATTTAGTAAAACGCAATCTTAAAGGTAGAACTAACGAGGTGATCGTAGAGGTTTTAGATAAGTACTGTAGTACACAGATTGAACCTACTATTAACGAGGCGTGTGAGGATCTTGCAGACTACTTAAATATTTACCAGCGTAGGATTAAATTTAAGCGAGAGATTATTGCCGATAGAGGTATATGGATTGCTAAGAAGCGGTATGCGGTTAATGTATATAACTCGGAAGGTGTTACTTACGATCCCCCGAAGCTTAAAATTCTAGGGATGGAGATCGTTAGGTCCTCTACCCCTGCCCCGGTTCGTAAAGCACTCAAGGAGGCTGTCGGTATTGCTCTTACAAAAGATGAGGCAACGTTGAGGCAGTTTGTGGCTGACTTAGAGTCAACGTGGCATAGTCTTGACCCTGAAGATATTGCGTTCCCTAGAGGTATTAATGGGCTTAAAGAATATAGTGATCCTAATTCCATCTTTAGAAAGGGTACCCCTATCCACGTAAGGGGAGCTCTCCTATATAATCATCTAATTACAAATAATGGGTTAGAGAAGAAGTATCAATTGATTCAAGAAGGGGATAAGATTAAGTTTGTGTATTTAAGAGAACCTAATCCCCTAGCTACCCACGTTATAACATTTGCAGGAGATATCCCTCCGGAGTTTAATTTACGTGAGTATATTGATTATGATAAAATGTTTGAGAAGTCTTTTCTTGAACCCCTTAACTCTTTACTCAGCTGTATTGGCTGGCAAGTTAAAGAAACCGCATCTCTAGAAGGATTATTCGGATGAAAAAATATATTGCAATTCTTTCATTACTGTTAGTTACCCAGGCATTTGCTCAAAAGATGCCCAAGAACTCAGCAACCTATGACACCCAGGTCTTACGTGTAAGTGATGGTGATACCATTGTCATTGCAGCACCATTCTTACCTGCGCCACTCAAACCAGAACTAGCAGTTCGTATCTTCGGTGTTGATACACCAGAAAAGGGACATAGAGCACAGTGTCCACAAGAGGATCAAAGAGCACAGTTAGCTAGTAAATGGACCTCTCAGTTGATTGCTCAGGGGGGTAGGATACAAGTTACCTTATATGCCTGGGATAAATTTGGTGGTAGGGTGCTTGGAGATATCTTAGTTAATGGTCAAAGTGTTCGAGCTGGGTTAATTGCTAATGGATTAGCACGTGAATATTACGGTGATGCCAAGCAAAGCTGGTGTCAGTAATAGATTGACCTTACGTCTGATTTATATTATAATATGTGAACTATAAGGAACTTATACTATGTCAATACTCGATAAGATTAAAAAGAACTCTACTATTAAGGATACGGCCCTCTTAGCCGAATCGAAATTCTTTCAGAAGAAGGATATGATTCCTACTTCTATCCCTGCAATTAATATTGCTTTATCTGGTAGACTAGATGGAGGTCTTACTCCTGGTCTTACGATGTGGGCAGGTCCTTCGAAGCACTTTAAGACTGCTTTTTCTTTATTGATGGCAAAGTCGTATCTGGATAAGTATCCCGATGCGGCTTTACTCTTTTATGATTCAGAGTTCGGTACTCCTCAGTCGTACTTTGACTCTTTTGGCATTGATGCTAAACGTGTTATCCATACCCCACTAACTAATATTGAGCAATTGAAGTTCGATATAATGACTCAGTTAGAAGGTATTGAAAGAAGTGATCATCTGATTATTATTATTGACTCTATTGGTAACCTTGCATCTAAGAAAGAAGTCGAAGATGCGTTAGAAGGTAAGTCGGTAGCAGATATGTCAAGAGCAAAGCAGATCAAGTCTCTGTTCCGTATGGTTACCCCTCATCTATCTCTTAAAGATATACCGATGGTAGTAGTTAATCATACCTATAAGACTATGGAGTTATATTCAAAAGACGTTGTAGGTGGTGGTACTGGTTCTTATTACTCCGCCGATAATATCTTTATCCTAGGTCGTCAGCAAGAAAAAGAAGGTACCGAGGTTGTAGGGTATAACTTTATTATTAACGTTGAGAAGTCGCGCTACGTCAGAGAGAAATCTAAGATCCCTGTTACTGTTCGTCACGATGGTGGTATCAGTCGTTGGTCTGGACTACTGGATATGGCTTTAGAATCTGGTCACGTTATTAAGCCTTCTAACGGTTGGTATTCTCGCGTTAATAAAGATACCGGTGAAGTAGAAGATCAGAAGTTTAGAGCAGCACAGTGTGATACTAAGGAGTTCTGGCTACCTATTTTACAAACATCTTCATTCCAGGAATGGGTAAAGACTACCTATCAAGTTGCTAACGGTGCTATCTTGAGTGATGAAGATATTACTAAGGAGTTTGATGATGCTACGGAATGATTTATTTAAACCATGGTTTGTAGGCGACGACTGGGGGTTTGAAATTATAGACGGTGAGTATAAAGGTGTATGTATTCAGATTGAAAAATTAGAGTTTGATGAAAAAACAGAAGGTGGTCTACTACTAGACTCCCATACTGTACATAAGCCGGATTCAATTACCGATGAAGAATTAAAAGAGCCAAAATTTCAAGCTGTTGTTGAAGTTATTATTAATGATATTTTACGAGAAGCAATAGATGACCTTAAGCAGACTAGAGATAACGATACTAAAGAATCTAGTACATGATGAAGTATACATGCGCAAGGTACTGCCTTTTATTAAGGAGCAGTACTTTACGGATGAGAGTGAAAGAACGGTTTATAAATTAATTCACGAGTTTGTAACTAAGTACAACAAGCCTCCTACGGTTGAGGCTATATCTATTTCATTACAGAATACCAATGTACCTGAAGGTCAATTTAAGGAGATAACCGATCTCTTTAAAGAGCTGGTCGTAACGGAGGTACCTAACCCTCAATGGTTATTAGATGAGACTGAAAAGTTCTGTAAGGATAAGGCTGTATATAACGCTATTCTTCAATCTATCGGGGTAATGGAGGGTAGGGATAAGCTTGTATCAAAAGATGGTATTCCTTCTTTACTTCAAGATGCATTAGGTGTTTGTTTTGATAACTCTGTTGGGCATGATTACTTTGATGATGCAAGTAAGAGGTTTGAATACTATAACCGTGTCGAAGAGCGAATCCCATTTGACCTAGATCTCTTTAATAAGATCACACAGGGTGGGATGCCTAATAAAACGCTTAATATTGCGCTTGCAGGTACCGGGGTTGGTAAGTCTTTATTCATGTGTCACGTAGCCGCCAGTTGTATTGGTCAAGGTAAAAATGTATTGTACATTACTTTGGAGATGGCAGAGGAGCGAATTGCTGAGCGTATTGACGCAAATCTATTGAACGTGGAGATCGATCAATTAAAGTCTCTACCTAAACAAATGTTTGATAGCAGGATGGAAAAGCTGAATAACAAGATACATGGCAAGCTAATTATTAAGGAGTACCCTACGGCGTCTGCACACGTTGGCCACTTTAAAATGCTGTTAAATGAGTTGAGTTTAAAGAGATCCTTTAAACCTGATGTAATTTTTATCGATTACTTGAACATATGTGCATCCTCCAGATTTAAGCCTGGTGGAGGTGTCAATTCTTATACATATATAAAAGCCATTGCAGAAGAGTTACGTGGTCTAGCTGTAGAATTTAATGTACCTATTATGTCAGCTACTCAGACAACGCGTTCGGGTTTCTCGAATACGGATGTGGAGCTTACAGATACTTCCGAATCTTTCGGTCTACCAGCAACAGCAGATTTTATGTTTGCGTTGATTAGTACAGAAGAACTCGAGCAACTCAATCAGTTAATGGTAAAGCAGCTGAAAAACCGGTATAATGACCCTACATTACACAAGCGGTTTATGATCGGTATTGATCGGGCGAAAATGCGGCTGTATGACCTTGAGGATATTGCTCAAAGTAATCTACGGGATACCGGGCAGGAAGATGCACCTATTAATATTGGTATGAATAATCTATTCAAGAAAAAGGACTTCTCCGGAATTAAAGTATAAATAATTCTAAAGGGGGCCCTATGTATCTTGCACCAGTTATAGATGGAATTTTAGAGTCAAAGAAATCTAAATTAGTAGGCCGCCAAACTTATTTTTATATTACCGGTATATTAAACCGGTCTTTTGCAAAGGTTGAACCCTTTACATTTCGGTATGAAACCTACAGTGATTACAGCAGAGAAGACTTTTCAGTATCCGGTCTATACGATATGGATGCAAATAAGCGTTACATAGTTCTTAACTTCCCTAAAAATCACAAAACCTTTCCCATGGATGATGAGAAGTGGAGAGAATTTAAGTTTGCGGTATCACAGGTATGCCAGCATGAAGCTATCCATCAAAACCAATGGCAGCACCGAGACTATAAAGATGAAGGAGCGTTAAGTTTAGATTTTAGAAACATGGCAGGGGATTTGGATGAGGATAGAGAGTATCTTTCAGATATTGACGAAATTGATGCTTACGGTCATGATATTGCAATGGAAATAAAATTTTGTTACCCTAAAAAGGATCCCTACGAGGTTTTGCGTACAATAGACAGAAGAAGAAAATTGTGGTCATACTCGTACTATAAAAAAACTTTTAAAGGTGAGGAGTGGTCTGACATTAAGAAGCGGCTTTATAAGAAAATATACTTATGGATGCCATATGTTACTGTATAATATAAAAGGAAGAAATGGAAGAACCTATCTTCTCAATAATGGATTTACTTCAATTGGGGTTAATGATTTTAGCCTGTTACGCCTGTTACTGGAGGGGAAGAATTGTAGGAATTGAACAAACGGTACAAACCTTGGCAGACCAGGGGTTAATTGACCTAGAAGAAGTTGAAGATGAAGAAGGCCTTTAGGGGCCTTTTTTTACGGCCGTAAATTTGCCTTTTGGACGGAAATAGGTTATAATAGTATATCAACTAAATTAAAGGATTGTATGCAAACTCAGACTAACTCTAGACCCCGTATTAAAAACGATACTGTGGGTACCGATGGTATGAAGTTGTTGTTTAAGGAATACGAAGGTTCGACGTTGGTGTCGTTTCGTAACACCTGTAGTTTACTGATTGAAGAATCCGCTGGTAAGAGAAGTACTAAGGATAAGTTTCTTGCAGAGATTGCACGAGCTACATCCAAGGATACGATGCTTACCAAGGTTACCAATTACATGATGGCCGGGCAGGGTCTTGGTGTGTAAGCACCACAGTAGTTGGGTTTTGTGTGATAGGTAGTTAAATTTTATTATGAAAGGTCTATTATGACTTTGTTTACTGTGGCAGGTGTTTCTAGACACAATGGTGAGATAAAGGTTCGTTTCTGTTCTGATTTTGTACTTCGAGTTAAGAACTTGCAGAAGCAGGGAGATACGGATATTCAGCTTATCGAACTTCCAAACCCTATGACTAAGCCCCAAGCTTGTTCGTTTCTTTTGGATCAGGAATCATTTAATGTTTATGCTTCTGAAATTATCGAGATTCTGGGCAAAAAGGAGTTGAAAGAAACTCCTAAACAGCCTATAATCAAGGCTGCGAAAGAGGAAAAAGTTGATCTAGAACTTGAGTCAATCAAAGAACTAGCTGAAGCTTAATCCTCTGTTACGAGGGAAAGACCACCGCCCTCGTAACTTTTTCTATGGTGGGGCATTTCTATATTAAGGAAATATTATGTCTTTGCAAAACAGTGTACTGAAAACTTTGTCACATGGCCGTCAATTTACCGCCGGTCAAATGGCAGGTTTGTTTGGTACTACAGAAACCTCTGTAGCCGCTCGCATCTCCGAGTTGCGCTCACAAGGTTATTCCATCTATAGCAATACTGCTAAGAATGGAAAGACTGCATACCGTTTGGGTACGCCCTCACGCCGTATGATTGCCGCCGCTTACGCAGCCGTTGGCAGCTCAGTTTTTAACTGATGTGACTTGAACGGTCTCTCCTAAGGGACGCCGGAGATCGTAACCGGCATTAATTTTATTATGGAGTCGTTATGCCTTTATTTGTTGTAGATGCTATTCAAATGTTTCGCACCAGATACGTTGTTGAATGTAGAGAAGCCGAGCATGCAGGGGATACCGTTACCATGAACGAGGCCGAGCAGTTCAGCCAGATGGATTTAGGTGAACGTATTGTAACTACTAAAGAAATTACCTATGAACAGTTTCATAAGATGAATAAATCTTTAGAAGAAGGTCATGGTGATGGTAATCATTATCAAGCCGAATCTGGCTCACCCTGGATGGGTGAGAAAATAATTTACGTTGTTAATTATGATCAGGATACTAAAGAATGAATGTACTAGCACAAGTCCAGCGGCAACGAGTTAGATTTAGCCCGGATGATAAAAAGCACATCAGTGCATATCGTCACTTTGTAGTTAAACGTAAATGGGAGAACCCTGGTTGCCCTTATGAATTAGAATGGCCTTATCTAAGTATTCCCGATATGATTAAAGATAAGATCATTAATCACTACTTAAAAATCTAGTTTTTAGCCTCCTATCTGGGGGTTTTTTATTGTATAAATATAATAAAACAACGCTAGGGTATTTAAATGTCTACTTCTTCTGACTATGAAGATGCAGTTGCTGCAAATATACATAACGCCTCTAAAGGGGTAGTTGGTATACGTCATAAATCTGGTCTACAAAGCATGACATCTTACCCGGATGTCGAGGTTAAGTATAAAGGTATATCTACATGGGTGGAGGTAAAGATGAATCATACTGATAACCTAATGAATCCTAGATTTAAGTATGTTGATGGTAAATGGGCAGTATCTGGTGTCGATTCTAAAGCTATTCAGGAGCTAACTCAATACTTCAACGTCAGTGAGGATGCAAAGAAGTGGGTAGATGCGTTAAGAAAGTTTGTAAAAGATCCAAAAAATAAGTACACAGGTGATCCAGCAAATATGACATTGCACTCACTGGTTGGAGATAGGGCTAGGGATAAAAATTCAGTACCGTTAATTACAATGAAAAGGTTTTTAGCGTCTCGTCCGAATAAAAATATATTCAAAGTCGATGGTGTTGATGTCGGGTCTTTGGTAACAGATCATTATACTAAAGGTAAGTCAGCTGCAGCATTGTATGTAAGTAGCGGAGATGATTTTTATAGATTTGGTAATAAGAATCCTTTTAAATTTACCCTAAAAGAAGCGCCTTTGTTTAAAGGAACTAATAGTATTACCTATCGTATTGGTGATCGATCAAGTAATTTTGAGATTATGGTAGAAGTAAAACTTAAAAATACAAACGCTATGGGTAGTAGTGACACTAGTGTCAAACCCGGATCATCTAAACCTAATCCTTTTTCAAATTTAAAATAATGATAACATTTCAATACTATTTAACAGAAGCAGCTTCTGAAGACAAACTCAAGCATCTTGAGCATGCCGAAGACCATATCATTAACGCCGGGTTTGATGGCTTTGCCCACGCATACCACAACCTACAAGACGTGCATGATCAATTGAGCGGTAAAAAGAATAAGACCAAGATTACTACCAAGTACGATGGCTCACCTGCTATTGTATTCGGACATCACCCTGAGACAGGTCAGTTCTTTGTAGCATCTAAGTCAGCGTTTAATAAAGACCCTAAGATTAACTATACCGCTGAAGACATTGAAAAGAACCACGGTCATGCTCCTGGGCTGGTTCAGAAACTAAAACAAGCCCTTGAACACCTACCCAAGATTGCTCCCAAGACCGGTGTATACCAAGGTGACATCATGCACTCAGGATTAAATACAAAAGATAATCCAAACGGTGATGTTACAAAAGAAGGGGGTAAGTACCACTTCCAGGCTAACCCAACCGGGGTTAAGTATTCCACAAAGGTAGGATCTGAAGAAGGTAAGAAGGCTGCCAGTTCAAAATTCGGCATTGCCGTTCATACTGCGTACCATGGTGATACCATTGAAGGTCTAAAAGCAGAATATGCACCTGACCTATCAGGCTTTAGCCACCATCCAGATGTACATAATATTGATACTCAGGATGATGTTCAGCATGCTAAGATGACACCTGAACAGCATGAGTTGTACAATAAGCACATTAAGCATGCTACAGAAGAATTCAAGAATACACCTAAAAAAGCCTACAAAGCTTTAGAAGGTCATCAAGATTTGTTAAAGACTTATATTAACAGAACTGTCCGAGAAGGTACGACACCAACGGTTGCTGGCTACCGCTCTCATGCTAACGAATACCATGCTAAACTAATTGCTAAGGTAAAGACACCTAAAGCAATTGCTGCTAAGACTGAGACACTACATAACGATCTATCTCATATTGATAAGCATACAGAGAACTTTCAACACTTACTTACCATGCACCATCATCTACAACAGGCTAAGGATCAGTTAACTACAGCGTTATCGGCTAAGCCTAAGTTCGAAACCTCGATGAGAGGTAAGCCAACTAAACCAGAAGGCTATGTAACCGTTAGAGAGAATAGACCAACTAAGTTTGTGGATAGAGGAGAGTTTAGCAGAATGCATCTAGGTGCAAGAACTGAGTAAATCTTAAAAGCCCACTAATGGATTATGGCACCAAGGCAACTAAAAATCAATAACTATTTTGTATCAGGGACCAAATGAAGATATTTAGAGATATTAGAGAGAACTTTAAAGACGGCCGTAACCCCGGCGACAAGGGCGACATGGCAAGACATGGTCTTAAAGGTAAATCTATTATACAATTGAAGAAGGTCAGATCCTCTGACTCTGCAACACCCAGAGAAAAGCAATTAGCCCACTGGAGAATCAATATGACACTAGGTAAAAAGAAAGATAAATAAACGGTTAACTAATTAAATACACATGGACTTCATAGACTACTTAACAGAAGCACCGGAGAAACACGGCGTACTTACGTATGGTCGTATGAATCCACCCACATCTGGGCATGAGCAGGTCATTAATAAAGTTCATGAAGTTGCTAAAGCGCACAATGCTGTTCATAAAGTAGTTCTATCTCATACAAGCGGTACCAAGGATGGTAAGAACCCGTTACCGGCTGATGTTAAAGTAAAGCATGCGCAACACGCCTTCCCTGGCACACATATTGAAGCGGCTTCTAAAGAGCATCCTACCATTTTGCATCATGCAGCTGCAATGGCTAAACAAGGTGTCAAGCACTTACATGTAGTTGCAGGCTCTGATCGAGTAGAAGAATATCATAAGTTACTTCATAAGTATAATGGAGTAAAGAGTGGCCACGGACACTACAATTTTAAATCTATTACTGTTCATTCCTCTGGTGAAAGAGACCCAGATGCAGAAGGTACATCTGGTGTTTCAGGTACTAAGATGCGAGAGCATGCAGCTGCAGGTAGAAAGAATAAATTCCATGCCGCTTTGCCTTCTAAAATGAAACCAGAGCACAAAGATGCCTTGTATCACGATGTAAGACATCACATGGGTATACAAGAAGCGGTAGCGCCTGGTTCACAAGGTGAAGTAAAGATTTCTAAATATGAATGGGGTACCCCAGAAAGCACTAAAGAGATGAAGCGCATTACCCCTGGAGAGAGTAAGATTAAGACTGAAGAAAAAGAAGCAGACTATGGTGAAAAGTTTCAGTCAATGGTAAAGAGAGTTAAGGTAAGCGCCCAGCAAGGTATTAAAAAGACTGTCTGGGTCCCAGCAAAGTACGGTACAGGTGGCTCTTATAAGGTAGTACCAGTTAACAAAGTTAAAGAGTCTGTAGAGGTAGAACCCATGCAATCAGAGGCAACAAGATTACCCTTCTTATTAATGAATGCTGAACAAAAGCGAGCATTAATTGAAGCCGAGGTTGACGAGTTAGAATTCGATGGTATTCAAACTAAGAACCTGGATATATGTCCTAGTGCTTATAAGGAATTTAAAAAGCTAATTGAAACTGTTAGAGCAGGTGAGAGCATTGGAGAGCCTATTGATCATAACCTACCTTCAAAAGCTGTTCAAGATATAGCGGCAGGTATTGCTTTGAAACCCGCTACACTTCGTAATATGCAGTTCAGACACTTTACAGGGTTATAATGTTAATAGATGAATTAAAAAAAGTGCATGCTGATGCATTTACATTTTACCTAAAAGCACATTTTTACCATTGGAATGTCGAGGGTTCTGATTTCCCTCAATACCATGACTTTCTTCAAAATCTCTATCAAGAGGTTTTTTCCTCTGTAGATACCCTTGCAGAATTAATTAGAACACTTGATTCTTATGCCCCAGGCACACTTACAAGATTAAAAGAGCTAACCTCTATAGAAGAAACAGATGACGTTCCAGATGCAAAAACTATGATGACAAGATTACTTCAGGAAAATAATATATTAAGAGCATCATTACTTACCGCATATACAACTGCAGAAACGACAGGTGAAGTAGGCGTTGCTAATTTCTTACAAGATAGAATTCAAGCGCACGAAAAACATGGATGGATGTTAAGGTCAATACTAAAATGAGTCACGATTCAAATAACCAACACGAGTTGTTGAAGACAGCATTAGAAGCTACTGATGCGTACTTAGGTGTAGAAAAACAAGCTGTAGCTGCTAAAAAAGCTACGCCAGTTATGATACATGATTTTACCTATCATATGTCGCGAGCACATGATACTCTTAAATTATTAGGGGTATTAAAAGATCATGAAGAATATATGACATCTCATGTTACCACAATGAGTAATCTTTTTGGATATAGTTACTCTGATGTGCAAGAGGATGCAGTTGTATCGTTTGCAAGCTTTATTGCAGAAGAGAATGAAGAAGCAACTTTTACTGAGGCAGTTATGGATGAGATAGTAGAAGGGACGACATGGGAAGATATCGTTGATCTATATTCTGAAGAAGAGTTGGTTGAAGAGGAGGAAGTTACTGAGGCCTTATCTGCTCAAGCACGACTTAAAAAGAAGCAATCCTTTTCAAGAAATAAGAGCAGAAGAAACGTAGCTCGCGGTCTTAAGTTACGCAGAGCATCTTCACCTGATACACTTAAAAGACGCGCCATGGCAGCTGCCCGGCGTGCAATGTATAAGAGGCTGTTGAGCGGTAGGAACAAATCATCTCTTTCAGCATCAGAAAAAAATAGAGTTGAAATGCAAGTATCAAAAATGAAAAACATTCAGTCTTCTATAGTCAATAGAATGATGCCTAAGATACGATCTCTAGAACAATCAAGACTTGCACACTACAGAAGTAAAAAATGAAAAGGCTATTGATTATTGCCGTACTGTTTCTATCAGGCTGTTCGACGATAGATAAAATTAAAGAAGTATGGCCCCGTGCTCATGACCCTGTCATGGTAAGTGCGTATATTGATTTAGATATATATCTTGATGAAATTAATTGCAAGTCACCTAATAGTATTGATTTTGCTAAAGAAAGAGCTATTTGGTTAAACAAGTATGCAGAATTTAGGGGTGATCCTCAAAGAGTGTCTACGAAAGCAATTGTGGACAATTTAGATAAAGCCCAAGCCGGTACTTTGACTGCATGTGACCGGTGGGTTAGTTTATCAAAAATAAGAATGAAGACTATTAAAGAAGCATGGAGTGATAGATGACACTAGAAGAAATTGTAGAATATCAAGCAGAAGAATCTATTCGCGGTGAACTTGCTCGTGAGTTTGTTGGTATCTTAAGTGACTATCAAACAGGTGCTCTAACAATTGAAGATAAAAATTTAATGATTACTGAAATATTAAACTCTTGCCAATCATCTGAATTAGCTCAAGATGAAGTAATAATGAGATGGGCGGTTTCTGCTGCCACCACAGCTGTTAATATTATTTAAAGTAAAAAAATGAAAAGCTTTAAACAAATAAGAGAACAAGTTCAATCGGTTACAGAAGGTGAGCGTGGGTTGTGGGATAACATCCATGCCAAACGCAAACGTATTAAATCCGGTTCTGGTGAGCGTATGCGTAAGCCAGGTAGTAAGGGTGCACCTACTAAACAAAACTTTAAAGATTCTATGTCTGAAGATGTAGAACAACTATTCGATCTTATTGAAGATGTAATAGAAGATATTGCAAAAGATAATAACGTTGACTCTGAATTTATTTGGGAAGATCTTGAATCAATACCAGATGAAGAGTTACTAGAGATAGCAGCCTGGCAGCGTAAAGAAGGTAAGAACCCTGAAGGTGGTTTGAATGCTAAAGGTATTGCCGCTTACCGTAGAGAGAACCCAGGCTCTAAATTACAAATGGCTGTAACAACTAAACCATCTAAGTTAAAACCAGGTAGTAAAGCGGCTAATAGAAGAAAGTCTTTTTGTGCTCGCATGGGTGGTATGAAGAAAAGACTAACATCTGCAAAGACTGCAAGAGACCCAGATTCTAGGATTAATAAAGCTCTTAGAAAATGGAACTGCTAATTAACTTATAAGTATACGAAACTAAAGGAAACAAAATGGACATGAAATCTATTTCACAAAAATTACAAGATGACATTCGTGATATCATGGAGGGCAACATTAAACACCCTAATCAACAAAAGATTGATGTACATGAGCCAGAGAAAGATGAAATCACTGCCGATGATTTTAAAAAGCTTCGTGCAATGAAGAAGACGAAGACTGAAGAGCATGCTCCTGAATCTACCGAGCAGGTAGAGGAAGAAGAAAAGAAGAAGCCTGTTAGTCCTTTTGACTATAAAAATTATCAAAGTCAAATACCTAAAAAACCAGGTGAGACAGCTGGGTTTGACTCAAAGAAAATTTCTACTGGTACCGTTTATACTAGAAAGCCAGTTAAAGAAGAAAGCCATCAGTCTGCAACTACTATGAAGCATATCCCTAATGCTTCCCCGGCACTTAAAAAAGCTGCTAAAGATATTAAACCTGGCGTTGCAGGCTATCGCGATCGTATTGATATGCTTAAAGCTGGCGGTGTTAAAGAAGAAACTCAGATTGATGAACTATCTAAATCAACTTTAGGTTCCTATTTGACGAAGAAAACATCTGAATACATGAAAGGTAAAACCCAACCTGGTACAAAAGAACATGCTAAAGATGTACAGAACATGGGTAAAGCTTACGATAAGTTAAAAGAGGAAGAAGCTGAACTTGATGAAGCATATCAAACAGCAAAGAGTGAGTTCGTAGCTCGTCAGGGAAGACTGACAGCTGCAGCTGCTGAGACTGAAAAAGATCCCGCGCGCCTGAAGAGGATGTCTAGCATACCAGGCTATAGTGCTGCAATGGATTTAGCCAAAAAGACAACTCAGGGCGCAAAGCACACTAAAGAAGAAGTTGAGCAAATGGATGAGCTTTCAGTTGAAACAATGAAGTCGGCAAAAGAAAAATTAGCTAATAAAGCCTATGATGCCCACATGGATGACAACAAAATGGCAGCAAGAAACTTTGCTCACAGAGCTTTAAAAGTGGGTTCAAAAATTAAAAGTAAAGAGCGTTCCTCCTCTCAAATGACTAGAGAAGAAGTTGAGATGGTATATGAAGCGAATATTCAACCAACAGCGGCAAAGTCCAGGTCACATATAGGTAATATAAGTCATCCAACTACAAATCACGTTGCGCATCCTAGTTCAGGAAAAGAAATTGGTCTAATTACAAAGCAGCCAGACGGAAAATACCACGCCCACCCATCATCCGTAAAATTGTCACACAGCCAAGGTGGTACATTTGATACCAAGGACCAAGCTCATCAGCATATCCGTGATGCTCATGCCAAAGCTATTAAAACCGGTACGTTGAGTGATAGATGGAAGAAACAAGAGAAGCTACCACAATTTGCTAAAGAAGAAGTTGAGCAAGAAGAATACACATTTGCTGATTACTTGAATGCTGCGCTTGAACATTACAATGATGAAGAAGCTGTTAATGTGGCTAATGAGGCTTACAATAAACAAGATATAAGTCTGTTTATCAAAGAATCCCAACAGCCCGAAGCCTAAATATATTACGGGCGCCATCTATTTAAAATACGATGGTAATAAAGTTAAAAAGAATAAGGAGACATAAATGTCCTCATGGGGTAATACAGATAATACGTTGATTGCTGGTACTGTAACAGCATATGCAGCTAATACACGAGTAGTCGGATCAGGTACATACTTTTCTATTAACGTTAAAGCCGGGGACTATGTAACAATTGCTACCTCCGGTAAATACAAGGTAGAGACTGTTACATCCAATACCGTGCTGACACTATCAACGGTTGCAACTGCTGTGACTGGTCAAGCAGTATACTTGCAACAAGGTCCTAAATCAATTGAAGCTGCTACATCATTTGCTGCTGCAAGACGTGCTAACCTAGTTACAGCATCAACAGTGTTCGGTGTTGATTCGGCAGAGGCCGGTACAAGTAGAGTTGCAAGCGTTGCAGTTAATTCCGCTGGTACTGGTTATCAAAGAACAGCCAACGTACCTGCTGCTACAGCTAATACAACTGCTACATTCACCACAACTGGTGCAAGCCAGCCACAAGCAAATGCAACCGCTACCTTAACTTTTGCAAATAACGTCTTAACGGCTATTACGGTAACAGCTGCAGGTAAGGGGTACACAGCCGCTGCAAGAGCCAACACAACACTAGTAATTGCTACCACCGGTGCCGCTCAACCACTGACCAATGCTACTGCAACGATTGCCTTCACCACCTCTGGTATTGCTAACGCATCACATACCGGTTGGGTAAACCAGGTAAACTATTCTACCAGCCAGGGTTCGATAAGAAATAAATCCGAAGTACTTGTTGCTATGTCTAAGAACGGTATCACCGGCGACGACGAAGATACTAATTTCCCTGATTAATTATGGCAGATAGTAAAGTAAGTGAGCTTGTATCAGCTACCTCCGTAGGGGGTAGCGATCAGCTGTATATTGTTCAATCTAGTACCAGTAAGAAGGTTACTGCAGCGGTGTTGTTCGCCAACGCAGCCAACGTCGTACTTAAGGGCAATATTAACCTGGACACAACCGTACAGCTATTAGCATCACCAGGTACTATTGACATTACCAAACAAATAACCCACCTCAGTGCTGATGCATCAGGTGGTACTTTGATTTTACCAACTGGTACGGATAAGCAGATTAAGATATTAGCTATGACAGCTACAGCCGGTGGTACATACACAGTTACTACTAATGTTGCTAACAGTGCAAACGTTGTGTTTAATAACGTTGGTGACACTGCTACTCTATTGTATACAAATAACAAATGGTTTGTTATCGGGGGTACTGCCTCACTAACTTAAAATATGTTTGAATTGACTGAACAAACCTTTACACTATACGCTATTAAACATTATGATAACCCTGCTTGCAAAGGCATGGCAGAATTTCATGATGATTTAAAGAAATTTAGATACTTAAAAAGACTCTTTAGGAAATACACTACAGGTAGTGAGCTTAAGGAGAGATTAATAATAAACCATCTGGTTGTTTTATATAACCTTTTTGGACCTGAGGCGGCTACTAAGATGCTCTTCTTTAAGATTGAAGAAGAGTTTTGGCCACAGCTAAAAACATTTCTGGTGTTCTTAAGCTACATGCCGATAGGTTCAATTGTACTTAACAGTATGAAGATAGAGGGATATGAAATTCCTCTTGACGAAGCTGTTGCAGAAGCTTTAGGAAAACTTTAATGGGTCGGTTTGTAGATTCTATCATTGCTTATCGTATTTTACGGATGCTTACAACGCCATTCGAAAATACTGATGCCTATCAACTTGGTATCATTGATATTAAGGGTAAAGAGTTGAAGAAGATGAGTTCTTTAAACTCAGTAAATGAGCGTGACGCTTATTCTATTCTTCATCGAATGATTTTTCGTATTAAGAGAATAATTGAAAAGGTACCGGTCGATAATAAAAAACTTATTACCTTTGCCGCCGCCTTATCTCTAGTTAAAGAGCATGCGCATGTAACAAGTGAACCTATAGACCTAGAGTCACAGTTTATGGATAGATTGGACTTTGATCTTCAAAAAGAGATTCAAATTACAGAAGAGTTTTTAGGTAACACAAATATGTTTACCTTTAAACAATTTGTAGAAGAAGCTCCTGCTAACAATGCAGCAGCAACCCCAGGTGTAGCCGGATTTACACCTGATACCCTAGGTGTGCCTAAAAGCACACGTCCCCCACTACTGAAGCGAAAGAAGGTAATTAAAAATGTTTAAATCAATTAAAGAATTTTTTGTAGGTAAACCAAAGGTTGAAGACCCCCCTGCTGAATGCCCCTACATGGCAGAGGTTATACCTGTTGGAACAGAGGCAACGATTGTAGCATCGTCTACAACAACTGCTGCTGTATCAGGTGAGCAAGCTCAACCTGCACCAATAACAATTACACCTGAGACCGTCGTTATTTCTATCTCTGATAATATGAATGTCAGTGTTGGGAGCCAATCAGATACTATTACACTAACACCCCCGGTCGCTAATTCAGGCGCCTGGCCATTTCCCACCGCTGCACCATTGGAGTCTGTAGTTAAGAAAACAACTACACCTGCCATTAAAGCAACTAAAAAACCACGTAAGAAGAAGTAAATGGCGGAACCAATGTCAAAAGCAGATCTGGAAACAGAGACCAGAGTATCGGTACTTGAAACCCAGGTCGACACTATTGCAGGTAGCGTAATTAAATTAGAACAAAAAATTGATTCTAATTATGCAACGTTACATAGTCGAATTAGTGACTTGAGGGACGATCTACGTAATGACATTGATGTTAAGCATGAGAAAATTATTGATAAGCTTGATGCACAAAACAAAGCCAGTACCGACCAACATAAGCTTATTTCAGATAAGATAAGCTCTATTGAAAAATGGCGTTACATGATGGTTGGTGGTTCAATAGTAATGGGATATGTTCTGGCACACATTAAGTTAGATAAACTATTTTAACTTGCCTTTTTAACAGTTCTATATTATAATAAGGCCTCTCTAAGAGGCTTTTTTTATTATGTCCGTATTCCTTGACCAAAAATACCTTATGCTTATAAGTAACCGTCTTCCTTTGTTCAAGAAGAAGAAGGATAATACGTATAACTGTAGGTGCGTGATATGTGGTGACTCACAAAAGAACAGACACAAAATGCGGGGGTACTTCTTCGCATATAAAACCGATTTGCGGTACAAGTGTTACAATTGTGACTTATCGTTGAGTTTTGGTAACTTTCTTAAATCTCAAGACTCAATAATGTACTCACAGTATGCGTTAGAGAAGTATAGTGAAGGTCATACTAAATCTGCAAATGTAGTACCAGAGTTTAAATTTGAGGAACCAGTTTTTAAAAATAAAGACGAAAAACTACTTGATAAGATATTAGATAGAGTAGATACACTGCCGGCAGACCATGAAGTAGTTTTGTTCTGTAACAGTAGAAAGATACCTAAAGAAAAGCAAAAACAACTCTATTTTATTAATAACATTAAAGATATTGTACAATTAAATGACAAGTATAAAGAAAGTATTCAAGGCGAGGAACCCCGATTGGTGCTCCCTTTTTACGATAGCAACAATCAGTTATCTGGGGTTACCTGTAGAGCCTTACGCGGTGAAGCGCTTCGTTACATCACTATCAAAGTTAAAGACAACGTACCGCTCTTATTCGGTATAGACTCTGTAAACAAGAGTAAACCTATATACGTTGTAGAGGGACCTATTGATAGTCTGTTCTTAGATAATGCAATTGCCGTAAGTGGTACATCGTTTGGAAAGCTTAATGAGACCGGTCTTGATAAAGATAAATTAATTGTTGTATTTGATAATCAACCTCGCAATAAAGAAGTATGCAAGTTGATTGAAAAAAATATAGAACTAGGTTATAATATAGTTCTGTGGCCGCAGACGATCGTAGAAAAAGATATTAATGAGATGGTAATAGCTGGTCATAATGTTAAGAAAATTATTAAAGATAATACTTTCAACGGACTTACAGCAAAGATGAAGTTTATTGGGTGGAAGCGATGTTAAGAAGTTTTATTAATAATAAATAACCTACAATGTGGATATTAAATTTTCTTCCTGCTAGCTTCTTTCATATAATCGGTATAGTCGGCATACTGGCGGTTCTCTCCGGTATACTCCTTAAAAGAATTCCTTTCGTTAATACTTATTCTTTTCCAATTCAAATAGTTGGATTTGTAGTAGTGTGTCTAAGTCTCTTCTTCGAGGGCGCATTGTATAATAATGCTGAATGGATTTCTAGAGTAAAAGAGATGGAAGATAAGGTGGCGGCAGCTGAAGTAGAGAGCAAAAAAGAGACTATTAAGATAGTACAGAAGGTTGTTGTCAAGCAGCAAATAGTTAAAGAGCGCGGTGAAGATATTATTAAGTACGTTGACCGGGAAATAACTAAATACGATAACACCTGTGTTATTCCTAACGAGTTTGTTAAAGCCCTTAACGATGCTGCCAGGGATATAAGATGAGATATCTCTTACTTCTTTTACTACTCACCGGCTGTTCAACCACAGTACCGGTTACTGCTAAGTTTCCAGAAGCACCAAATGAAATATTACAGAAGTGCCCTGCACTTAAACAGCTAGGGGAAGATGTTAAACTTAGTGAAGTAGCAAAAAACATTACATACAATTACACAACATATTATGAATGCGTGATCAAGCACGATGCCTGGATTGAATGGTATCAGTCACAAAAAAAGATTTTTGAATCTATTAAATAAAAAAAATAAGTAGGAAAAATAAAAGTATGAATACAGTACATGGTATTGTGGTAGACTATTCTCGCGACGGCTTGTTTGATACACTGGGTGTATTACGTCTTAGAGAATCGTATATGCGTGATGATGAGGTATCACCACAAGAGAGATTTGCTTTTGTATCAAAAGCTTTTGGAACGGATGAAGAACATGCGCAACGATTATATAATTATTCTTCTAAGCATTGGCTCAGCTATTCTACTCCTATCCTATCCTTTGGTAGGTCGGCGAGGGGTTTACCTATTAGCTGCTTCCTACCTTACCTTGATGACTCTAGCGCTGGTCTCGTTAACACATTATCCGAAGTAAATTGGCTCAGCATGCTGGGCGGAGGAATTGGAATTGGAATTGGAATTCGTGCATCAGATGACAAGAGCGTTGGGGTTATGCCTCATCTTAGAACTTATGATGCTTCAAGTCTCGCTTACCGACAGGGTAGGACTCGCCGTGGTAGTTATGCTGCATACCTTGATATTAGTCACCCTGATATTCTCTTATTTCTAGAGATGAGAAAACCAACTGGTGATCCCAATATGAGGACCCAAAACTTGCATCATGGTATTAATATTACCGATGAGTTTATGCAGTTGGTCGAACGCAGTATGATTGACAAAGACGCAGACGATTCTTGGAACTTAGTTGACCCACATAACAGTGAAGTAAGAGAGGTGGTGTCTGCGCGGGAACTCTGGCAACGTATTCTTGATATGCGTATGCAGACCGGTGAACCTTATCTACACTTTATCGATACGAGTAATAAACATATGCCAGAGTTTCAAAAGAAACTTGGTTTAAAAATTCGTCAATCTAATCTGTGTTCAGAAATTATTCTTCCTACAGATAAAGAGAGAACTGCGGTCTGTTGTTTATCGTCTCTAAACTTGGAGTACTATGATGAGTGGAAAAATGATACTTTATTCCTTAATGATGTTGCTGAAATGCTTGACAATGTACTTCAGTATTTTATTGATAATGCTCCTACCACCGTTGAGCGTGCAAGGTTCTCTGCCACACGTGAGCGCTCTATTGGCGTCGGTGCTCTGGGCTTCCATGCTTATCTCCAACAATGCGGAATCCCTTTTGAATCACCTATGGCCGTCGGAAGAAATAGACAAATTTTTAAACACATCAGGGAGCAACTAGATGAAGCTAATCAACAGCTTGGAAAACTTCGCGGAGAAGCACCTGATGCAGTGGGGAGTGGGCAGCGCTTTAGCCACCTTATGGCTATTGCTCCTAATGCTTCTAGTTCAATTATCATGGGTAATACTTCTCCTAGTATCGAGCCATACCGTGCTAATGCCTATCGCCAAGACACTCTTTCGGGGTCTCATCTGACGAAGAACAAGTGGTTAGATAGAGTTATTCAAAAACACCTGTCTGGTGATGGTGATATAGTATCACAAGATGACTACAATGAAATTTGGTCAAGCATTATTGCAAACGATGGTTCAGTACAACACCTTACATGGATGGATCAATGGCAGAAAGATGTATTTAAAACGTCAATGGAAATAGACCAGAGATGGCTTGTACAGCATGCCGCCGATCGCCAAGAATATATTGATCAAGCACAATCACTTAACCTGTTCTTCCGGCCAGACGTTAATATTAAGTATCTACACGCCGTCCATTTCCTTGCTTGGAAAACAGGACTTAAGACCTTGTACTATTGTCGTAGTGAAAAGATTGGTAAGGCAGATAAAGTATCTAAACGTATTGAACGAGAAGTAATTAAAGAATTGGATATGAAGGCAATTATTGATGGTGATGTTTGTTTAGCCTGCGAAGGCTAGATGAAAACAATAGCTTTATTTGTATGTGATCCAAAGTGCTCCGTACAAAGTAGCAATGGTATTATTAACGCTTTAGGTGATTATTATAAATTTAAGCTATTTTCAAAAAACGAAGTTGAATATAATTTTTTTGATAATGTTGACATAATAGCTGTACCAGGGGGATTTGGTCACTCGGATTCCTTTGATACGTTATTAAAACATAATGGTGAATCGATTGTTAAATATGTTAGGAGCGGGACACCCTATCTCGGTATTTGTATGGGTGCTTATTGGGCTGGTAAACATTACTTTAATATTCTAGATGATGTTGATGCCGTACAGTACTTAAAGCAATCTAATACCGATACACGCAGACCACATGCAAAGAACATTAAAATAGAGTGGTTAGGTAAACCTATGAATATGTTTTGGTACGATGGGTGTGCTTTTACAGGACCGGGGTACTACGATACTATTGCAAAGTACTCTAATGATGACCCAATGGCAATTATACAAAATAATATAGGGCTGATAGGATGCCACCCTGAAAGTCAACAATTTTGGTATGATAGCTACAGCTGGTTAAAGGGTAAATATCATAACGGTGAACATCATAAATTATTACTAGAGTTTGTAAACGAATTAATTAACAGAAAATAAAATGTCAAAGAAAAATCAAAGTATACTTACAGATGAACGTAATTCCTTTAAACCGTTTAATTATCCATGGGCGTATGATGCATGGTTAAAGCATGAGCAAAGTCATTGGCTTCACACCGAAGTACCAATGGTAGAGGATGTTAAGGATTGGAAGAAGAAGCTTACTCAAGAAGAAAAGACATTCTTGACTAACATCTTTCGATTCTTTACTCAAGGTGATATAGATGTTGCAGGTGGATATGTAAATAACTATCTACCTTATTTCCCACAACCAGAGGTTCGGATGATGCTGCTTGGCTTTGCTGCACGTGAGGCACTACACATAGCCGCCTACTCGCATCTTATAGAGACCATTGGTCTGCCAGAAACTATGTATAATGAGTTTATGGAATATGCAGAGATGAAAGAGAAGCATGATTATGTATTAGAAATCTCACAACAAAACTCATCTAAAGAAAATACCGCTAAACACATTGCAGTATTTTCCGCCTTCACCGAAGGAATGCAGCTGTTTAGTTCCTTTATTATGTTACTGAACTTTCCACGTCACGGTAAAATGAAGGGCATGGGTCAGATTATAACTTGGTCTATTGTTGATGAAACACAACACTGTGAATCTATGATTAAGTTATTTAGAACTTATATTCAAGAGAACCCTGAGATATGGAACGATGAACTTAAAGGTCAGATATATACAATTGCTGAACGAATGGTTGAACTTGAAGATAAGTTTATTGATCTGGCATTCAGCCTAGGACCTATGGCTGATTTGGAGGCCGCTGATGTAAAGCGTTATATCAGGTACATTACTGACCGTCGCCTCATTAGCCTTGGTCTTAAGGGTATTATGAAGGTTAAGAAAAACCCATTACCCTGGGTTGAAGAAATGATTAATGCACCTACGCATACTAACTTTTTTGAAAATAGAGCGACCGATTATGCTAAAGCCGCTCACACCGGTACCTGGGATGAGGTCTGGGGTAAGGCTGCTTGAAAGAAAAATATATTAAAGCTCACATGAAGGTAGCTCAGGTTTATGCTGAGCTGTCAACAGCTGTACGTCTACAGGTGGGTTGTGTAATTGTTAAAGATAATACTATTATTGGTATTGGTTATAACGGTATGCCTTCAGGTTGGGACAACACCTGTGAAATAATTAAGCACACCGATTTTACTGGTACAGTAGTAACTATGTCCAAGCCTGAGGTATTGCATGCTGAAACAAATGCAATTGCTAAAGTATCACGATCATCTAATTCAACTGACAGTGCTGATCTTTTTGTCACACATGCCCCCTGCCTTGAATGTGCTAAATTAATTTATCAGTCAGGAATAAAATCTGTTTATTATAGGGATATATATCGTGATACACGCGGGCTGGACTTTCTTCAAGCCTGTAACATAGAGGTAAATAAAATTGTATAAAGCATATACTTGTGACAGCTGTGAGGCTGCATTTAAAATAAAACACTCATTAGATGAATCTTTTTTTGAAGTAAACTTCTGCCCATTCTGCAGTGCACAAATCGATGACGATGATGAACAGGAACCGGACGAATTCGAATGACCGACTGGACATACCACGGTGAGGTATTCCCTGAACCCGGAACTCACTATGGTTTTGTATACTTAATCACAAACTTAAAAACCGGTAGGCAGTATATCGGCAAGAAGTTTTTTTGGTCGTTAAGACGAAAGCAAGTCAATAAGGTTAGAAAAAGAATTAAAATCGAATCAGATTGGAAGACGTACTGGTCATCCTCCGATGAGCTGCAGGCAGATGTTAATGAGCTGGGCCAAGAAAATTTTATGCGGGAAATAATATACTTGTGTCCGAGTAAGGGTACAACAAATTATTTGGAAGCAAAAGAGCAGTTCTCTAGAGGGGTACTCGAGAATAAGGATAAGTGGTATAATGGAATCATACAATGTAAGATCCATCGAAACCACGTAAAGTTATGATATTAATTTTCTTAACACTACTTTCTGCTTTGGCAGTGTCTGCGGTTGCAGCTTATTTCTCCATTGCTGGGTTAGTGGCTATATTTGCCTCTGCACCTGTACCAATTGCAACAATGGGTATAACGCTTGAAGTTGCGAAACTAGTAACTGCATCCTGGATATATCGAAACTGGGAGGTAGCACCTAGGTTATTAAAATACTATTTTGTAATTGCCACAGTAATTCTTTCTTTAATTACCTCCATGGGTATATTTGGATACTTGAGTAAAGTACATTTAGATCAAAGTGTACCTAATGGTGAGACAGCGGCAAAGATTTCTTTATTTGATGAAAAAATAAAAATTGAAAGAGAGAATATTGATGTTAATCGCAAGGCACTTAAACAGCTTGATGAGGCAGTGGATCAAGTCATGGCACGCTCAACTTCAGAAACGGGTGCAGATCGAGCAGTGTCAATTCGACGTGCCCAACAGAAAGAACGTAGTAAGCTTCTTGCAGATAACGAAAAGTCGCAAAAACTCATTGCAGGGTATAATGAAGAAAGAGCACCTATTGCCACGGAGCTTAGGAAAGTCGAAGCCGAGGTTGGCCCGATTAGGTACATAGCTGCTTTCTTTTACGGGAGTACCGATCAGGATATCCTAGAGAAAGCTGTAACGTGGGTTATTATAGCTTTGATTATCGTATTTGATCCTCTCGCTATCCTGTTACTTATTGCTGCTAACTTTTCCATCCGTGAACGTAACGGTACCAGACTAATACATGCTAAAGTGGTGGAACCTGAATTAAAGCCTAAACCACCAGATGTACAACCCATTGCACCAACTCATAGTCCTACAGATGATATCCCGCCTGAAATAACCCCTGCTGAGAGTTCATTCTCTTATCCTGAAACCGTTACGGATCCCGAGGGTGAGAAAGAGGGGTGGAGTAAAGAGTTATACCGTAAATTTTTGAATACTGATAAAATAAACATTGATCGATCGCGAATCCACTCAATTCCTAAAGAGATACTTGATAAGGTCTTTAAGAAGTAACTTGACCGTAACTCAATTCTATGTTATAATAACATATGTTAAGGAGATTACATGACTGATGATTTTGATGTTAAATTTAGTTACTTTGATAAGATTAAAGACGATGCAAGCTTTAGATCTATTTGGTCTATCTATGAAGTAAGTAATATGTACGATCTCTCTGGCTTTGAAGCTGAGACTCTTGTTTATAAAGACCATTGGGGTCATGAACGATCAGTATCGATTCCTCTACCCGGTGGTAACCTTAAGTGGTGGGACTTGTGGTCTGCCGCAGATAAAGCTATAATTGAATCAGAAGATAAGCATCATGTCTTTATTGAAGACTTTCAAAAGTCCACTGATGGTAAGACGTTATTTTTGAGAACTGGAAGTTAATTATGAGTCAAGTTGAAGCCCGTGCTTACGAGCCTACCTACTATTCTAATGCAAATGAAGAAGATCAAAAAGTATTTCGTGAATGGTTAGGTGGTGTGTTGCGTATGCATTATGTTAATATCCATTTTCGTAAGAAAGATGGTTCTATTCGTATCATGAATTGTACCTTGCAAGAAGGTAAGACGTTAGATTATGAAAAGAAGACCGATCGAGTTAAGGCCGTGAGTGAAGATACATGCCCGGTTTATGATATTGATAAAAAAGAATGGCGATCATTCCGTTATGATGCTGTTACTGAGATTAGATTTAACTTAGGGGAAGGTCGATGAGTAGAGTTATTATGAGTGAGCCTCACGGCATTACACCTGATTTAAGTAATTATAAATCTGCGCTATCACGTGCTTTCAATTTCTATAATCAAGACAACGGAAAAAAAGAAGCTCGTCTGTTTTTACGGGCTTATATAAAGAGTGTCGGGCAAGATTTAAAAGCGGTAGATAGCGTACCTGATAACAAAATTAGCACAACCTACGGCTGGGTAGCACGGATACTTTTAAACGGTAATGTACTTCAAGAACAGCACGTTCAAGGACTAAAGAATTATATCAGCACCTTAACGATTGATAAAGTAGTTAAAGTTGAAGTCGAAAAAGTTACTCGGTTAACTATCCAAGATTACATGCAAGAAAAGATTGCTGAAACCCTTGGAGAGTTAGAAGGAGCTATTGATGATTTCATTACTTCAGGTACTGAGTTTGATATGCTTTCGTATCTTAAAGCTTCCTCTACCCCGAAGCCTTACTGTAGTCATATTGATACATGGACCCGTAAGAAAGCCGCAGAGTTTATCGAGGCATATCAGTCTGATGATAAGGAACTAAAAGAGGCGTATGGGTATCTAGGAAAGAGGAAACTTGCCCAGTTAATTAAAATGCTTAATAGTTTTGTTACCGATGTAGAGCGGTATACAGAGTTTAAAAAAGCTAACCGTAAACCTAGAGCTACAAAGGTAAAGCCTGCAGGTGTTCAGGTTGCAAAGATTAAATACAAGATAGAAGATACTGATCTTGGTCTTAAATCAGTAAGACCTTCCGATATAGTTGGTGCTTCCCAGGTATGGGTATACAATTGTAAGTATAAAAGGTTAGCGGTTTATAGAACTGATTCCTCTTTAGGAATCCAGGTCAAGGGCACTACATTACAGAACTATGATCCGGAGACGAGTGAACAAAAGTCTATACGTAGACCTGAGGCTTTTCTTAAGATTGTATTAAATGCAAGTAAGGTACAACTGCGTAAGATATTGACCGAGCTAACTACGACGGGGTACGATCTTACAGGTCGTATAAATGAAGAATGTATTATATTGAGAGTACTTAAATAATGGTTGTAATAGATTATAGTCAAACGATTATATCTAATTTAATGGCGGAGATAGGTACAAGAAGTGATGTTGAAATTGATGTAAATCTTCTTCGACACATGGTTATTAATACTATCCGAAGTCATAAGGTTAGATTCGGTGGGGAGTTTGGCGAGGTGGTAATTGCCTGTGACAGCAGAAAGTACTGGCGTAAGCAACAATTTCCTTATTACAAAGCCAATCGTAAAAAAGCGAGAGAGAGTTCTGGTCTTAATTGGCCGCAAATATTTGACTCGATTAATCTTATTAAAGAGGAGCTGAAGGCTGTCTTTCCGTACCGGGTTATTGAAGTTGAGGGTACAGAGGCAGACGATGTTATTGCTGCATTAGTGTACTGGTCTTTAGATAATGATCTTAAGGAAGGTACGTTGTTTAGTGAACCAGCCCCGTTTTTAATTATCTCCGGTGATCACGACTTTAATCAGCTCCAAGTGCATAAACACGTCAAGCAATATTCGCCTATTAAAAAGAAATTTGTTAAGTCTGAACTCCCACCCGAGCAATGTGTTATAGAGCACATTATCAGAGGGGATAAAGGTGACGGGGTACCGAATGTACTATCTGCTGATGATAGTATTGTATCTGGCGAGAGACAGAAGCCTATCTCTACAAAGAAGCTAGAGGAATGGATGGCTGATCCTACCACCATGCCAACGGATGATGAGTTTGTTCGAAATTATCACCGTAACAAAATGCTGGTTGATCTGTCCATGATTCCTAAATCCATACAAGAACAGATTATAAATACCTTTATAAATTACCCTATAAAAGACCGTAGTCAATTACTAGATTATTTTATAAAAAATAGAATGAAACAAATGACTGAACATACACAGGAGTTCTAATGAATTTACTTATATCTGAAATTTTAAATAATTTTGAAGCTGCTAAGACAAAGCAGGAGAAGCTAGCCATTCTCAAGCAAAATGATACCCCGGTACTCCGTACTATTATGAGGTTAAATTTTGATCCTAAACTAAAGATGGATCTACCCGAAGGGGAACCACCTTATAAAAAGGATCTAGATAAGCCTATTGGGTACCATGAGACTAATCTTATTCAAGAATACCGAAGATTTTACATCTGGCTTACCCCTCAAACAAACTTACCTAAGTTTAAGAAAGAAACGCTATTTGTCAGTATGCTTGAAGGCCTTCACTGGTCGGAGGCAGAGGTGTTAGTTTTAGCAAAAGACGGTAAACTAAGTACTAAGTTTAAGAGTCTTAAGGAAGACATGGTTAGGGAAGTATACTTAAATTGTTTATCTGAAAAAGAGAAAGTTACTAAGGTAACGACAGACCCTTTGGTATAAAGTCTCTCTGGCATAGGTTCTTTCGACGAGCAGATCCCGTAACCCCCTGGTCTGTAAGTACTGATATTCCGTCACCAGAGAGATCGTTCGACGTAAGGCTGACAACGTTACGTAACCGTAAACCTTGATTTACGACTGAAAGTATACTATAATATATTATGATCTATTCTAATACTAAGTCAAAAGTTAAACCTAAGACTATGCCTAAAGCCGAGCGCGAGGCGTATGCTAAGTGGTGTGCTCAATACGATATTAAACCTGAGGGTAAGGTTAAGAAAAAAGTAGTAGTTTATAATACTGAATTACCTGGTACTGTCTATAAGCCGTTTATTCGTGAGACGGTTCGGTATCCTAGTTTAGATACCGGTCATAAGGGTGCTGTTAATACTGGTAAGACTACTATGTGGTATACGGGCGATAAGATGCTTGGTGTAGCTACGATGCATAAGTCTAACTTAGTTCCTATTTTTAGTGATGATAACGCGGTCGAAGTATCGCAAATGAGGAGATAAAATGAGTACATTAATATATAATGCAATCCGTACCCCTGATGGTACTGTACTAGAGTCTAGACATAGACATGATTATGTTGTATATGAAGATAAAAATGGTAGAGAGTATATGGTGGATGGCGGCCATGATTATGTTAGACGCAACGTGCACGACGATGCTCCTTATGAAGAGATAAGTGTCTATACAACTGATGGTCACGATAAAGTACGTGAAGTACTTAAATGGGGTACATATGGTATCAACGGTGATCAGCCCTTAACCTACATTGCACTTAAAGACATGAATACCGGGCATATTCAGGCCTGCCTAGATACCCAATCTCGTATGCATCCGACATACAGACAAGCTTTTGAAGAAGAATTGAAACTAAGGAGTATATAATGAGTTTGCCTTCCGATCCCACCGCCCGTAAAGCTATTAAGAAATGTATGGATGAGTTATCTGCATCCATGGCACGGATTGATGGTGAACGAGATTTTATCAAGGAAGCTATTGGTAACATATGTGAAGAATATGAAATGAGTAAAAAGACTCTTCGTAAACTAGCTAAAGTATATCATAAGCAAAACTTCTCAAAAGAGGTTGCCGAACATGAGGAGTTCGAGACCATGTATGAACAGTTGACCGGGGAAACTAGTCTGGGTAATATTACATAAAATGCATACAGTTTATAATCTAGAGATGCAGGTACGAGATAAAATGAACCGTCTTAAAAAGACCTCTCACGTTGGCGTATATAATTCTATTGAAGATCTAGAAGTAGCAAAAGGTAAGATGCTGGAGATTAATCCAGATAATACATTTGACGTTCATTCTATTGATCATCTTTTTGAACCTACAGAGTAATATAAATAAACATATGCCGACATATATTTTTCGTAATAAGAATACAGATGAAGTCTATGACAAAATGATGTCATGGGACAATCGTGAAGTATATCTCCAAGAGAATCCTAACCTAGAGGTCCTCATGGGAGCTCCGGCTATGGGGGACTCTGTCCGTTTAGGTATTAAAAAGCCAGACGATGGGTTTAAGGAAGTACTGTCAAAGATTCATGCTGCTAATTACAGAAGTAACTTATCGGATAAACTATCTAGAAAATGATTCAAGTGATTACTTCATTCAACCATAAGGGCTATACTTATCTATAGCTCTTTTTCATTTAAGGTTTTATATGTCCACAAAAAGAGCAGCGAAACTGGCAGTCGTACATGAAGAAGGCTACCCACAAAAACAAACAGCACCACGCCCCGTTACAAATACTTTAAGATTAAAAACTGAACACCTTAAATTCTTCGATCCACTTACCGAAAATCAAAAAATATTTTACGACGCGTATGCCCGCGGTGATTACTTTGTAGCACTACATGGTGTTGCTGGAACAGGAAAAACATTTATTGCTTGTTATAAGGCATTAGAGGAAGTATTAGATAAGAACAACCCCTTCAATAAAATTATTATCGTTAGGTCAGCTGTCCAGTCGCGAGAGATGGGTCATTTACCTGGTGATGTAGATGAGAAGCTAGAAATATATCAACAGCCGTATCGCCAAATATGCCATACCTTATTTGATCGTAAAGATGCTTACGATAGATTGGTTGAACAAGGTCATGTAGAGTTTATTTCAACATCGTTTATTCGCGGTATGTCATTTGATGATGCTATTATCATTGTTGACGAAATGCAAAATATGAACTTTGAAGAAATAGATACCGTCATGACACGGGTTGGTTACAGATCAAAGATCATCTGGTGTGGTGATTACAGACAAACTGATCTTCGCAAGTCAGGTGACAAAACAGGTATTTTAAAATTCTTTGATATTGCTTTACACATGGGTGCATTTACACGGGTTGAGTTTACGGCTGATGACATTGTAAGAAGCTCTTTAGTAAAAGATTATATTATTGCTAAGCTTAGATACGAAGATCTTACCCCTTAAACTATTTTGAAAGAACTATTATGAGATTAGAACCATACACAATTTTCGTCTCTCTATGCTCATACAGAGACCCCCTCCTGTACAGTACAGTCATGTCATTGATACAGGGGCGGTGTGGGAGGAATAGAATAGTTATTGGAATATTTGAGCAGATTGTTGCTGAAGACTCACTGCCGGTAAAGTATCCTGATATTAAAGAAGCTATTGACGCGTACGAAAATAACACACTTAGGTCAGTGAATGGCGGGCCAAGGCCAGCGGAAATTATATATAAACGAATTGATCCCCAATACTCTAATGGGGCTGGGTGGGCTAGAGCTATTAACCAATATCAACTATCTCCTGATGAATATGATTTACTTTATCAAATTGACTCCCATATGCTTTTTGATAAAGATTGGGATAGGACCCTTATAAGCGATTATGAGGATGCAATTATTAAGTACAATACTAAAAAAGTAATTATAACTGCGCCGTGTAAGTGGTACGATGTTCTTGAGGATAACAGTATTTCTAAAGGCCCAGAATTATATTATGAAGGTACTAAGGATATAAGTTACAGAGCGACAGGTCACATGTTGTATTATATGACAAATGCATTTGTCAATGGGTATATTATATCTGCTCATGGACAAATTGATCCTATAGGACCAGGGATACGGGATGCATTCCACATATGCGCAGGTAATACTGTCTTTCCGTCACAGTGGGTACGAGATGTAGGTAACAATATTGAAATTCACTTTGAAGGGGAAGAACAGTGGCTTAGTCTGGCTTCTTTTGCAGCAGGGTATCAACTATGTCATCCAAAAGAAATTGTAACATACCATTATATGAAATCGGGTAATTATATTACAAAAGTATGGTTTGAACAGGTTGTAAGTAATTTCAGAAGGTCACATGATGTATTAAGGTCAATCGCTGAATTATCAAAGTTGATAACAACGTTACCTGAAGATGTTTTAAAGAGATTTTATGAATATTCAGGAATTGATTATATAAATAAAACTGTAGATCAGCGGGCTCTACATCCCCATCCCCCTTTTACCCTACCGCCAAAAGAATAACCAAATGAATATTACATTAGAACAGTTACAAAGCCTTATACCAAACGCTGTTGGAGGACCGGAGGCATGGTATGAGCCACTATGTGAAGCATTACCGCAATACGAGATAAACACCGTTGAAAGAGTTGCAGCGTTTATAGCTCAGTGCTCACATGAATCTGGTGGTTTTTCTGTTTTAGAAGAAAACCTAAACTATAGAGCAGCCACACTCTCTAAGTTATGGCCACAAAGATTTCCACCAGGTGTAGCCGAGCAGTATGCGGGTAAGCCTGAAATGATTGCTAATAAGACTTACGGTGGTAGAATGGGTAATGGGTCGGAAGAAACTGGTGAAGGGTACAAGTACAGGGGCCGTGGTATTCTTCAATTAACAGGTAAGGATAACTATAAAACCTGTTCTCAAGCACTCTTTCAAGACGGGTCTCTTTTAGAAGACCCTGATCTTCTTTTAGACCCGTATTATGCAATTCATTCTGCTTGCTGGTTTTGGAATAAAAATAAATTAAACCAATTTGCAGATTCTGGTGATCTAACAACAATGACTAAAAAAATTAACGGCGGAACAATTGGGCTTGAGGATCGTATTAAGCACTATGATCATGCTGTAGAGATCTTAACATAAGGAATATTAATGAGTTATAACTTTACCTTAGCCCAGCTATCGCTTCTAATAAGAGAGCCTGGGGAGTCCGAGAACTGGTACGAGCCTCTTTGTGCGGCAATGGATCAGTACGAAATTAACAGTGCAATAAGAATATCTTCTTTTCTTACTCATTGTGCCTACATGACAAAACGATTTACAGAAATGGAAGAAGACTTAAGCTACAGCGCTGAAGATTTAGTAAAGACATGGCCTAATATATTTACAGTAGAAAATGCTGTATCATACGCCGGTAATCCCGAAAAGATTGCTAATAAAGCGTACAGCAATATACTGGGTAATGGTTCAGAAGAATCAGGTGATGGTTATAAGTTCAGAGGACGCGGCCTGTTAATGATTCGCGGTAGAGGTGATTACACTACATGTTCACAGACTCTCTTTCGGGATTCAAGATTGGTAGATACACCAGATTTAGTAAAAGAAAAACCTACCTGTATTGATTCAGCTGGTTGGTTCTGGTCTACAAATAATTATAACGTAAGGTACGATGCTGATACGAAGTATGTGCAATTTGGTATGCCAGGTAATACTACTTTTGTTGCTAATACTATACTAGATAATACAGTAAATATTCCGAATATTAATATTATTAATACCGGCGGTAAGTCAGAGGCAGCATTGACCAGTAGAGAATCACAATCCGCAATCAGTAACTATTCATCGCTCTTACCCTTCATACTGGAAATAACTAAAGTATAATATTATGTTTAATCATGTAAAGCTTGACAAAGTTGTACCTAGGTTGCAACAAATTAATGAGAATGGGGTAAGACACTATATGACCCCAGAAGGAAATAAATATCCTTCCATTACCACTGTCCTATCTGAGTATAGCCGTAAGGGTATATATGAATGGCGACAAAGGGTAGGAGACGAGGCTGCAAACAGAATATCGGGTAAAGCCTCTACCAGAGGTACCAAACTACATAAGGCATGCGAAGATTATATCAATAACTTAGAGCCTGAGTTTCGTACCCCCTTTGAGCGAGATTTATTTAAACGATTTACCCCTACCTTACATCGTATCAACAATGTGTATGCACAAGAGATACGTATGTACTCCGACCACCTACGTATTGCAGGTACGGTAGATTGTATAGGTGAGTTTGATGGGAAGATGTCGGTAATCGATTTTAAAACATCTGCCAAAGAAAAAGATAAAGAATACATTGAAAACTACTTCATGCAGTGTTCAGCGTACGCCATTATGTTTGAGGAGCAGTATGGAATTCCTGTCTCACAAACCGTCGTTGCAATTGCTGTAGAGGATGGGGAGTCACAAGTCTTTATAGAGAAGAGAGATACTCATGTAAAGCGGTTGATTCACTTTCGGGATTTATATGAACGTAAGAGTAGCCTAATAACTCATTAGCATATATAATGAATACGTAGTAAGTAGATTATTGTTTTAAAGGGCAGAGAGAAGAATAGTTAAGATCACCATAAGGAGATCAAATGTCTGAATCATCAGAAGAATATGTATACCAAATAGTATGTGGTATACTGATAGTGTTCTCTATACTATGTATAGGTATTGCATCGGTCTTCTTTTGGCGAGCGTGACATAGATTATTGCTGTATGAAGTAAAGAGAAAGACGTCTTGGACGCGGGCGCAAATCCCGCCAGGTCCACCAAAGTATACTATAAATGGGGTCGTAGCGGTTGTAAGAACTTTAGTACATACCTTAGATAATAGTATACTTTATTGGGCCTGAAATAGATTCGACAGGGCAGCAAGTAACAGAATGGACAGCACATCAGCAACGATGTAAAAAGAAGAAAACAAAGTAAACGCAAACGACTCAAAGTTCGCATTAGCAGCCTAAACACTGCTTAGGGTTTCGGTAGGTTTCCTCGTAACAGAATAACCTACCATTTTCTAACACTCATACACACAAAGGAGATTATTATGAGTAACATGACCCCTTTCGAGATTCGTCTCGAACTTCTCAAAATGGCCAAAGATATGCTTGGTGACGACTACTACGGTAAGCGCGAAGTAATATCTAACGACTGGGCCACAAAGGTAGAGACGGCTAAACACGCCGGACAAACGCCTCCAGAGCATCCGGGCTACCCAGCCTACCCCTCAGAAATAGATATCATTGCAAAGGCTCATGTCTTGAATGGTTTTGTTTCCAACATCCCTCAAGATAACATTAAGACTATTAGTAAGAAGTAATCTGAAGGTAGGGGCTCTTGTTAACTCAGGAGCCTCCTTAATAAGGAAAACCAATGGTAAAGACTTTTAATCTATTTTTAAAAATAGGTCTTGTGGTATTAATGGTATTTTTAGTTACCAAATTTACCACCAATAGAATCGACTATTATAATACTAAGCAATATAATGGTACCCCAATCACAATGGAGGACAGAGAAAAGCAGTTGACCTGCTTAGCAAAGAATATCTATCACGAGGCGGCTACAGAGCCGTTTGAGGGTAAGGTTGCAGTAGCTCAGGTTACATTAAACAGGGCAGCCTCTGGCAAGTTCCCACCCAATATATGCGATGTAGTTTATCAAAAGAATGTTTTTTATGGTAAAGTCATCTGCCAGTTTTCATGGTATTGTGAAAGTGGTCCTAAAGTTAAATCTAATGCTCACTACAAGGAGTCAATGGAAGTGGCTAAGAAAGTACTTTTAGAAAACTTTAGATTACCCTCAATGCATAAAGCAATGTACTATCATGCTGATTATGTAAACCCTAATTGGAATCTTCCAAAGATCAGTCAAATCGGTCGTCATATATTTTACGGTGAGAAAAATGGAAAAATTTAACCAATTAAAAGATACAGTATTCTCCTACTTTGAAGGCTTTACAAAGGCGACGGCTGATACGTTTGCATGGATCAGCATAGTGGTTTTAATTGCTTCAACCATTCCAGGCTTTATTGCTGTAATGGCCGGTGCTACAGATAAGATGCCACCATTAGATATTACGTTACTGGTGTGGGCAAGTCTGTTGCTTTATTTTGTAAGATCAGCTATACTCAAAGATATGCTGATGGTGGTCACGATAGGGTTCGGGTTCGCGGTTCAAGCAATATTACTAGGATTGATTTACTTTACATGAATGATGACGCTGAAAAGTTGACGGACGTATTGGTTATTACCAAGCGGTTTAGATCACCAAATGAGTTTAGTATCTATATTGATGAGATGGTTGCCAGTAACGGGATCAAGTACATGGATGCCGTTATAGGTTACTGTAATGAGAAGGATATTGAGATAGATAGTATCGGTCCTTTAATTAATCAGAAACTTAGAGAAAAGATTCAGATGGAGGCCGAGCAAGAGAATATGATCAAACCTAGAGGCCATCTACCTATATGATTGCTATGGAACCGTTTTCCGTCTATAAGTATTACCTCGCCCTACGACTTCACTTCACCACCGAAGGGTACGATGTGATTGCGCAGCAAGGGAGAGTGAGAGCGTCAAAGCAAGCGTTCTTAAAGCGTAAGGATTTATTATCAATACGTAAAGTGGCGGAGACGTACTCAGATAAAGATATAGTTGACTTCCTTGTTGCCAATTTTATATCGGGTGATAGGTGGGGTGGTATATTTGATGTGGAATCAAGAGAGAGGTATATTAGTTGGAAGAAGCGTATAGAATCTATAGCGTATAATTTTGAAAAAGAGTTAAACAAAGCTGTCCTCTACGCAGAAAAAAATGGGATTACATTCTTTGATTTATTCGTGACTGGGGATAACCAGCATCCATATATAATCAAGATGTTTCTAAGAAATGAGATATCTATTGAAACTCTTGTTATCCTAAATAAATTAAATAGCTTCATTGAGAAGTTTGACGTGGATTTGAAAGATGATTTAGTATGGCCAGATGTTTCAAGAGTAATTAGAAAATATTCACCATTCCTTAATATAAAAAAAGATAAGTACTATGCCATATACCACAGATCAATTGGATCAAACTAATTTACGTATTATTGAGATTGAAAAGAATTTATGTATTATGCAAGAAAATATAACTGCCGTTTCTGATCATATTAGGGAAACCCAAAGATATTTAATTAAATTGGCTCACCACCAATCAGAAATTGCCAAGAGGCTTTCCTCATGGCCTTTTATAGCCGTAACGAAACAGAGTGAGGAATAAATGCTAGGGACTTTATTGTAAATGAAATACGATAACCGGGATAGGGATAGAGAGTGGGATAAGAAACCACGTAAGGTACTTAAAGGGACCGATAAAGTTGCCAAGTATCGAAGAAGCATATATAATATGTTAACAGATGAAGATTCCGATCTTGATCTGGAAACTGAGGAAGGTGATGTTGGTCATAATTATCATGGAAATAGTAGTTATAAAAAACAACGCTAATACATCGCATACAACGTTAATACAAGGAGAGTAATATGGCAATGGATTTTAATACAATGAAAACCGCTCGTGGTGGTTTCGATAGCCTGATGAAGGAAGTCGAGAAGATTGCAACACCACAAAATCAAGACAACGCAAAAGATGATCGCTTCTGGCAACCAGAGGTAGATAAGGCCGGTAACGGCTATGCAGTCATCCGCTTTCTTCCGCCTCCTAAGGGTGAAGATCTTCCATGGGTTCGTGTTTGGAATCATGGATTTCAAGGTCCTACAGGAAAGTGGTACATCGAGAACTCACTCACAACATTAAGTAAACCTGATCCTGTATCAGAACTTAATACCGAGTTGTGGAATACAGGTCTTGAGTCTAACAAGGATATTGTACGCAAACAAAAGCGTCGATTGACTTATGTTTCAAACATCTACGTCGTTAAAGACCCTGCACATCCTGAGAACGAAGGTAAAGTATTTCTTTACAAGTTCGGTAAGAAGATCTTTGATAAGATTAAAGATGTGATGCAGCCTCAGTACGAAGATGAAACCCCTATCAACCCCTTCGACTTCTGGAAGGGCGCTAACTTCAAGTTGAAGATTCGTAATCTTGAAGGATATCGTAACTACGATAAGTCTGAGTTTGATAGTCTTTCTGTTCTATCTGAAGATGATGACGCACTTCAAACTACCTGGGGTAAGCAACATTCTTTAGTTGAGTTTCTTGACCCTAAGAACTTTAAGTCGTATGATGAACTTAAATCTAAACTTCAAATGGTCTTGACTGCAACAGGTTCAGCACCTAGAGCAGAAGAGTTATCATTGGAAAGTATGCCCCGACCTGTACCAGCAAAAGCAGCTTCGAAGAAGGAAGTTGATTTTGACGATGCAGAGGGTTCCCTATCGTACTTCGCCAAGCTGGCGAATGATGATTAATTAGGTAGTCTTAGCCTCCTCCAGGGCACTCGTTACCTTAGTAACCCAGGCCCTGGTCCGGTGACGAGCTAGTTAAATTTTGTGTTTAACTTTTATTTAAATTTTGGAGTTTTTTATGAAGACAATTATCGCAATTATTACTACCCTGTTCGCCTTGAGTTCTTTTGCTGCTGAGCCAGCTAAGAAAGAAGAAGCAAAGCCTGCTGCTAAAGCTGCCGCCGCTCCTGCTGCGCCAGCCGCTAAAGCTGCTCCTGCCGCGGCTCCTGCTGCACCAGCAGCACCAGCTGCCGCTAAGAAAGACGAAAAGAAGCCTGAAGCAAAAAAGTAAAGCGGCCTTGCAAAGCTGGGCAAACTGCGGCTGACGGCTGTAGAGTTGTCAAGAAGGCCGTGAAGAAACCAGCTAAGAAGTCTACGAAAGTAGATAAGAAGTAAAAAAAGGGACTTTCGGGTCCCTTTTTCTTTAGTATACCGCTATCTTATTTGAGTACCTATCGAGCGCAGATCCTGTATATTCCGGTCGTGGTGTAGGCTTAGATGGCATAAACTTTGTAGTATTATTACTACTAACGTTATTAGATACAACGGTATTATTAGCACCACCCTTAGATGCATCTCTTTCCATATCGGCGTTTTCGGTAGAAGTTTTAGCAACATCTTTTCCGGTTAGAATAGGGGAACCTTTACCAACATTACCCTCAACATCTAGGGTTGATGGGGCAAGCGCTTGAGCTCTTGCTTCTTTTATCTCTGTTAATTTCTTTCTAGCACCTTCAACATCACCTTTTTTATTAAGTTCTTGAAGTTGATTATATTCCTGTTTAGTTACTTCAGTGTCATATTCTGCACTATCACCACCCGTACCGCTCATCTCACTAGATACTTTATAGGTATCTTTACCAAATAGACCACCAGAAATTCTCTGGCCAAGCATGCTTCCGTAATTAGCTTCGGTCTTGTTGATTTGTTTACCTTCAACTTTACCTTCTACCACTTTCTCATCAGATGATGTACCTAAAAAGCTGCCTGATTCTTTACCCTTTGCAGTAAACAAACCACCAAGGAATGTACTACCGAGTACAGACTTTTGTGCTGTGACCCCTTCTTTATTACTAGCTGTTGAGGTAGTTGCCTCTAACCCAGGTCCTCGAGATATTGATTTATCGCTAGTAGCCACTTCACCTGTACTACTTACCATTTGATCAGCCATGGCAACACCCTTTGCCTGATCGTTTAAACCTATACCGCTGTTATAAACACCCTTAACCTTATCACCAATACCACCGAAGAAGTCTCCAGCTGCATTAATAGCTTTGCCGCCGTATTCCCCAACAACCTTACCTGCTTTAGATCCAGCAAATGCTCCTAGGGCTCCGCCTGCTATACCACCGATAGCTGTACCAACACCTGGTACTATTGAACCAATTGTAGCACCGAGGGAGGCACCAGCAATAGCTCCGGCTGCCATACCAGTACCTTCACCTATTGCGCCACTCTTTTCAACAGTAGCTGTATTACCTATTTCTTTTCTTGCAGCTGCAGCTTCTTCTGGCTTCATTTCACCAGAGTCAAACTTAGCCTGAACCTCTTCCATTTTAGCTTGCTTACTATCTTCGGCTGCTGTATATCCTTCGTATGCAGTATATGCACCTAGGCCAACTGCTGCTGCTGCACCCAGTACCTTACCTGTATTACTAGTTGCAAACTTAGCCAGCTTACCGCCCATACTTGCTACCTTACCAGCACCTCCCTTTTTGCCCACCAAATCCATTGCACCTGAAGCTAAGTCACCTACAAGAGAACCTTTCTCATCCTCTTCTTCTTTCTTCGCCGATGGAGCACCCTTTTGATCGGTAATTTCAGCTGGTGTTTTAGGTGCTAAAGCATCTCGTATTTCTTTAAGCGTTGTTAGTTGCTCTTTTGTAGTCTCAAGCATCTGCTTAGATAACTCAAGATCACTCTTAGCAGCATCAGCAAGGGCTTCACCTGATGATGTAACATTATCACCTTCTGGGTTAGCAGCCTCTGGTGATTTCTCTGCGGGACTTGATACCTTACCTTCCCGTTCTTTTTTCTTATCCTCTGGTGGCTCCTCGTACCCAATTAAATGATCTCTTATCCTGCCAGGGGTCGCTTTTACCTCGTCCTTAAACGTTGCAAAGAAGCCTCTATTATCCGTCTGTTCTTCATCATTTTTTTCTTTAGGTTCTACCCCACCTGTAATCCCTGCTACACTACTTCTTTCTCTACGTGCTCTTTTAATAGATGTATTTCTACCTTCAGAAGGTCCCTGATCATCACCTAAATTACCACCCAAAGCTTCAGCTGTTGCTCCACCAGGTCTAGTTGATGTAACGCTGGTTATTAAATTTAATTTATTATCTTTTCTAGCCCGTTCACCCTGCCCAGATAAGGTATCTCTGGCAGTTTCAAAATCTAAAAAGCCACCATCTTTAGATGTCTTGCCTGAGACCTTGCTCTCAATATCTCTACCACTGGTATTTCTATATTGAGCCGCCTCCTTGTCGTACTCAACACTACCTTCAGTTAATTTTCTTACTAATGAAATCTCTTTTAATTGTTCATCTTGTAACTTATTAGTGTTTATCCCTATAGCACCCATGGTAGCAACCAGGTGACCACTATCAATAAACTTACCTACATCTGACCCAACATTTTGTACTGCAGCTTTTACGCCTGTAATAACTTCCTTAAGCCCCTCTAATACCGTAGTTATCCTAGATAATGTATCATTTGCAGTGTCTAGTTGATCTTGAACCTCTATTACATCATCGCTGACATCATGTAACCCATCTCTTAAAGAATCTCTTACAGATGAAGTTTCATCTTTTAAGTCACTTAGACTTTCATTGGTTTTATCAATACCTTTGGTAGTTTCTTTTTGTGCTAAAATCCCACCACCAGTTTGCTCCTTGAGTTTATCAAGGAACGCTTTAAAGCTAGGATCTGCTGATGGAGATTGCATTATTGATCCAGGTTAGGTTTAATTATTGGTCTTCTAATCACAGGCATAGGAGTATCATTGCCAGTATCTGGCGATGAATTAAACGTGGTAGATACTGTCTGGCTTACAGGCATCATTGGTAGAGATATGCCGCCGTTGTTTGCTCCGGCTAATTTTTCCTGTGTTCTACCAAATGCAGCAAGCCCCAACACTGCACCCATTGCAATGTGGTACAGGCCTGCACCCTGTAAAGTTAGTGGTTGCCATTGTGTAATCTGGCCAACTTTTGCAACAGTTTGTAATAGACTCCATAGTATTGGAAAAATAACAAAGTCAAAAGTACATGTGGCCATATATAGCCAACCCATCATCGGACGCCACTTACTGTTCATCCAATCTTCTTTTTTTAATTCGCTTGCGCTTTTAACTTCGTCTGCCATTATAGATTCCTTGCATTTTGTTTAAGCATTTTAAGCTTTTCATTTTCCTTTTTAATATAGTCAATTAGTAATGAAACGTAAATCTCCCTCTCCCATGGCATCATATTTTCTAACTCTGTAAGGCTGTACTTATGATGCTGCATCAGCGAGAAATTTAAAGTAAAGTAGTTAGCTAATGAATCATGTGAGAGGGCTATACGAAAAAATTCTGTAATCCCTCAAGCCGCGATACATTGTGCTTATTACATTTCGGGCAATCACATTCAATTATCTGTACGATTTTTGGTGATGTAACAAAAAACTTTTCCAATTTATCAAACTGTTCTTTAGTTAAAGAGTAAATAAATTCTTCTAATTCTGCCCTAGTTTGATCAGCCGCCTCCCAATACTCGTCTTTATTGTAAATAGCTTTTACACAATTAATAATTAAATCGATTACCGATTGGTTATCTTTTGATGCAAATACTCCCACAACTTCGTCAATATTGGGGTACTTCATTTCAATACCAATATCATCTGTAATATTAATCTTATTACTGTGATCAGGTTTAACTTCAATCTTGAGATCCTCAATACTAAAACTGGTATCAATTTTAGTACCGCATTCACAATTAATAACTACATCTACCGATTCACCTATAGACTTTGCCCGTAGGTTCATAAAGATATATTCAATATCGAAGTGAGGTAAATCTTTTACCTTGAGTTCCTTAAAGGTACACACATCGACAAGCTCCCGTATAATTCGTGAAACTTCTTCATTTTCTGCCTCCGACATTGTTAACAGCACCTTATGCTCTTTAACAAGAAAGGGTCTAAATTTAATTTTATTACCTGTAGAAGGTAAATTCAATTCATACGTTGGTGTTTCTAATTTTGGTAAAGCCATAATATTCTCCTGTTATTATCTATCAATTCGTCTAGGATCAGCCTTCGCAAACTCTGATCTTGTATTATTAGCCTGAGTAGATGAAAGTTCATCTGGGCTTACAATTGTAGGTGTTCTATATGCTGTACTCGATCTCTGTGTATTTCTCCAATACCTGTACGCAAATAATATATTCAATCTATGTGTTTGATTTGTAGCAGCATTATTAAGTTCCATTAAATTCATATTTCTTGGAAATGCATCGATTAACTCTACCTCATACGTTACATTTTCTTGTTCGTCTAACTGTCTTATAAAGATACTTGTAATGTAGTCCCGCTGATACCCAACGGTAAAGTCGTCAGGGTCGATAATAGTATGCATCCAGTTCTCAAAAAATCTTCTAATATCCATGTCCCTATCTACGTGAAAGGCAAACGATATCCCCTCGCCCCCGTATTCTGAAGTAACAGGTCTTTGATATGTAGGACCAAAGATCTTAAAAGCTTTAGAGGATATGTTCAGCATTGGAAGACTGGCTTGCTCACAATACAAACTTACCATTTCCCCCATACCCGTTGCCTGCATACCAGCGGGAGGAATAATTAAAACTTCAAACCTGTTAGTTCTTGCTAAACTATCAATGGCGATGGTGGTTCGAAAATCATCTAAGTTAAAATTAGCTTTTGACATTAATACTTAGCCCTTGAATCTTTCCAGACTTCTGTTTTATTAGCACCAATAAATCGCTCAACTGGTAATTGGGATGCGGTAATCCAATCAGGGTATTTAACCTGAAGGAACTTTGATTTTAGTTGTTCATATAGGTAATGTTTAACACAAGCCTTAACAGGGTCGTACTTGGATGAACTATTCAATATTCTCCAATTTAACAACAATCTTGTTTCTTCATCCATTTTCTTATCAATTGCAAGCTCATGCAAATACCCCAGCAACTTAAATCTTGCCATATAGGGAATGTAATGTAAGTTTAAACCGTAGAAGCCATCAGGAACCTTCCTAAACGGAAGCACCAGGGGAAACATATCCCAATAGGGTAATGTTTCTTTTAACTTTGCATCGTACATAAACATGTACATGTACCCAGGCATTATTCTCGTAGTAAGATCTGGTGTATTTGTAAGAAGCTTGTTCGGCTTAATCGAAGCAATAGAATTTATCTGGGATTTATACCAGGTAAGTGATCGCGGAACATCGCCCGCTTTCATTCGAATATCTAAAAAAGGATTTGTATTAGCCATAATTATATTTATCTACTAAATCCCAAGATCTTTCTCAGTTAAAACAAGAAATTTCATATCACGATCCATACAGTATTCATTAGCCGCCTTCCATTTGGCTTGATTAGTGCCGTATTGGAATACCTCATCTATAAATCTTTGGGTTTGTCGTTTAGGTATGTCGGGTGGCTTTGTGAATTTCTCGGGTTTTATCTCCACTAAATACTTACTAATAGTATTATGTCTATCTTTTACTCTAATATAGAAGTCCACAAAGTACCGATGTATCTTGTTATCAACGGGTGACTTATAAGGGATTATCATTGTCTCAGAGCCCCATTCTAGCACCGAGGTATTGGTATCACACCATTTCATAAACCTAAGCTCCCAGCTGGACCTATAGATAACATCACTGATGTTACCTTTATACTTTGCAGGGTTAAGGACCCTGTACCGACCTTTGTAAGTTGCTTTGTACATATCTTGATAAATATAATATAATTCACTGTAATCCACTATTTATGGAAAATTCATGCCTACCTATACCGATTATGTAGATCAAGTACAACAGCAGTTTGCCAATCCTGCTGAAGAGCTTACGACCGAGGGTAATAAGTATAATATACGGGCTCACACATACCCATCAGATTTAGGGTCACAAGATCTTAAGCATTTTGTATTGTTCAATATTAATGTGCGAGGTAAGTCAACCTATGATACTGGCGCAAAGAGATTGTTTGAAGTTAAGAGAGCTGAGAGTTCAGGAGGGTTAACAACCGATCAACTCGGTACTGCAGCAGTAGCAGGCACCGCAGCCGCAGCCGCAGTGGCAGCAGGTGCCGCGGTTAGCTCCTTGGTAAGTAATGCTACACGAAGTGTGGGTAAGACAGGGGCAAAATCTATAGCTCCAACTAGAGCGCAGGCAGCAGGAAAAACAGCTGCTAAGGTTGCAATCGTAGGAGGCACGGCGTTAGTAGCAGGGGGTGTTGCAGCCGTAGCTGTATCTAATTTGGATATGTTAAAGAAGGATACCTCGCATAGAATTTCAGATGCAATTGCGTTATATGTTGATGGTCCACCTACTGTTAAATACAGTATGAACTATGCAAATAAAGATCTTGGAACTCTCATGGGGTTACTAAGTGGTAGTGTACTAGATTCTAAAGGTGGTGCTGGAGAGGCAGCCTCAGCCATGGGCGCTTCCATGGCAAAACTACCTGGTGCATTTGGTGGTGGTGATCTATCCTCTGCTATAAGTAAATCTTCTGGTACAGCGCTGAATCCGTTTAGGGAAATTGTTTTTGAGTCTGTTGATTTTAGAACCTTTAATTTCAAATACAAATTCTTTCCAAAGAGTAAGGCAGAGTCTGATTCTGTACATAATATTTTAGAATTGTTTAAGGAGCACATGCATCCTGAATTATCAGCTGGAAAACTCTTTTTTATTTACCCTTCAGAATTTCAAATTACATATTATTTTGAATCGAAGGTAAATCCATACTTCCACAAATTCAGACCCTGTGCTCTTGAAAACCTTGATATTAGTTATGGAGGAGAACAATTTTCTACCTTTAAAGACGGTACACCAACTGAAATAAATCTTACTTTAACTTTCCGTGAGCTTGAAATTCTTACTAGAAAAAGTATCAGGGAGGGATATTAATAATGTATTTTGCAGCATTTCCCTATACTTACTACTCACTCGATGACAGAGCATCAGCACAAGTTGTTACTAATATAACAGCACGAATTAAAATTAATGATTATGTTAAGAATAATCTCGGGCTCTTCGATACCTATGATGTTAAAGATGGTGAGACACCTGAACTGGTAGCTGATAAATTTTATGGTAATCCTGCCCTACATTGGCTTATATTACATTATAACAATGTTATAGATCCACGATTTGACTGGGTTATGTCAACTGATAATCTTGCAAACTACACTGAAGGAAAATATGCTAACGTAAACGCCATACATCACTACGAAGATGCAGATGAAGTGTACACAAACGGCAATGTATACTTAACGTCAAACGTTGCGTTTACTAGTTTTACAGCAGGTGCTGCAATTATTAATAATACCAATACCGGAATAGGTTATATTACATCTAAGATATCAAGCTCTAATGTAGTTATAACTGTAACTAGTGGTGGGTTTATTACCGGTGATCAAATTAAACTTAACTCTAATGCAAGTATCAGAGCGAACATAACAGCGACAAGTACAATTTCTGGTACTGCCGTTACTAATTATACATATGAAGATACTGTTAACGAATCAAAGCGTAGAATAAAGATGTTAAAGTCTCAGTATGTGGACGCTGTAGTAAAAGATTTTAAAAAGAATTTAGAGTTATAATATGGCAACAAGCGAAGGTCTGCAAAAAGCTGGTCAGGTAAATATTGAACAGCTTAAGCTAATTAACTGTACGGACATTATTACCGATCTTACAGAATTTATAGTTGAGTTAAATATATTTGAAGATATTTTCTCAAACTACTTATATGGTAATATTATACTTACGGATAGTAGAAATTTAATTGAGAAGCTTAACATCCATGGTGAAGAGTTTTTAAATGTTAAACTTAGAACACCATCATTTAGTGATAAAGATGTAATTGAGAAGACCTTTAGAATATATAAACTAACGGACCGGGAGATTGTTAGAGATACTAATACTCAGACGTATACCTTACATTTTGTCTCAATTGAAGTTTTTTATGATGTACTCCTACCATTATTTGTACCATTTGAGGGAGATATGATCGATGTTGTTGCGGATATATTTTCTAATTATGTAGCTTCTTCTCGCAATTTTAATACCTCGGAAAACGAAACAAGCGTTACAGAAAATGAAAAAGTAACTGAACTTATTATTATGGATGAAGCTTCTAACAAGGTTAAGTTTATATCACCGGGGTGGACAGCATTTAAATGTATAAATTGGTTAGCTACTAAATCTCTACCTAAAACTACTACTGCTGCCAACTTTATATTTTTTGAATCAAATAAAAACTTTTATTTTGGTACACTAGAGAATTTATTTAAAGATGCAAGCTTAAATAATAATTATATTGGTCGTTATCATATTGCAGCATCTAATATTAGATCTGATGAAGGCACAACGGATGTTAATAGAGAATTGTTTCTCGCTCAAGATGTTGTAATGTCAGAAACTGCAGACTACATTAAAAATTATACTAACGGTTACTTAGGTAGTCGATTGATATACCTCGATATGTATAACAAGGAATACCAGCAAATTGATTACGATCATGTAAGTAATTATAAAAATCAATTTCACATATCTGGCCCTGGCGCAACTGCTATACCTACATTCAGTCAAGAAACGTTTGTAAATTTTGCTTCCAGTATTAGCTTTTATCCAAAAAATCCAAAACTCTTTAATGACTTCCCAGACAACATAAGTGAGAAGATGGGACAGATTCACGGTAACAGATTATCAAGTATGTTAGAGTTAACAAATATTAAAATGGTTATGACAGTACCAGGTAGAACAGATGTTGAGATTGGTAGAATATTATACTTTGACTACCCTGCGCTTGGACCTAAAGACGCAACAGACAAGGTTCTTGGTGCACAGGATAAACAATATTCAGGTTATTATTTTATAACTGCTATTCACCATAAAATAAATAAAAATGAACACAAAATGACTATGGAAGTTGTTAAGGATTCTTTATATGTTGATGTCGATAGTAATAGTAAGGGTTAATTATGCAAAGAATATTTAATAAGGATGGGTTTAACTGGTGGATTGGGGTTGTTGAGGACCGGATGGATCCGGAAAGACTTGGTAGGTGTAGGGTACGTATATTTGGTTATCATACTGATAGTCAGGAATTACTTCCAACTAAAAGCCTACCCTGGGCAATTCCAATACAGCCTATTACATCAGCAGCTATTTCAGGTATTGGCTCTTCCCCTGTTGGTCCTGTAAACGGTACATGGGTTATTGGTTTCTTCCTTGATGGGGAAGACATGCAGCAACCAGCTATGTTTGGTACTATTGCTACAAAAGCGGCTAAAGGTGCATTTAAGCAGACAGCTGAGCCACCAGAGGTTACCAATCCTTCTGATGGTATCTTAAAAGATGGGTCCGGTAACCCCGTGGTAGATGGTCAAGGTGAACCCGTTAGAGCAGGCACTCCCAAGGTAGAGGGGTGGGTTCTGGGACAGACATCTGAAAGGTATGAATCTGGGGGAAAGGGACCTGGTGTAATAAATGCTTACGTGGGCGCAGCTGGTGGGGATCTTGGTGGAGCATCTTATGGTACGTATCAATTTGCATCTTATCTACCGGAAGTAATGGCAAGTGGAAAAGCAAGACCTTCTGCTAAAGCTTCACCTGTAATGCAATATCTCGGCAGTTCAAAGTTTAAAGATAAGTTTGCCGGGCTTGTACCTGCAACAGCAGGGTTTGACACTAAATGGAGAGAAATTGCATCAACGAATACAGCCGAGTTTAATGAAGACCAGCATGAGTATATTAAACGTAAGTACTATGATGTGGCGGTTGCTAATCTACAACGGTCAAGATTAGATCTAACTAAGTACGGCCCGGCTGTTCAAGATTTAATTTGGTCGACAGCTGTTCAATTTGGACCTGCCAATACAACAGCATTTCGCGAAACCCTTCTAGGTAAGAGTCAACTTACTGATAAAGATATTGTTACATTGGTGAGCGAATGGAAGATAAAGAATGTAGATGTTTTGTTTAAATCAAGTTCACAATCTATTAGAGATGGTGTTAAGAGTAGATACCAATCAGAAAAAGCAGCCTTACTAGGATTAATTAAATAATGGATCCATTAATTACAACGCAAATTAAAGGTGTACTTGAAAATAGTATCTTTAATAAAATAAATGCGCTTAACCTTAACATTCCTAATGCCACCCTCCGTGCTATTGTTTCACGAGTAGCAGAGGAAACATCATCCTCGGTTGTTAAGGGGGTTGGTACTACAGCAAACTTTCAACTTACTGATATTCCTAAGAATCTTATAGGAGGGATAAATCCGGTTGATATAGTTACTGGCAATCAAGGTCCTGCAGGTCTTACAAATAATCTAGATGGAATATTACAAACCCAGCTATCTGGTCAAATGACAGATAAAGTTGTAACGGCTATACAAAATCAACTTAGATTAAATCTACCTAAAGACAAATTTAATATTATTAACTTTGATAATTTAAGTTCAAACCTGGTACAGAGCTTAACCCCTACAATTGGTAAATCAATTACAGCAGCGCTCGGTGGGTTTGCAAATGCTGTGTTTAGCCGTGGTACAACACCACCATCAACGATATCAAATATTGATTCCTATTTTGCTGCAGGAACTTCCGACCAAGCAATGACAAATGTAGACGAAGCTTTTACAAGTGTAACTGCCGATTTAGCATTAGAAGAATCGAAAAGGTTCAGTATTGATACAGTGGAGAACAATGAGAAGCTTGCTGTACTCGAGAAGGGGTTTCAAGACCCTGGTGCCACATACCCTACAAAAGAATATTCCGGTATGTCGGAGACAAATAAATTAGCACAGGGTGATGTAAGAGGTACGATCGTACAAAAGAAAAATCAAGCCAGGATGATTGGTGCAAAGCTTCCATTTGGTGAAGCATGGGATCAACCTGAATCTGCTTTCAGAGGCGCATATCCATACAATAAAGTAACCGAAACAGAATCCGGCCATGTGATTGAGGTAGATGATACCCCGGGGTCTGAACGACTTCATATCTATCATAGGTCAGGTACGTTTATAGAAATTGATGCTAATGGATCGGTAGTAAAAAGAGCGGTCGGATCGTCGTACGAGATTATAGACAAGAACGGTAAGATTGCAATTAGTGGTAAGGCAGATATTTCTGTTAATGGTGAGTGCAATATCTTTGTTGGTAATGATGCAAATATCGAAGTTGAGGGTGATGTGAATCTTACCTGTCATAATGACATTACCGCACAGGCGGGCGGCACTTTAAACCTATCAGCAACAGAAGAGGTTAACATTACAGGTGCTAATGTTAACGTTCAAGCATACGAAGTCTTGAATATGACTTCAAACACAGCATTAAATCTACATGCCACAGAAGATATTAACATGCTTGCAAATACAAGCATTTATGTACAAGCTGTCTCTGTATATCAGAATACAACTACAACATATAACCAAGCAGATAATTTCTACAATTATGCTAATGAAAGTATTTTCACCCAGGCAGAACAAGATATTAATACCAAGGCAGCTGGTGATTTAAAGAACCAGGCTACAGGGGTAATTAGTAATAAAGCGGGGGGTGAGTTTACGGCGGATGGTAATGAAACACATTTACAATCCGGTCATTCTGTCGATGCGGAAGATTCACTTACCAGTGAGCCTGCTGCAATTGCGGGTATATCTAATATAGGTATTTTATCAGGTCGTAAAGATATTAGCTATATCGATATTAGCGATCCTCAGGCAATGACCCTTGCTGATAATAAATCATTGTTATTGGAAGAGCAAACTCAGACAGGTCAGGATTATACTAATCAAAAGAATCTTATTATCAGTGGTGGTTATGCAACTGCAGCTGATATCGATAAAGGTCCAGTTGCTGTAGATAGTACCTCTGTACAGTCTACACAAGGTACGACTGTGGCGCAAGATGAAAATCTTAAGAAGGCAACCCAGCTTCCAGGTAATTATAATATCTCCCCTAACTTTACAATTGAGATGCTCTCCAATAAAGCAGCGGTGACAAGGGATGTTATTCAAGCTCAAGCAGGTCTAACATATGGAGAGATTGTGTATAACTTACAAGGGTTAGCACTCAACGTACTTGAGCCAGTTAAAAAGTTATATCCAAATATGTTTGTAACCTCGGCATTTAGACTACCGGGTAATAACGCTACATCTCAACACCCAAAAGGGCTAGCAGCAGATATTCAGTTTAAAGGTGCTACTAAGAAAGAGTATTACGAAATTGCTCAACAGATAGCTAAAGTACTACGTTATGATCAGTTCTTACTTGAGTATTGTAACTACACTAATAATCCATGGATTCATATATCGTTTACACCTACTAATAGATTACAAGTACTTACTTTCTTCAACCACAAGACCCATTCCCAGGGCTTAACACAGTTAGCATAATGGCAAGAGTAGCAAGAATTGGTGATAAAGACACCAGGAATGACACGAAGAATATTGGAAGTTCTACCGTTTTTGCAAATGGGATTGGTGTTGTTCGTATTGGAGATAGGGACACACGAATGGATACAATGGTAGAGGCAAGCTCTACTGTCTTTGCAAATGGAGTTAGGGTTTGTAGATTAGGAGATAAGGACACAAGAAACGATAGTATCCGAGAGGGAAGCTCAGACGTGTTCGTGGGCTGATATAAATATAAACATGGCAACCAGAACTACAAGACAATACTCTGACTTTAACCTTCTCTTTACAAGACATCCCGTCACTGGAGATGTGGCAAAGAAGAATGATGAAGAATCAGTTAAAGCTTCTCTTAGGAATTTGATTTCTACGAAGCACTACGAGCGTCCCTTTCACCCTGAAATAGGGTGTCAAATATACAGTATGTTGTTCGAGAACTTTACCCCTGTAACAGTACAGGTTATGAAGCAAACCATTTTTGATGTAATTAACAAATTTGAACCAAGAGCTACAGTATTAGATGTTAATATTCGGGATAGATCAGATCAAAACCAGATTGATCTTGATATTATTTTTAGATTAAATAATTCAGATAAACCTATTACTTTAACAACCTTCATTACCCGAGTAAGATAATGTCAAATTTAAGAATTGCAGAGCTCGACTTTGATCAGATCAAGCTTAATTTAAAAACCTTCATGGAAGCTCAGGATGAGTTTACAGACTATGATTTTGAAGGATCCAGCCTATCGGTGTTAATGGATTTGTTAGCTTATAATACTCATTATAATGCCTATCTCGCTAACATGTTAATGAATGAAATGTTTCTTGATTCTGCAGTTAAAAGATCTTCTGCTGTTTCTATTGCCAAGCATTTGGGCTATACACCGACATCTGTTCGAGGTGCTGTAGCAGATTTAAGTGTAGTTATTACAAGCCCTACCGGTCTCCCTCCTACATTAACAATGGATCGGTACACCCAGTTTACATCTACAATCGATGGTACAGCATTTACATTCTCTACAAATGCTGCAGCAACTGCACTTAGAGTTGGTACTACCTATACGTTTCCTTCTGTGGAGGCTATTGAAGGAAATGTCTTAGCATATAATTATGTTGCTACCGATATAACACCTGATACAAAGTATGAGATACCAAGCACCGGGGTTGATACTACCACCCTACAGGTAACAGTACAGACGTCTGCAACAGATACAACAACAAGTATTTACAATCTTGCCACTGATATAACAGGTATTGATGGTACCTCAAAAATATTCTTTCTCGAACAAAACAGCCAGGAAAAATATCAAATATACTTTGGTGATGGTATTATTGGTAAAAGCCTAACCGCTGGTAATATTATTACCGTACGTTATATAGTATCCTCAGGAACATCAGCTAATGTATCTGGTACAACAAGCCAGTCTTTTACCGCATTGGGAAGTATTGGTGGTGCGGCCTCAGTAGCGGTTACTGTTAACAGTAACTCCTCTGGTGGTGCAGACGCTGAAAGCATTTCATCAATTAAGTTTAACGCACCAAAGGTAAATGCTGCAGGAAATAGGCTTGTGACAGCAGCAGATTATGAAGCGTTAATTACCGCCCAGTACACCAACTTTGAATCAGTATCGGTATGGGGAGGAGAAGAAAACGACCCACCTATCTACGGTAAAGTTATTATATCTTTGAAACCATTCAATGGGTATACTATTTCTGATGATACAAAAGATGCAATTATTAGAAACACGTTAACCAACAAAAAAGTATTAGCTATTCAACCTATGTTTGTTGACCCGGTGTATCTGTACATCAACCTTACGACAAACGTTACATATAATCCATCCATTACCACACTTACTGCAGATGGTGTAAAGGCATTAGTTGACGATGCCATTACTAATTATTTTTCAACTGAACTACAAAAATTTAATAAATCATACAATCAATCAACTTTAATCGGTAGTATCCGGGATGCAAACCCTGCAATTACATCTGTTAAATTAATTGAAAAATTGCAAAGAAGACTTACAGTTGTTTTAAATATACCAAATGTCTATAGCGCTGCCACATCTATTAAATATAGAAACTCTATTCAACCGGGCTATGTATCATCAAGTTACTTTTATGTGGTAGTTGGAGGTGTAAGTGTACTCGTACAAATCGTTGATTCACCTGATGACTCACCTCCAGATATCAATGGAATGGGTACATTAAAACTTGTTAATGCTGTAACGGGGGCTACGGTAAACACCAACATAGGTACTGTAGATTACAGGAATGGTATATTAAGTATAACCGAAATAACCCCTACAGGTTTCCCTGTCGATATTAAAGAAATAAACATTACGTGTGGTCTACAGACTACGGGTATAGATTTAAGTATATCTAAAAATGAAATCTTTGTTATTGACGACTCAACACTAAATGCTCTTGGTGGTCTAGCAGCAGGTGCTGTTATTAACATGACAGCAACAGTATAAGCAATGGCTACAACAAGAATTCGGGATAAGATATCGACGCTGGTTAGAAACCAGCTGCCGGAGTTTATTCGTTCCGATTACCCACTTTTTGTAACATTTATTGAAGCCTATTATCGATTTCTAGAACAAGATCAAGGTGCTCTTGAAATTGTACAGAATGCTAAGTCATACAACGATATCGATGTAACGGCTGAGTCTTTTGTTAATTATTTTCTTGCTAATTATGCACAAAATATTCCACACTCTGTATTAACTAATAAAAGATTAGTTATAAAGCGGGTTCGTGACTTATATGAATCTAAAGGTAGTGAGATATCTTTTAAGCTACTATTTCAACTTCTTTACAACGAACCGGTATCGCTTAGTTACCCATACGATAATGTACTACGAGCTTCTGCTGGTACATGGGTGCAAAAAACTACCGTTCGTGTACTAATGTCTGAGGGTAGTGCTGAGGATATTGCAGATCGATATCTCGATTTAACTAAAAATAATTTAAACTATCGCACATCTATAATTAATGTCAAATTAATTATACCAGATTTATATGAACTAACTTTAAACCAGAATGAACTTGGTCCATTTGAAGTAGATGATGTTGTTACAGTTAATGACGGGAGTGACATTATTTTTGAAGGTGCTATTTCAGGTACAACATCTGGACATACTGTACTTACACCGGGACAAAACTTTAGAGTAGCTCAAATATTTAACGTTAATATTGGCGGTGCGATAGGTACCCAGCTTCAAGTACTCGCAGTTGATAGTAATGGTGGTATTACAAAGATAAGAATTATAAGTTTTGGATACAATTTTGATAGGGATGTAAGTGTTAACTTGTATGCAAATAGTAGTATTGCAACAGTTACACAAGGTAAAAAATCAAACACTTTAGGGTTTGTAGATAGGCTTAGAATTTTAGGTGGATTTAGTGTAGGGGACCCTAATCGATATTTTGACACAGACTATAACACAGATGCAGGATTACCGTATACTGGTAAGTCCTTTGGTGATGTAAGTACAACAACAACAGTATCAGCGGGGACAGCTGATACAGATATTGACGACACAATTGCTACTGTCTCATTAAGATTAGGAGCCATTGGTAGATTTCCTGGCGCGCACACTACAAATAAAGGATTCTTATCAGATGATGTAATTAGACTGCCTGACGATAAACTTTATCAACCATTTGCATACCAAACAGAATCAACTTTAGAAATTTCTACTTTTTATGATGTTGTGCAGAAACTTATACACCCCGCAGGGCAAAAGCTGTATAACACTCGCGTTCTAGAAAACAGTATAGATGTGACTGCAAATGTCAGTGTGGTATCTAGTTCGAACATATTTACAGAGTTACGAGACGTATTTACAACACTTGAAACAACAAGCTGGCATCTCACAAAACCATTAAGCGATGAAGGTACAGTTACAGAGAGTAAAGTCATTACGCTGTACACAGGCTACGCTGATGGTATTTTTGTTGATGAAACTGCTAGTTTAAATACAAGTGTAAGTAAAACAGACGATGTTAATATTGTTGATTCTATAACCAATCTACTAATAACCCTTCACATTAACCCGTTTGACCAAGCAGGTACTGAATCAGTTGCGTCAGTAGAAGACGCACCATACATAGTTTTCTTGGTCGCAATGGTTCCTGATTATGCCAGCGCAACTGATGTACCGGTTATAAATTTTACCGCAGCCTATACCGATGAGACCGTTATATTAGACACAGCAGTTAACACAATACAAAAATTACTTGAGGATTCTATAGAGGTAACTGAGTCATTAAGCGCTAATACTATAAAGCCCTTATCAGATGAAATTATTACTGATGAAGAGCATGCTAAGGCTATTAATTCTAGTATAAATAATACCGATAGCATACTTACAGCAACTGATACAGCGTCATATATAGTATTAGACTATGCAGACCCTGCAGAAATATACTTTGATGAATCATATGCTGGTTCAATATATCCATTAACATAAACATAAGGAAAAAACATGTTTACAGAGTCAATCGCCTTAAGTGGCAAATTAAAAATTGTAGTACTTGATCAATTCGGTAGTACGAAGGATGAAAGAGATTTAGATAACCTGGTAGTAACAACAGGTAAAAACGTTATAGCTTCTAGAATGGCTGGTAACACCACCGCTCTTATGAGTCGAATGGGTGTTGGTACCGGTAGTACTGCTGCCCTTGTTTCTGATACTTCACTCGGTGCTGCTATAGCATCGGGTAATGTTGTCTTAGATTCTTCAACAGCATCAAACAACACTATTACATATGTAGCTACATTTCCTGCAGGTACAGGAACAGGTGCTATCACAGAAGCTGGTATCTTTAATGGGTACCCTGGTGTAGGTTCTATGCTTTGTAGAACAGTATTTTCTGTAGTTAACAAAGGCGCTAGTGACGTTATTGTTATTACCTGGACTGTAAGTATTTCCTAATATGTCTTTTTTACTTAAAGATATCTTCCATACATCGCTTGCGGAAACGGTATACGAAGATATTATAGCAGGTCGCTCGATCTACCATTACTTTATAGGTAGGACGTTGGTGTGGGGGGATGAGGTGACCCCAGAATCCCCTGAGTCTGCTGATAGTTATGAATATGATACTCGTAACAGTATCTTAAGTATAAAGAAAATTAAATCTACAGATATCTCTTTGGTTGTACCACGTCGCGACTGGGTCACCGGGTCTATATACGATCAGTATGACGGTGAGTACTCAGCAGACTATCCTGCCACCTCTGGCGCAACCAGTATAAAGGCAGCAACATTTTATGTATTAAATTCAGCATTTAATGTTTATAAATGTTTAGACAACAACAATGGTGCTGCGTCTACATCAGAGCCTACCGGGACTGATTTTACTTCATCAACTTATGCCGATGGTTATATTTGGAAATATCTTTATACCATACCACTCTCGCTAAAGAATAGATTTCTTACATCTACATACATGCCAGTTCAAAAATCAATTCAAAACCAGTATTATTCCGGTGGTGAGGTTGATTTAGTTGTTGTTGATTCTCCTGGCACAGGATATCTTGGTAATGCTGCTGTAACACTGACCGTCAATGGTAGGTTTAACAGCGGCACAGGTAATATAACAGCCACATTAAGACCGGTGTTAAACGAGACAGGCCAATTTATAGATGTACTAGTTGATAATGCTGGAGGTAACTACAGTAATGCCTCTATTGTGATTAATGATACCCGAGGCACTGGTACAAGCTACTACAAGGGATTGAGCAACGTTCTAATATCTAACGTTGGTGCTTCTTACTCAGCAGCTGCAATCGCCAACACTGCTGTGTCCATGGTGACTACAGGAAGTAGTCAGCCAGGGTCAAATGCTAGAGTAACTCTAAATTTTAGCAACGCGTTTTTATCTGGTGTTACGATCGTTAATAGGGGTAGTGGGTATAATACTGCAGTTATTGCTAATACAACTTTAAGTATAACAACTACTGGTAATTCACAACCAACTATAAACGCCCAGGTAACACCGTTCTTTACAAGTACAGCTGTTTTAACACCAGTTATATACAATAACCAAATTAGTAAAGTACTTATTGAAGACCAGGGTATTGATTACAGCGCAAACAACCAAACGTTTATAAATTTAATTGGAGATGGCACAGGTGCTGCTCTTACACCATTTGTAAATGCCGCAGGTCAAGTTGAAGATATAATTATTGAATCTAGAGGCAGTGGTTATACATACCTTGATGTTCAAATTGTAGGTGATGGTACAGGTGCTAACGCTTATGTTGATTTATCAACCGGGGATTTAAATACTCAGCAAAGTACTGTAGAGTTGTCTGCAGTAGACGGAGCTATTCACGCTTTGAGAGTAACGGCTGCAGGTAATAATTACACCACAGCATCTATTTCCCTAACAGGAGATGGAAGTGGATTTGTGGGTACACCAGTTATCTATAATAATACTATAAGTTCAATTACTGTAACTAACCCAGGATCGGGGTACACATTTGCAGATGTTACCCTAACAGGTTCAGCAGGAAGCGGTAATGCTAATGTTACAGCTATTCTTTCACCTGCCGGGGGCCATGGGCTTAATCCTGTTAGAGAGTTATTTGCTGATGCTATTATGTTGTTTTCAACTATTAATGATGAAAAAAATCAAGGCATTTCTATTGTAAATGATTACAGGCAGTTTGGTGTTATTAAAGATGTAACCCAATATTCTAATTCTAAGATATTTGCAAATATTACAGGTAGTTCAAGCTTTTTAATATCAGTTAATTCGGTTGGCTCTCTAGCTAGAGATACAGTTCTGCAACTAGCTAGTGATACATCTAGAGAATTTGATGTAATTGAAACTGTTACAACTACAAATCAAATTTTACTTAATTCTAAAAACAACTATATTCCACAAGAAGATGATGTACTAAATGATGTTATTACTAATATTGACTACACTGTTGTATCAATAGATAGACACCCCACTATAAATAAGTTCAGTGGTGAGTTGCTGTACGTGGATAATAGAACAGCGGTAAGCTACAGTGATGAACAGCTTGTAAAGTTAAGAACAGTAATAAAATTATAATAGGTAAAAGATGGCAATTAATTTCAATACCAGCCCGTACTACGATGATTTCGCTGAAAGCGATAACTTCCATCGTATATTATTTAAACCGGGCGCAGCTGTTCAAGCCAGAGAGCTAACACAACTTCAGACAATTCTCCAAAATCAAATTGCTAGATTTGGTCAGAATATATTTAAAGAGGGATCGGTAGTTATTCCCGGCCAACAAATGTTTGATAAGTTTTACAGCTACGTAAAACTAACCGATACATACAACACCACCAATTCGGATGAAATGATAGTTGATCTGGTTGGAGCCATTGTAACAGGTCAAACAACAGGTGTAACAGCACGGGTTGTAAATTACGCGGTTGCAACCACTACAGACCCATCCACCATTTACGTTAAGTACACGGGTTCAGGTACAGATAAAGAAACTGCAGTATTTGCTAATGGAGAAGTTTTATCGTTTACATACGGAACTAATAGTACTACAACACTTCAAGCTGCAGCCTCTTCTGCTACCGGTAAGGGTGTTTCATTCGCTGTGGCGGCAGGTGTTATTTTTATTAAGGGTGCTTTTGTATACTTTGCAGATGAAACAATAATTATTTCCAAGTATAGTGACAGTCCCAGTCAATCTGTTGGCTTTTTAATTACAGAAGATATTATAACATCGGATGAAAGTGATGCATTACTAGATCCTGCTGTTGGCTCTTATAATTATTTTGCACCTGGCTCAGACCGTTATCATATTGGGCTATCCCTTCAAGCAAGAACGTTTCCTGAAGCCAGTACAGCTGACAGCAACTATGTAGAGCTCTCGAGAATAGAAGATGGCGTAACAATATATCAAAAACTAGTTTCAGAGTACAACGTCCTTGGTGATACTCTTGCTCGTAGAACATTTGATGAATCGGGTAATTATGTAGTTAAACAATATAATCTTGAAAATATTGAACATTTAAGAACAACAACTACAGGTGTACGAGATGGTCTCTATTCTGCAAATGGTGGTGGTAACTCAAGTCTAATCGCCAGCGTTATTTCTCCTGGAAAAGCATACGTGCTTGGGTATGAGTTAGAGAATATTAAAACCAAATATGTAGCCAGCACAAAAGCTAGAGACTTTGTTGAAGTTAATAACAGTACCGTGTCTACCCTAATTGGTAATTACATAACACTTTCAAACCCATACTCCATCCCTGATCTAGCTACACTTGATACTGTTGACCTCTATAACCGATATACGACTACATCAGGAAGCACCTCTGGTACAAAAGTAGGTACGGCGCGAATTCGTGCTATTGAATACATTTCTGGTACAAACTATACAGCCTACCTCTTTGATATTAATATGCTTACCGGCTATTCTTTTACTAAAGATGTTAAGCATGTATATTATAACAACGCCGGGTTCGTAGATTTTACATCCAACATCTCACCAACTCTTGCCACCATTACTGGTACTGTTTCCACTACAAATGCTAGCAATATTATTACAGGTATTGGTACAAAGTTTAATACAGATCTAAGAGCTAATGACTATGTAACTATCAATGGTAATGTTTCTATTATTAGTTACGTTGTGAGTGATACGACAGTTTATGCTGGTGCAAATTTGGTCGGCAATATTGCTGGAATTAGCGCATCAAAACATACTGCTGTTATAACAAATACTTCATTGGAGAATGATCCAACTTATTTGTTTGAATTCCCATTCTCTACAATTAAAACAGTTGACCCAACTAACGTTGAAACATCATTCCATACAAAGCGTATATATGATAGAACGTTAAGTGTAGGTAATGTATCTATAACAGCAGGAACAGATGAAGTGTTTGCTCCTTATGCAGCAACCAGCTACACTGTTGTAAATAAGACCGATGGATCATATATTGATCTTACAGGTAAGATTACTCGGTCAGGTTCCCCAACAGGTAAGATCGCTTCATTTGCACTCGGTGGTGGGTTAGGTTCAAACGATGTACGAATTATTGCTACAGTAGCAAAGACAAACTCTGCTGCAGATAAGAAAACAAAGACAATTGTACTAAGTTCTACTGTAGACTTTACAAGCAACATTACTGCAACTGCAACAGTGTTATCCCTTGGTCAAGCAGATATCTACGCTGTATCTAATATAAAAATGTCATCTAATGCATTTGGTACAGCCTATCTTGAAACCAATGCAATAGATATCACCTCACGTTATACTATTGATAATGGTCAAAGAGCTTCACATTACGCTGTTGGTAAGGCTGTACTAAAGCCTGGACAACCTACTCCAATTGGGCCTGTAAGAATTACCTTTGATTACTTTACCCACTCTAGCGGTGATTATTTCTCCGTTAACTCGTATAGTGATATTGATTATAAAGATATACCAACATTTACCTCGGGTGCTAAGACATACCAGCTAAGAGACTGTTTAGACTTTAGGCCTAGAATGGATACAAATGGGACAACGTTTACAAGTCCATCTGAATTCTTAGATCAAAGCGTCGATGTTCTTACCGACTATAGCTACTACTTACCTAGAACAGATAAAATTGTTTTAAATTCAGCTGGTGAAATCTCCTCTATACGAGGAGTTAGCTCCCTTACCCCTCAAGAGCCTGCAACACCTCAAAACTCAATAGCACTATTCATCCTTGCGCAGAAGCCTTACGTGTTTGATGTGAAGAATGACATTAATGTAACGGTTGTGGATAACAGGCGTTATACGATGAAGGATATAGGTAGACTTGAAAATCGAATTAAAACACTTGAATACTATACTACACTTTCATTGTTAGAAACAGACACATCCTTATATCAGGTTAAAGATACTCTTGGCTTTGATAGATTCAAAAATGGATTTGTTGTCGATAACTTTACCGGTCATAAGGTTGGTAATGCACTAGATACAGACTATAAGATATCAATGGATTTTACCAATGGTGTTTTGCGACCACAGTTTGAACAAAGGAATTTTAGACTTAAAGAAATTTCTACTACAACCGGTCAAAGAACATCAAATAATTATGCTATTACAGGAAATATTGCTACATTAAATTACTCAAGTAATATATTTGTTGAATGTAACGTTGCTTCTAGAGTAGAAAATATTAATCCTTTCAGTGTCGTTAGCTACACAGGCTCAATTGTCTTAGATCCCCCATCAGATGTGTGGTTTGATACAACAAGAGTACCTGAAGTACATATTGATAAAGAGGGCAATTATAGCACATTACTTTCATCTGCTCAATCTTCTGGTCAATATGGTACCGTATGGGGATCATGGTTAACAAATTTTTATGGTGGATCGTATGTTGATGAAAGACAGGGGACTACATTTGATGTAAAGCAGTCCATTGATACTGTTACAAACAATGATGTACAGATCAGCCAGACAGTAATACCAAAGATGCGAAATGTAAGCATTAATTTTACTGGTACCGGAATGAAGCCTAATACTAAGGTACAAGTTTATTTTGAAAATTATAAAGTAACAGACTTTACAACAGGTACAACTGTAACCGGTAACGTTGCTGCTCAGGCTAATTCCTTCCTAGCAGGATACATTACTAACAAAGGTAATATCTTTACTGATGCTGCTGGTGTTGTAAACGGGACATTTGCTTATGATGCATCCCGCTTTAACTTCTCTACTGGTGAAAAAATCTTTAGACTTACAGACTCACCTACAAATGGAAATGATAGTGAGACGGCAGCTGAAGCAAAATTCAGTACATCTGGTCAACTGAAGACATTACAAAATCAGATTATTTCAACAAGAAATGGGTATACAACTGCTGAAGCAGTTTTTGATCGCCGTGCATCATCTTATGTTGAACCACCTGTAGCTGGTGGTGGTGGTGGTGGTAGTGGCGGAGGTGAAGAGGATGGTGGGGGTGATGACAATACAGAAGAAGAACAAGCAGCAACACCAACCCCAGGTCTTACGTATGCCGATATTATATACGGAGGAGCACTTGGTAAGATGCCTGATGAAAAAGGTACTGCTGCCTTTGTAAAGCAGGGTAATTTCTCAACCATTTCTACCTCGTTAGCTGCACTTAGCGGTGCTGGTAAAACAATTTTAGCAAGTTTCATACAAGCAGATGGTAGGGGTATTGATGGTAAAAATATTATCGCGACTTGGGATGCAGTCTCTGCAACTATGACCCCAGACGATAAGACTGCAACGCTTGCTGCTTACAACGCTATCAAAACTGTTTGTGAAACAACAGTCGCTAATAAGGAAAATACATCTAAAGGATTAATTGCTGACTGGACCAATGTTGGTAGTACAACCGCACAAGCTATATCTTATACTGCTGCTCAACTTACGGTAGCATTGTTAGCTGACTCTGCAATTCCTGCAAAAACAGGTACAGGGGAAGCCTGGGGCCCAGTAGGGTCAGGAGATAGTATTGCCGAGATAGTTGCAGCAGTAAATGCAAACCCCGATCGTGCTACTGCAAAAATAGCTGTAACTTCTCCTGCAGGCCAAACTACTGCAAGGGATTGTTGGGCAAAGGATCCGCTGGCTCAAACATTCATTGTGTCTGGTAATCCTACGATTATGACAGGTGTTGACTTATTCTTTTATGCAAAAGATACCAGTGCACCAATGTATGTTGAATTGCGTACAGTTGTTAACGGATCACCATCTCAAGTAGTCGTTCCATTCTCAAGAAGAGTCGTTACACCAGCTGAAATTACCACTACTGAAGACGGTACTGTTGCAACCTATCTAGCTTTTGATGGCTTAGTTTATCTTGAGCCAGGCGAGTATGCGATAGTCCTTCTAACCAGTTCTATCAATTATAGAGTTTGGATTTCACAGGTAGGTGAGACAGATATTAATACTGGTAGAGTAATTAACGATCAACCGTTTGTGGGTGTCTTATTTAAATCACAAAACGCATCATCGTGGGAAGCTAATCAGAGTCAAGATCTTAAATTTAGACTATACAACGCTCAATTTACAAGTAATACTCCTGCTACTATTGACTTTGAAATTGATGCGGATGAATATCAGAATGCAGTCCTTGATATTGACCCATTAGAATTTTACCCAACCAGTAGTGTTTTAAAAGTATACCACCCTAGCAATGGTTTTGTTAATGGGTCAACAGTTAAGATTCGTAATATAAAGGGAGATGGTTCCAAAATAGCGGTTGTAAACAGCGGTAATATTCGCGGTATTAACGTTGCCACAATTGATAATGTTGCGTTTACAGTGTCAAATGTTAAACCTAACTCCTATACTATTATTATGCCAGCGGCCTCTACTAATACTACAATCGTAAGAGATGGGGGTACAGGGGTGGTCGCTCAACAGGACTTCCTATTTGATGCTATATACCCTGCAATATCAGCTCTTGAATTTGCAAGTACCTCTTCAGTTCTCAGTATCAAGGGTGTTGATAAGGGGTACACACCTCAAACATCATTTACTCAACTTAGCGGTGCTGGTACTACAGAGTTACTTACTACAGCCTCTATCCCCAGTGCTGTGAATGTAACTAATAATCTATCTGGTGCAAGACCACTTACATTGAGACTGACCTTGAATAACACTTCAGGTAGTCTATCTCCAATAGTTGATATGGAACAATTATCGGCAGTGTTTATTAAAAATCAAGTTAATAATCCTTCTTATTCTTCTGAAAATCTTACAGCAGATATTGTTACCGTTGCCAACAGTGCTGCAATATTTTTTACAAACGCCTCAACCACAACCGGTTATATCAGCATAGTATCAACAGCGGATAAAGCAAATGTTTCTGGCATTGTAAAGGGAACTACAATAACAGTGTCCAATACAACTGCTAATAGCGGGGTGTTTAGAGTATTAGATGTAGTAGATGCAGGCGCAAATATTTTAGTTGCAGGTACTATTACAACAGCATCCGCTGGTAACGTAATTAGTATTACAAACGGCCGTAGTTTTATTGCTGAAGAAGCTGCTACTGGTGGCACTGCTCTTGCCAAATACATAACCAAACAGGTTGATTTGGTTAATCCATCCACCTCGATTAACTTCAGATTAGATGTTGCAAAACCTGCTAATGCTTACGTAAAAGTTTATTACAAGACAAAGCTTACTGGTGAATCCATTAATCTTAATACCAAAGAATACACTGAATTAACAGGTCTGGATATACCAGATTCTTTAAGTGGTGAATATACCGAAATTACAGGACAAGTTGATAGCTTGATTCCATTCTCCTCAGCCGTATTTAAAATTGTATTACTATCTGATGACTCAGCGGATATTCCAAAGTGTAAGAACCTCAGAGTGATTATGTTAGCATGAAGTTAAAGGTTGAAGGCCACCCTGGGTTGGTGAGAGATTCTCACAGCAAGGCTATAATTATGCAAGATTCTGATAGTTTTAAAGCATATCAGGCTGAAAAACATTTTAGAGAGAATATGTCTCAGGTTAATACCACAACACGAGAAGAGATAAATAATTTAAGAGAAGAGATGCATGAAATAAAAGAACTTCTTGGTTTACTATTTCATAAAATCGATCAAAAAAAGGTTTAAAAACAAATGGCAGCTACATTAACACTTAGAGTCCCAACAGGGGTACCTCTTACCAATCACGAGGTTGATAATAACTTTACTGCCCTTAATACGTTTGGTAATACTATTAATAGTAACGTAGGGGTGATCTCCAACCTCACAACCACAGCCAATGGTAACATTGTTGTTGCAATTAACTCTATTAAAAGTGGTAATTTAAGCCAGTTTGGAACAACCACATCTGCACAACTTATTTCGATTATTACTGATGAAACTGGTACAGGTAATATTGTATTCAGTAATAGCCCAGTTCTGGTAACTCCTAATATCGGTACACCTAGTTATTTGGTATTAACTAATGCCACAGGGCTTCCTGTCGCCTCGGTGGTGGGTGGAGCATCAACAGGTAAGGCTATTGCGATGGCAATGGTATTCGGTGGATAAATATACAACTAATGTCATCAAGGAAAATTAAATGACCGCTCCCAATATCGTTAACGTAGCAAATATTACTGCCAAGCACCAGCTTAGCTCCCTCACCACCACTGCTGCTACAAGTATCATAAGTAATGCCTCCGGCTCCAGTAAGGTATTAAAAGTTAATAACCTGGTTATTGCAAATAATTCAGCATCTACTGCTACCGTAACAGTATCAGTTAATGATGTTGCAGCAGGTGGCGGTAATGCATTCCATCTAATATATCAAGTAGGTATTGCACCGAACACCTCACTTGCTGTTATAGATAAATCGGTTGCAATCTATCTTGAAGAAGATAAAAGTTTAGTTGCAACCGCTGGTACTGCAAGTGTACTAAAAATTAATGCTTCGTACGAAGAATTGAGTTAATATCATGGCAAGAGTCATTGGTAACAGTACCCTTCCCCACTTAAGGGAGCAAGTGCAGGCGGTAGCTGCAAGCACCGCCACTACAAGTATTAATCTCAGTACAGGTGGAAATCCGAGTATATTTAAAGTAACCCTTTCGTCAAATACAACTATTACCTTTACTAACCCACCGGTACTTACATCATCCACCGACTCCTTCTCCTGGACAATGATGGTTGTAAATGATGCAACCGCTGGTAGGACACTTGCGTTTGGTAACACAATAAAGTGGGCAGGTGGTATTGTACCTTCTAGAACCACAACTGGCAATGCTATAGATATATGGACTTTTTTCTACGAAAATTCTGTATATTACGGTTCACTATCAATTATAAATGCTAATTAAATAGGTTTTTATAATGAAATTATCTCGCGGGCTTGGAAAAGAAAAAACTAATGTTGGGGTAAAAACCAGCACCACGTTTAACGCGCCTGGAAATTACGTTGCCCCTTACGGTAAGACGGTTGTAAGGGTTGGTGGTCGTGGGGCGTCAGGGGCAAATCCTACGTACGCAAGTACCAATCCAGTTGTACCTGGTAATACTAATACATATTCGTATGGAGGTGGTACTCCCTTAGGTAGTAATCCAGTTGTACCTGGTAATACTAATACATATTCGTATGGAGGTGGTACTCCCTTAGGTAGTAATCCAGTTGTATATGGTAATGAAAATACTTATGGATATAGTGGTGGTACTCCCTTAGGTAGTAATCCAATTGTACCTGGTACTCAAAATACTTATGGATATGGGGGTGGTACTCCCTTAGGTAGTAATCCAATTGTATATGGTAATGAAAATACTTATGCAGTAGGTGGCGGCAATTACTCAACAATGAACGTTGGTTCTTATACTCCTAGTTATGATAATTATAATCCAGTTGTACCAGGTACAGTAGTTGGTACACGGTACATATGGTTTGGGTATAATCCACGTAACGGACCACCGGCCGCGTTCGAAGATAATTATATATCCTATGACGAGTTTCCAGGAATATCCTCCTCAGGCTATCCCCCAACAAACTCTACTGGCGCAAACGGTACTACACATACAGAATATGATCAGTACTTTAATCCCAGCTCAGGCGGTAATTACGCAACTACTAATGCCGACGTATATACCCCCGGCAACTATGTTTATAATCCTATAACTGGTGGTAACCCTACGGGTGTTTATAATCCAAATTCCGGTGGTAATGCTACTTTTAATCCTATAACCGGTGGGAATCCAACAGGTAATTATAATCCAAATTCCGGTGGCAATCCTACTTATAATCCTATAACAGGTGGTAACCCTACGGGTGTTTATAATCCAAATTCCGGTGGCAATCCTACTTATAATCCTATAACTGGTGGTAATTACGCAAATACTAATCCAAATTCCGGTGGCAATCCTACTTATAATCCTATAACCGGTGGTAATTACGCAAGTACTAATCCAGCTACCGGTGGTAATGATAATTACACCGTTGGTGCTGCTGGCGGTAGCAGCAATATACAAGGGGTAACATTTCCAGGAGGCGCCAGTGCTGCTCTTGCACCGGTGGTTGCCCAAACTACAACCAACGTCTCGTATACTGAGGCGGGGATATCCATTACGGTACCAACTGGTGGCTATGTGACAATAGATAATATATAATCAACTAACGTTAGTATAGGCTAACAGTTAACCATTTTTAAAGTGAATCTTGTCATATGTATTATGATGGGTTCCTGTGATGTAATTTATAACTAAAGGTGATAATTATGAGAAATATTGACCTGTATGTCCCACCGTACGAGCCATTTTGTATTTTTAACGAATGCTTTGCCCCAGAAGACTGTGATAGAATTATTGAGCACGGTGAGCTTGCAGAATTTAGTCGAGGTGCTATTGGAGGCTCACGCGAGAGCCCAGAGGGTGAAACTAATGACGAGGTTCGTATTACTGACATAGTATGGTTACAGCCAGATGAGGATAAGAAGTGGATTTTTGAGCGGATGAATGAGGTTGCAACCAGAGTTAATTACGACAAATTTCAAGTAAAGCTGGCAAGATTTGATGGGTTTCAATATTCAAAGTATGACGTAGACGGACATTACGATTGGCATACAGATATACTTAATCAGCAAAAATGGGGTGGTCCGGCAGGCTGGCTTCAGCGTAAGTTAACCTTCAGTGTATTCCTAAATGATCCTGCGGACTATAAGGGTGGTGAGCTTTTACTTAACTTAGGTAGTCAAACAAAACCACTCTCTTTTAAACCAAAAAAAGGTGATGTAGTTGTCTTTCACTCCTATATTCCTCATAAAGTAAAACCTGTTACCGCCGGGGTTAGAAATAATCTTGTGACGTGGGGTATGGGGAGTAAGTGGGTATGAACTTAAGGCTTTTCTTTAAATCAGAACTTATAGAATTCTACTGTGAACCTAAATACTTCGGTGTTATTCCCGAACCAGTTCCTGCATACAAGATGATGCCCGATTGGTTTAAAAAGATTCCACCAACAATAGATACACATAGAGATACTTTTGGTGCTAAGGTAATGACAGCCAAAAAATGTTTGCCTCTTGTAGACGCAATGTCTGTTGGTTTTATTATTCCAACTTTTGGTGATGTAAGTATAAGAACAAACAAGACAGGTGCATTAATTGATGCCCCTGTAAATTCCTCTACACGAGATCCTGTGGCACAATTCCATGATATAGCCCAGCTTGGAGGAAAGACATCTCCAACATATCCAGGCCCGGCAGTTAAATTTATTAATAAATGGGTTATAAAGACAGCACCAGGTTACTCTACCTTATTCATTCCCCCCTTAAATCATATCGAACCAAGATTTACCTGTTTGTCTGGGCTGGTAGATACCGATAGGTATCCCAAGGAAGTTAACTTTCCTGCTATTTGGCATTTAAAAGATTATGATGATGTAGTACTAGCTGGTACCCCACTGGTAACTTGTATCCCAATTAAGAGGGCGGATGCAGAGCGTAAGGCCTCAGTCCGGGTAATGAGTGAAAAAGAAGCATCAGAGATAGAGAAAATACATAAAAGTCAAATGAACCGTCGTAGTTACTATAGTAAAGAATTAAGGGAACCAAGATCGTGAGTATATTTACTAACCTTTATAATAAGTTATTTAAAGAAGAAGTTCCAACGTTTAAATTTAAATCCCACATAGGGGATTACTCTATTGCGACCCCAGTAGTAGCAGCTGCAAAAATAAAAGCAGATTGGATGAATAGACAGCCGGCTAATAAAAAGTTTACTGCGTGTCCAGGGATGCAGGACTACTCAAGTGCTGGTTATATTATTACTGCCCATTGCGATTATGAAATAAAGGCTAATGGAAGCGGGGTTGTGGTTAAGGTTGGTCATGGTGTCGGACCCAAGGATACTGCAGAACGGTTTCAAGCTCAAAACTTTGAACATGCACTGGTGGAGGGTTGGGCAAAAATAGAAAAAGTAAAGAAAGCATCATTAAAAATACCCCAGCCATGGTTCATAGAAGCAAAGCCTGGATATTCAGCATACGTTCTACCGGCGTTAATGCATTCCGATTTTTTAGATAAGATTTTTATATACCCTGGAGTAGTTGACTTTGATAAATATCATACAATCAACCTTGTATTTTCAGTAATTAAAGAATGTGAGTTTGTTATACCAGTTGGTACCCCAATCTTACATATATTACCTTTTAAGCGCGAGGAAATGACAGCAGTTTGTGGAAAAGCAACAGCACATGAGGCAGACAAAGCGGTTCATAATTTTGCCTCTAGGCTTAATCATTATTACACGAGATACTTACATAGCAAGAAGTCATATAAGATGACATGTCCATACGAACATAGAGAGTAAAAAATGGCAAATACTAAATGGTATTATTTGTGCAACCTACAAGACAAGGTTGCCCTTGAGTACACCCTAATTCCTGCAGTATGGGGTAACATCACTGGACTCTCAGATGCGTCTGATGTGACACTGGCCGATCTTGCATGGAGTAATAATCCGGACCGAGGATTTCTTACTCCTGAAGCTACTTCAAGTGCAGGTATCACCGTTAGCGGTTCAGTAACAGCCTTAGCCACAGAGGTAGCAAAAGAGTTAATTCGTAAGAGAAGAAATACACTTCTAGCTAAAACCGATGCTGATGTTACCATTGATAGATGGAACAGTTATTCAGATGAAAAGAAGACAACAATAGCTACCTACAGACAAGCATTGAGAGACATGACGTCAACACCGGATGTATTTTATCCGGTATATCCTGCAATTCCCGCAGAGCTGGCATACTTAGTTAGTGTTACTTAACCCGTAGACTCAATAACTTACTGTATAAATAATACATAGCTTAAGCCGAGTTATACTTCAACAACAAAGGAAACGAAGATGGCAATTAAAGTAGGCGGAACAACCGTCGTAGACGATTCAAGAAACCTGGTATCCGCCACAATGGGTACTGGTACCACAGTTGATGGCACTGATGCTGTTGGCTTTAGAAACCTTCCTGTAAACAGTCAAAGTGCAGCATACACAACGGTGCTAGCAGACTCAGGAAAAATTATCTTCCACCCCGCTTCAGATGCTAACGCAAGAACATTCACTATTCCTGCAAATGGTACGGTAGCATACCCCATTGGTACTGCTATTGCCTTTATTAACATGACATCCCAAGTAGTTACAATTGCAATTACAACCGATACAATGTACCTAAGTTCTGCTGGTACCACCGGTTCACGCAGTCTTGCACAATACGGCTCTGCTACAGCAATTAAAATGACAGCAACAACTTGGTTAATTTCAGGTAGCGGGCTGACGTAATATGAGTGGTTCCATTCTAGCAGCGGTAAGCAATCACAGAAGTTTTACTCTACCCTCTGTTGCGCCTTCTGCTGTAAATTACCTTGTAGTGGCTGGAGGAGGCGGTGGTGGCGCACATGATGGCGGAGGTGCCGGCGCTGGCGGATTTAGGTCTGGAAATTCTTTTGCTATTAGCGGCTCTTTTAATGTGACTATTGGTGCTGGCGGAACAGGATCACCCTCAGGTGGTGCAACGGCTGGAACAAATGGTTCTAACTCTGTAATGAGTACTATAACTTCTGCTGGCGGTGGATATGGCGGTTGTGGTTATTCTGGTGGAAATCACATCCCGGCTAATTCAGGTGGTTCAGGCGGAGGTGGTACATCTTTAATTGGTGGCACTTCTTATGGCGGTGCTGGAAATACACCTGCAACATCACCAAGCCAAGGAAATAATGGTGCTGATTGCACCACAGCGGCAGATTATCCCGCTTCAGGCGGAGGCGGCGCAGGCGCAGTTGGCAACCCAAATGTTGGGGGTGCAGTTGCTGGTGCTGGTGGTGCTGGAGCGGCTAACCCAATTACAGGTTCAACAACTGGCCAGTTAAGTGGCGGAATTTACTATTTAGCTGGTGGCGGTGGTGGCGATAAGCCTCCAACTTGCACAGGTGGTGCCGGTGGACTTGGCGGTGGCGGTGCTGGTGCAACTACTTTTTCTGAACCAGGCGTAGCTGGAACTACTAATACAGGTGGTGGCGGGGGAGGCTCTCAAAACTTAGCAGTCGCTGGCGCTGGCGGCTCTGGTGTTGTGATTATTTCCTATTCATCAACATTTTCTGACTTTACATCTATTGGTGCAGGATTAACTTATGCAAAAACTACTGCGAGTGGAAATACAATCTATACATTTACTGCCGGTACCGGTAGTATTTCTTTGTAAGGGATTAATATGAGTGGATCAATTTTAGCAGCGGTAAGCAATCACAGAAGCTTTGCTTTGCCTTTTAATGTTGACTACCTTGTAGTCGCCGGAGGCGGTGGTGGTTCAGGAGGCGGGGGCGGGGCAGGTGGTATGTTAACCGGTACTACAGTACTAGCCGGTTCTTACACTGTCACGGTAGGTGCTGGTGGAAATCTAGGCGGGCAAACCAGCGCAAGTGCTAGCCCTGGAACAAACTCTTTAATAACCGGGTTTACTGCAATAGGTGGGGGATATGGTGGGGGTGCATACGCTGTAACTAACGGTGGTAACGGTGGTTCAGGTGGTGGTGGGTCTATTGGATCACAATCAGCTGCAGCGGTTGCAACTGGTGGGACGGCTACGGCTGGCCAAGGTAATGCTGGTGGTGTAGCAACTAATACTGGTGTTTACCAAGGTTGGATTGCAGCAGGCGGTGGTGGTGCTGGTGCAGTAGGGGCCAGTGCAACAAATCGTGATACAGGGAACGACGCTCCTTATGGAGCCTTAGGTGGTGCAGGGGCTGCATCGAGTATTACAGGTTCTGCTGTGACATATGCAGCTGGTGGTCAAGCTTATTATTCAAGTACAGTTAGCGCAGATGGCACCGCAAACAGAGGAAATGGTGGTGGGGGTGCTAGGGGTCAAAACGCTGGAAGTAACGGATGGAATGGTGGATCTGGTATTGTTGTTCTTTCTTATCCGTCATCATTTGCCGACCTTACATCAATTGGTGCTGGTTTAACTTACACCAAAACCACATCGGGCGGTAATACAATTTACACATTTACTGCTGGCACTGGCACAGTAGCTGTTTAATTAATTAAAGGAATATCATGGCACATTACGCATTTTTAGATTCAAATAACATTGTTACTGAAGTTATAGTAGGTAAGGATGAGGGTGAGGGCGGTATTGATTGGGAGCAGTACTACGGTGATTTCCGCGGTCAAACTTGCAAACGTACAAGTTATAATACCTATGGGGGTGTTCATTTAAATGGTGGTACACCATACCGTAAAAACTATGCAGGTATTGGTTTTACCTATGACTCAGAACGTGATGCATTTATTCCTCCTAAACCATTTGCAAGTTGGTCGTTAAGTAACACAACTGGTTTATGGGAATCACCAGTTCCACACCCCTTAGATGATGACTTCTATGTGTGGGATGAAGCTACGCTCCAATGGAATCAAGTTGTTACAGCTTAATCATAATTAATATAATTTCTATATAATATGAAGACTTTTGAATTAGGTTATTTTGGAAACATTTGGGTCAAGCAAAACGTTTTTGACCATGCTGGTGAAGTTCATGAGGGGCATTTTCATAAATTTGACCACGTGACCCTGCTAGTATCTGGTAAGGTTAGTGTTCAAATTAAAGATAATCCTATTAAAGAATTTACAGCTCCAACGTTTATTGTGATTCGTAAAGAACACCAACACCAGTTTACTGCACTTGAAGAAAACACCATATATTACTGTGTTTATGCGCTGCGGGATATAGATGGTAATGTAATGGAGATATTTGGTGATGAACATGATCCTGAGTTTGCAAGTACCAGACGTAAGGATTACTGGGTCCACGGGCTCAGAGCACCTCAGGGTTAATTTAAAGAATAAAAATTTTAATTCTTTTTTAATAAATTACAAAGGACCTACAGGGTCCTTTTCCTATAAATAATACCGTAAATAAGGGTGTTACATGGCCGGTATATCAAATCTAACAATAGATCAAGGTGCAACGTATTCAGTTAATATAACTGTAAACGATGATACCGGGACGGCGAGAAACTTAGCCGGATATACTGCTCGTTCCCAAATGAGAAGATCGTATTACACATCAGCCAACACTGCTTTGACTGTGACCATTACAAGCCCCTCTACCGGTGAAATATCTCTTACCCTAACTGCCGCTCAAACTGCAAACGTTAGGGCAGGTCGTTATGTTTATGATTTAGAACTTGTTAATGCAAATGCTGCAACAGTGGAGAGGGTAGTGGAGGGTATTATAACCGTATATCCTGAAGTAACAAAATAATGGCTGTTTCAGTACAATCATCTACCAGTACATCGGTTACAATTCAACCCACAGCGGGTAGTGTACCAATTACAGTTACATCACCTAATAATTCATCTATTGCAATTAATCAGGGTGGGGCATCTCCTGCAGGTGTAATAGTTAGAAAATCAACAGGTGGTACTTTGAATTCACTTGGTGACGTAGTCACCGCTGCCATTGAAGATGGTTATATTATAGTATATGACTCTGAGACTAATAAATGGGTATCGCAATCTGTAGCATCAGCTATAACGTCAGTAGACGGCGGATACTACTAGAATAATAAAGGAATAAAATGGCCGGTACAATTATCCAGATAAAGCGGACAGCTAATATAACTGCTCCGACGATTACGGACTTAGAGGAGGCGGAACTTGCGTATGCACAAGACGTATCAAATTCAGGTGCAAACGCTATACTGTACATTGAGTCCCTTGATAGTGGCTCAAACCCTGTAATTCATAAGGTCGGTGGTAAATACTACACCGATATTGTAGACCGTGCTAACAATGTAAGTGTTGTAAATACCCTGGTAAAGAGAGATGCATCAGGTAATTTCTTTGCAGGTAATATTTCTGCAGCTCTCTTTGGGCAAGCTAACTCCGCTGTAATTGCAAATACAGCTAATGCCTTAACTACTGCAAGAGATATCGGGCTTGCTGGCGATTTAACTGGTAATGTGTCTTTCGATGGATCCGGTAATGTAACGTTAACAGCAACGATTGCAGCCAACTCAGTAGCGCTAGGTGCTGATACTACTGGTAGTTATGTTGGTAATGTATTAGCTGGTACAGGACTAGTAATTATTGGAGACACCTTTACTGTAACTAACAGTGGGTCAAGCGCATACACGATTAACAGTTCAAGTAATCCTGCTCTTACCCTCTATCGTGGATTTACATATACATTTAATGTCTCGGCTTCAGGTCATCCGTTCTGGATTCAAAGTGTATCAGGAGCATACAGTTCAGGTAACTTATACAGCACAGGCGTAACGAACAACGGTACTCAAAATGGTACTATTACTTTTGTAGTACCTGCTAATGCACCTGCTACATTATACTATGTCTGTCAGTACCACAGTGGTATGGCAGGTACAATTAACGTTCTTACATCCAGTGAGAATGCAAATATAACCCTTGCTCTTGGAGCCTCAGGTGTTACAGCTGCTACATACGGTAGCTCAACTCAAGTCCCCGTAGTTACAGTTGATCAATACGGTAGAGTTACCTCTGTATCAAATGTTAATATTGGAGCTGCAGCGAATGTCTCTTCATTCACAGCTACAGGTAATTCTTTTACAATCGGTACTTATGATGGTGGTTCTTTTACCGCCAATTTACAGTTAGACTCTATTAGACTAGGAACTGATACAACAGGCGCATATGTAGGTAATCTGATAGCAGGTACAGGCATTACGATAACTGGTTTAGGTAATGAAGGTACAACACCTACTATTAATAATAATGGCGTACTAACAGTTGGTGGTGTGTCAGGTACTGTATCTAATGCTCAATTAGTCACTAGTGTTTTAGCAAGCGGGATTAATACAAACAACGTTGCTGAAGGCGCAAACTTATACTATACGGATGCACGGGTTTATTCTGCTGTTACAGGCAACTTGGCACTAAAAGCAAATACTGCTGATTTAACAACCGCCAATGTAGTTGAGTTAACTAACCAATACTTTACAAATGCTAGAGCTGTTACTGCGGTTACAGATAGTTTAGCAGTAAAAGCAAATATTGCTGATCTAACGACTGCCAATGTTGCTGAAGGTACAAATCTCTACTTTACCAATGCCCGTACATATTCTAATGTAATAACTACCCTTACAACTTCAAATGTAGCAATTGGAACAGCCGGTGGTAATACTACTGTTACAGGTGAATTAACTGTAGCAGGTAACATAACAGTTAATAATCTTTCTGTACTTGGTACTCAGACGATAATTAATTCAAATACTATCAGCATCAACAATGCTTTTGTATTTGAAGGTACAACCGATAATAACTTTGAGACAACGCTTACTGTAGCAGATCCAACAGCGGATAGAACTATCACTTTACCAGATGCATCCGGTACCCTCGCACTTACCAGTAGCAGTTTAAGTGATTTTGGTTCAACAAATTCATTACAACTATCTCAAGTCATTACAGATGAAACTGGTACAGGTAACCTTGTATTTTCAACATCTCCTGTACTTGTTACACCAAATCTAGGTGTACCGTCTGCTATCACTCTAACGAATGCAACAGGTTTACCACTTGCAGGTATAAGCAACCTAGGTGCAAATCAAGCCACCTTACTTGCATCTAACGCAATAACAGGTATTACAGCAGGTGTTTATGGTAATACCACAAGTATTCCTTCTATTACTGTTGACCAATACGGTCGGGTTACATCAATAACCAGTAATACTGTATCTGCGGCCTCCGTATCTGCTTTTACTCGTAGTGGTAATACGTTTACAATAACAGCAAGCGGGGTAGATTACTCCGCTAATATTGCTGGTTCAGATATCCCTGTTGGTACTGCCACCCTGGGTAACCTAATTAGTAATGCAGTAACACTTACGGTTGGTTCGACAATGGCCAACAGTATTGCACAATTAAATCAAGTACTAGGTAAACTGGTACCTGCTTCACCTCCTGCATTCCCAAGTAGTGCAACTTTAACAATGAGTTCTTCTACTACTTCAAGTAGAATGGCTGGTGGGTTTACCCAGTTCTATAATTCATCAGCTAATACCTCGGTTGCACCTGGTACAACAATTGCTGCTAGAAGAGCAGCCGCCTACGTAACATCTACTGTGGGTGATTCAGGTCCTGGTGATAGTGGTACATTAACATTGTATTTGAATGATGTATCTGCAGGTTCAAGAGCATTTACTTCCGGTAGTGATAATGGAACGTATGGTGCTAATTTAGTTATTGCCGACAACGTAGACTACGCAACCAAGACAGGAGCTGCAGCAGGGTTCTGGGAAAGTTTTGATGCTAATGGATCTGGTGTTGCTAAAACTGGTTGGAATAGTGTTTACATTACCCACTCCGGTGCAGGTACTACGAGTACCTTAACCTGGTACTACGATGATAGCAACCCCGCTGCTCCAACGTTTACTAATAAAACGTTTACAGAAACCTCTAATGTTCAGATTTATTCCAGTACTGTTCCACATTACACAAGCGCAACTCAATTCACCTTAGCCGCAAATGTAAACAACTTAAGTGGAAATACATATCCAACCTCTGACACGTTTATTACAAGTTCAGCAGGGGGTGCCTTCCAAGCACCCACAACACTCACATATTCTGCTGCAGGTGTTACTACACCTCTGACGCAGAACTTGTATGTTGGTTCAGGTGATGTTGCAATTTCTACAACTGCTCTTATTACGACAGGTTTTGGTTCATCGGCAGGTGGTCCATCTCTTGCAAGTACCAATGGGTATAATGCAAGTGGAAGTCAGTCATTCATAGTATCTGGTACACCAACGATATTGTATAAGACGGGTACAGCTGGTACAATGGAAGAGACAACTCTTACCTTTGGATCAGCGGTAGGTGTAGGATCAGGGTTAGCAGCACGCATTATTAATCCTGGTTCAACAGATAACCCATCGTTCTCAGCAAGTGCAGCTGTATTTAACAGCCAGTCAAGTACACTACAAGTATACGATGCCACTATTGTTGCGGGCACCTTAAAGCACGATGTTACAAATTACGCAACCGGGTATATTCCAGTTGGTCCTAACCTCAGTTCAGGTAGATCAGGGGATCAATACTTTACGTTTAAATTTGTAAGAACATCACTATCCAAATTTGATATTCAATTTACTGGTACAATTGCTGGGTTATGGGTTGCAGTACCAGGTAGTTCGATAGACTCAGCTGCATCAGCCACAAATGGATGGGTGAGTATGGCAACAGCATTCGTAGCAGGTGTTCCATCTGTTGGCTGTGCAACTGGTGGTACTGTAACGTTAAATTCTGCAGTTACAAATCATAGAAAGACTTGTACATTCGGAACTGTTTCAAGTTCTGATACTGCAACTAATGAAGTTTATATAAGAATAAAACTTACGAGCGGTCAGTCAGTATCGGCTCTAACCCTACAAACATCGAGTAATTAAATGGCAGTTTCAGATACACAAAAAGTTGACTTACTTTATAAAAAGTTATTTGGTGTAGCTAAGACCGAGCTTGCTACTAATAAGAGTGCCAGCGGGGAACCTAATGCTAGCCCCCTGATCCTTAGGGGGGACACAGTTTGGGCTCAGTCAGACAATATCCCAGGTACTGCAGCAGCAGTAACGGATATTGTACAAGCATATCTAACTACATCAAGAATTGAATGTACGGCAGACACATCTTCAACTCCTATTGGTGGTGTATACCCAACCTGGAAGACCAATTTAACTGATTGGATTCCTCCTGAATTTGGCTCTACCTATTTTATATCGGTATACGCTGATACCACTGGTACAGCTAACCCCACAACTACTACACCCCTATCCGATTCGGGTATAGGAGGAGTTGGTGAGTGGTATTTTGATTATTCAGCAGGTATCTTAAACTTTATTGGTGGTACAATACCGGCTACCCTAACGGGTGCAAAAAAGTTGTTTATAACTGGGTATCGATATATTGGCTTAAAGGGATTATCAACTACACTTTTTGGACACTCATCAACAGCCAACGTAGCTCTACTTGCCAACGTTGCTAACGTTGCACTTATTGCTAACGTTGCAACTATTGCCAACGTTGCCGTATTAGCTAACGTAGCCCTTATTGCTAACGTTGCAACTATTGCAAACGTAGCCGTACTAGCCAATGTGGCCACTATTGCCAATGTAGCGGTAACCGCAAATGCACTAACCGTAGCTAGAACCATCACGTTAGGTGGGGATGTATCTGGTAGTGTAGAGTTTGATGGGTCAAGTAATGTAACATTAACGGCAACGATAGCGGCAGACTCTGTTGCACTTGGCACTGATACTACTGGGGACTATGTTAGTACTATTACCTCAGGGACAGGAATTGGAGTTGCATCAGGTACGGGTGAGGGTTCAGCTCCCACCATTACCAACACAGGTGTAGTTTCTCTAACGGGTTCAGCAAATCAAGTATCTGTAAATACCAGTAATGGAAGTGTTACAGTAGGTCTACCAAACGATGTAATTGTAAACAATAATCTTACTGTTGAAGGTAATCTTTTTGTTAGAGGCACAGCGGTTACCTTAAGCACAGCAGCTGTAACCATTAATGATTCGCTGGTAAGATTTGGTAATGCTAATCCTGCCAACTCACTTGATATAGGTTTTTATGGTGAGTTTGTTTCAGGCGCAACTACAAAATATACAGGTCTGTACAGAGATCATGACGATGGTAAATACAGACTCTTTAGAGATTCTACTGTCAACCCTACAGGCAACACAGTCAGTACAGCTGATTCAGGATATACAATTGCATCACTTGTAGCTAATTTAACAGGTGGTACTGTATCGGGTCTAACAGCTAACATTAATGTCGGTGATGGTGGTACGGGCCGTGGGACATTTACCTCAAATGGTATTCTTTATGGTAATGCAACCGGTGCATTAAATGTAACAGCTGCAGGAACGTTCGGACAAGTTCTCTCCGTTGATACAAACGGCCTGCCGGTTTTTGGGCGTCTGGATTGCGGTACGTTCTAAAAACGTGTATAAATATGTGATAGTACTATTCTTTATGAGGTAATTATGGACGAAGAGCAGAAGCAATTTTTTAATGTCATTATTGAAAAAACTAATCAGAGATTAAACTCCCTACAGGCACAGGTCATTGTACTTGAGTCTCAATTGCAAATGGCTGTTGATGAGAGGGATGCGTATAAGAAGTATGTAGAGGGTGTACCTCAACAAAAAGCAGTATCTTTAGAAGCCCAGAATACAATATTAGATCTAGAGAAAAAATATAATGCAGTATTACAAGATAACGCAATACTACAGCAAAGGGCACGGTCAGCAGGTACTCAAGAACAAAATGAAACCTTAGCACATGAGGTTAGGAGACTTCAGGGTATAGTTGACAAGATGTCAAAATAAATAAAAGATGTCAACTGAAATACAATTAAAACGGTCCTCCACGCCTGGTCAAATCCCGGCTACGGCTAATGTTTTGGTTGGAGAACCACTGGTTAATCTTGCAGATAAGATATT